TAAAAGAAGTTCGTGGGGATTTTTATTTGGATAATAATCAACTAAAAACTTTAGAAGGAGCACCGCAGAAAGTAGGTAGAGATTTTGACTGTAGCTCTAACCAATTAACATCTTTAGAGGGAGCACCGCAAAAAGTAGGTAGAGATTTTGAATGTGGGGATAACCAATTAACAACTTTAGATGGAGCACCGCAAGAAGTAAGTAAAAATTTTTATTGTCGTTATAACGAGTTAACAATTTTAGAGGGAGCACCGCAAGAAGTAGGTGGAGATTTTTATTGTCACAATAACCAATTAACATCTTTAAAAGGTGTTCCACAAAAAGTAGGTAGAGATTTTGATTGTAGTTATAACCAATTAACAACCTTGAAAGGAGCACCACAAAAAGTAGATGGATATTTTGACTGTAACTCTAACCAATTAACAACTTTAGAGGGAGCACCGCAAGAAGTAGGTGGAGATTTTTATTGTCACAATAACCAATTAACATCTTTAAAAGGAGCACCACAAAAAGTAAGTAAAAATTTTTATTGTAGTTATAGCCAATTAACAAATTTAAAAGGAGCACCGCAAGAAGTAGGTGGAGATTTTGACTGTAACTCTAACCAATTAACATCTTTAGAGGGAGCTCCACAAGAAGTAGATGGATATTTTGATTGTAGTTATAACCAATTAACAACCTTGAAAGGAGCACCGCAAATAGTAGGTGGAGGTTTTGATTGTGATTACAATAAAAAGAAATTTAGTATAGAGGATGTAAAAAAGGTTTCAAATGTTAAGGGGAATATATTAGTATAAATAAGAGAGGTGAAAAAATTTGGGCGCAAATGATTACGGAACACAAAACGTTATTCCACAATATAAAGAAGATTTGACAAATCAAAATTGGAGTAGATATCTACATGATATAATACCGGTGGGTGTGTTTGACGGTTTAGTGGTATCACAAAGTGTTGCTGACCCTACAAATACCGTTGATATTACTGCTGGTAAAATAGCTATAAATGACCAGGCAGATATCCGTTATGTAACCTGCGTATTTACCGCAGTACAAGAGAATGCATCTTTTTCCGGTATGCCCGGTACTACTGGAACATATTATTTAATATGTAGATATACTCATGCTGACTCACAAACTAATTATGTTGATATATTATTAGTGGCTACACCTACTACTAATGATGTAATATTATGTTCAATAACATATAATGCCGGTTCTATAACCGCAGTGGATAATTCTGTTAAAACTTTACCGTCATTTAGTATCAATCCTATACCTGTACATGAAATACATGCTCATACCGGTGCACCGCAGGATTATATAGATTTAACTTACACAGCTGCCGATTTAACTGGAATAAATGCAGAATATATACAGGCTTATTTAAACAGGTTTAAACTTATTGAAGGTGCTTCCTATGATTATGAGATGGAATATGCGGCGGCAACAAACACTATAAGATTTAAAAATGGATTAACTATAAAAAATGGCGATGTTTTGGAAATATATGTATTTCAAAATTCTGATTTATAAGGAGTTAATATTATGAAAATTTTATATTTATTACTTTTACTATTATTTTTTACATTTTGTTTTTCAGATTTATATTCATTTAACTGGAGTAACAGATTTTTAATGCCGGAAGGTGTAGTATATCAATCCCATACTACTTATGATTCCGGTACAGATACAGTAATTATTTATACTTATATGCAGGTAGGAGATACGTCAGGAGAGTTAATTTATTTAGATGCTGACGCTTGTTCAGTAACGGTGGGCAATTCTATAGCTTTAGAAGGCCGCGGCGGAACAATAACAGCTACTGCTCTTATATCTAATTCTATAACAGCAGATTCATTCATTGGCGGAAGCTTTCACGGAGATGGTTCAGGATTAACAGGTGTTACCGCTGTTGGTGGATTAACTATAAATGATAGCAATATTGTTCAACTTATGGTTTTTCAAGCTGATAGTTATATAAAAAATTATGAATCTGATACAATTATTGGCAGTTTTTCTGCTACCGGTAATATTGTTGCGGGAGGTTTTTTTGAAGGTAATGGTGCACATTTGACCGGAATTAGTGGCGGTGGGGATTCCTGGACTGTAGCGGGTGAAACCACTTTATATACAATTGTACAATGTATAGGAATTGGGACAAATGTAATATATAATGGTGACTCTTTAACAGTTGCCGGTAGTATAAGAGCGGAAACTATTTATATAGGGTTTAATAGCCCTACTATTTCATCAGATATTACAGGCAATACTATAATTTTTTCAGGAAATATAAGTGCTCAAAATATTACCGGTGATGTGGGTTGGGATAAAATAAAATCACCACCGGATTTTATTGAATCTGATTCAGGTATCTCTTCTCTCGCTAATGATAGCGGGTTTATCACTTCCTCAGGATTATATCCGAAACTTGTTTATAACTCCGGTTGGCAAAATGTTCCCAATAATGATAATTATACAACATTAGGAATTGGTGAAACATTTAATCCTGATTCATATACGGTTACAGTATTTATAGGATATAATTCAGATTCGGTTTGGTATATTGCTCGTTCTTTTGAACATAATGGCGTATCTTTTGCGGGTTGGTCGTTACAAATTGATGGTAGTAATATTTATTTTAAAAATACATCAACTGTAAACTATATAGAAGCTGAAGCGTTTTGGACGCCGACCCCAATTCAATGTAATAAATTTAAAATAGTAGTGTGTAGATTATGGGAATAATAAAAATGATTTTTATAAAATTAAAATCGAGGTGATATAATAATGGCAGGATATACCTGGAATGGTAAATTTGATACAGTAATGAATTATGAAGAAACTTTAACCGAGTTAAAAATATCTAAATGGTTACATAAAGTTATTAGACCCGGTGTATACCAGGGTCTTGAGGTTTCTAACGGCGGCGCCAATAATATTTTAGCTATAAGTGCTGGTAAAATAGCTATATATGATTTAATAGCATCTGACAGAAGATTGGTAACCGGTATACTTACTACTGGTATTGTAGAAGCGGATTATATTGCAGAGTCGTTGTCGGCATTAGATGGTCTGGGTGTTTCACCATTAAACACAAACATAGTAGCCAGGTATACTCATGCTGATGATAGTAATAATTATATAGTATTTAAGGCTGTACAAAATATTGAAGATAATGATATATTGTTAGCTACGGTCACATTAGGACAAAATTTCGCCCTTCCTGGTGATGGAAATTTTTACGCCGGAGTGGATACTGTAAAGGACGCGAGAAAATTCATGGAAATTATAGATTATGATGGAAACGAACTTTTAACTTTTGGTATAACCGCTTCGGCTGAAAATAATCTTAAAATAAGTAACGCTGCCAGTGGTTCCGGAGTAAAAATAGAAAGTGAGGGTTCAAGTGATGCTAATATTGATATTATAATATCCCCTAAAGGAACAGGAGATATTGATGCGGATACAAGTGTGATTAAAAATGTAACTGACCCGTCTAATCCGCAGGATGCTTCTACAAAGAATTATACCGATAGTCAAATCGCTACATTTGCTTCTCTGTGGGAGATTGCTGGCGCTATTGGAGCAAGGTTAAAATCAGCAGATGATATAGATGCCCAAAGTAAACAAATAAAAGCGTTATTAGACCCCACAATGGCACAAGACGCCGCTACAAAAAACTATGTTGATAATGCTTCCGGCGGTGTAGCTCAAAGCAGTTATTTGACTAATGGTTATATTCAATTTAATGATGGATTAGTAATACAGTGGGCAACAGGTGTAGCGGCTGCTGATGACCACGGTGTTGGTCAAGTTATACTTTTTCCTTTAACATTTCCTACAGCTTGTTTACATGTGTTTGTTGTTAGTACCCAGGCAAATTTAGCTGGTAATATTAATTTAATGAATTTAGTGATACCATCATTAGTTACTCAAACTCAATGTGTAATATTAACGGATAGTACTGATTTGGTAGGTGGTACCATAACTCCGGAAATTTTGGCTATTGGTTATTAAAAGGAGGTTTTTAAAAATGAAATGTGTTCATTATGATGATAAAACTAAAAAAATTATAGGTTTTTATGATAAAAAAATTCATAAAACAATTCCCGAACCATTTATTGAAATTGAGGACAACGATTGGCAACAATGTTTAGCCCGGGGAACAGTATATCATACGGTTGATAATAAACGTCTTATTTATACAGCCCCAAAAGAGAAATCAGACAGTGAGAAATTAAAAATAAGACAGAATTTACAATATGTTAAAATTTGTAAAAAACTTCAACAAACAAATCAAAAAGTAATGCGTCATTTAGAACAGCAAATTTTAGGAATAGAAACAACAATGACAGATAGTGAATTTAAACAATTACTTGAAGAACGTGAGTCTGTTTGGGTAAATGAAACCCTAATTTAAAAAGAAGGTGTGTTATCAATGCCAAATAACTTAATAAAATCGTTTGCCAAAAGAACAGGAAAAAGTGTAACAGATTTAGAGGAAATGTGGAATGAATTATCTAAACAGGCTGAAAAAGAAGGTAAGTCTGGAAATGATAAATATCAATTTATTGTTGGTGTAATGAAAAAAAATTTAAAGATAGAACAAGAGGGGGAAACAACAACTGATAATATTGCCTCCTATATTCGGGATACTTTGGGGGGAAAGGAAGATAAATCATTTTTTCAAAATCTATCCGATGAAACAGGTGTAGCCGCTGACCAGATAGAAAGGGTTTGGCAATCAATAAAAAAAAGATTGGGATTGGAGCCGTTAACGGCGAGCGAACAAGATTATATAACAGGGTACGAAAAGTTAATTAAAGCCATAAAAAAAAGGTCGTGATTATTTAAAACCACGACCTTTTTCACTTTCCTGGTAAGAGAAATTTTTTTATCCTTTTTTTAAGGATTTTCTATATTTCCAAAGTTGTGTTCTCACAGTATTAATATTTACCTTCAAACTCTCCGCTACTTTTTTTGCATCAATTTTATCAGGGTCTTTGTATTGTTTAAATTTCTTTTGACATTTTGCTACAGAACCGTTAGTTTTTGATTTTCCAACAGTTTTTTTTGCAGCGGTTTTTTTTGCAGCGGTTTTTTTCACCGGAGTTTTTTTTGCAGCGGCTTCTTCAACAGCGGTTTTTTTCACCGCAGAATTTTTTTTTGAACCTTTTTTTCTAATTTTTTTTGGCATTTTTCATACCTCCTATAAAATTTTTTAAAACTATTGTTCATTACATTTTTTCCACTTATATAATTGAGTAGAAATTGTGTTTGGATTCGCGTCCAGCTTTGCAGCAATTTTTGTCTTATTAAAATTGCCCGCATCAAACTCCGCCCATATTTCAGCAGATTTTGACCCAGGTCTGGGATACCCTTTCTTGCTTTTACCAGAGTTAATAGGTTGTTTCTTCTTTTTACCAGAGTTAATAGGTTGTTTCTTCTTTTTACCGGAGTTAATAGGTTGTTTCTTCTTTTTACCGGAGTTAATAGGTTGTTTCTTCTTTTTACCAATTTCCGTTGATGGTTTTTTACCAGCTGATTCATAAATTTCCTTTGTAACTAATTCACAAACTTTAGCACAAGTTGTCGATTTACCATTAAATTCTACTGGTAAATCACATTCGTTACAATCAGGACGTGTCTCTTTAAATCCGAGTCCGAAACAATCGTTTTCTCTATGTAACATTATATGTTGCATTTCTGCAGCTCGGGTGTGCTGAAGAACTTTTAATTTACCAGCTTTGGCAATCTCTCTTACCAATTCTTTCATTGTCTCACCTCCTTTTAATATTATTATACCATACTTTTAAAATAAATCAACGTTTTTCTGAAAAAATTTGTCAAGCTGATAAAAATTCAGCAAATTTTTTCTTTAATTGACATTTGTATTTATAATAACAATCTTTACTAATGTGGGTTTTTCCTGCCATCTTAGAAGGAATCAATCTAATAATTTCCTTTATTGGTAAATACCCATATTGTAAATGAACATCCATAATTCGTTTTTCAATTCCAGTTAAAGATTGATATATTTCATCAAACCATAACCGGCTATAAATATTTTTAAATTCATAATATGGAATTTCAATTTCCATATCGTCTATTGAAAATTTAGCAATTTGTTCAACTCCATTAATATCGAGCACTGTATTCTCTTCTTTATATTTATAATACAAAGAATTAGATTGGTTTGTCATTACTTTTTTTAAAAAATTTTCAAGTTTACTTTTTTTACATAAGAAATACTCATTACAAAACCGACAGACCAGTAATGAATAAAACTGAAATAAATCTTCTGGACTAATTTTTGTGGTTATAGAATAGCGATGAGCAATTTTCCACATCAGAAGTCGCCATTTCTCAATAATTTCTGCCGCTAATATTTTTGGACTTCTTTTTGATATAATATTCAAATTCTTTTTTACCATTATTATAATTTTCAAATAATTCCCTCCTTAAAAATTTTGTTTTATAAATATTATATCATATTTTTAAACCTTAAATTAAAAGATTTTTTAGACTTTTTTAAAACATCAGTAATTTGTAACTTGTTTAATCTATCAATTTCCGCAGCTATTAAAGCACCAGCGATTTTTAATTGTTTAATCCTATCATGTTTATCCTTCTTTGCCCAAATTTTGTTCCATTGTTTTGGATAAAATTTTTTTGCTATCCGTTTATTGGGGTGAATAAAATAAATAGCTGTATAAGTAAGTTCATTATTTTTATTAAGCTTTATATCATTTTCCGGAATATAACCCTCTTCTTCAATTTGCCGCCTTCGTTCCTCAGTAATCAGTTCAATTCCTGTTTTTACCATATTTTCACCTCCTAAATTCTCGATTTAAGCGGTTTTACGCCGCTACTTATACTAAACTTATATTTAGTATCAAATCTCTTTGTAAATCGCATATTTCAGCGGTTTATGAATTATTTTAATGCTGTTTTAATTTCTTTACCTTTTGATAAGATAAATTCTACTTCGTCTAATGTTAACCTTCCTGCTTTTCTTTTAATTTTAATTTCAGGTGTTGAATATTTTTCATCATGTCGTAAAATAGATAATTTCTTTTGTCCACCATCATACTGGTATACACCAAGAAAAATGGAGCCGCGGCTTTTATCTTGTTCCCATGATTTTAATAGTTCGTCTTTTTCTGCATCGTATGGCATTTCTTTTTCACCTCCTTTTTTACCAAATGTTTTATATCGAAATTGTTCTTTCATTTTTTTACACCTTTGCTTTTATAAAGTTTTTTTTACATATTGAACAGCGATTACAAAGTTCGGTTAGACTTTTATGTTTATCTACTTTAGCGTTTTTAATATGTTTGGAAAGATATTGAATATTAAATTTTGGAAGAGGGCTATAATGGTTCCAGCCACGTCTTTTCATTTCCTTTATTAATTCTTTATGACGTTTTCTAATCGCTTTTGTTTCCAGGCAATTATTGTCAACATATCCTTGTAGATTTATTTTTTTATTTATAGAACCTACTAACATATGTAACTCCCGATGTTCACCTAATAGATGATTCTTACACATTATTTTTGGATTTACCATCCACATTCTCATATTATTTATCTCCTTTTTATTTTAATATAATTTATCATTCCATCTGGTTTTAAACATTTTTAATTTTTTGTGATTAAAATGAGGTTTACTTGTTGATTTTTCAAATTCTTTCTTAACCATTTTTACTGCTTGATTAATATTTGAGAAAATACCGAGATGATATTTTGCGGCAACCATTCCGCCGAATGTTTTTAAATTATGTATAATTATAGAAATAGAACCACAATAATATACAAATTCAATTTCTTTTGGAAATATTTCACCGACTTTACCTACTTTCATAAACCTACCTCCCCCTTTATATATCCAGTATGATTTGTATTTAGGTAGGTATTTAACCTTTGTGTTTTTGTTTTTGTTTTTTTCATTCTAATATATATTATATATCAATTTAAAAAAAAATCAACGATTTTTTTGAATTTTGTTTTTAATAATTTAAGTTCATTCATAATATATATCGAATCCTTCGTTACGATAAATCTTAAAAAGTTGTTTGGATGTTTGTAGTAAAATTTTATCTCCGAAGTCAATAAAACTATATATATTTAAAATATTTCTAAGCATTTTTTCCCTTAACCCGCGACCAATTCTTTGTAAAATCAGCCGGTCTTTTTTGGATATACTGACTAAAAATAAATTATGAATATTTGGTACATCCATACCTTCATCAAATATAGAAGAAGTTATTAACGTTCCTAAATCTTTATTTTTAAATTCCTTTATAATATTATCCCGTTCTTTTAACTTAGTCTGTCCACAAATAAATTTACTATTATTTATAAGTTTTTCAAGTTTAGTACCGTGTCCAAGTTTTACATCATCAACTATTATTAAAGTTTGTCCTTTACATTTATTCACATACTGTTTTATGATTTTATTTCGACTCGTATTATTTACAACTTTAATTTGTTTAGTTAAATTAAATATCCTGGCGCCAACACTTCTGTGAAAATATTGTTCACAGGTTTCCAATATCTGTTCCTGGCTAAAACTTAAATCTTCAACATCATGCTCGTTAAGAAGATTACATAATATTTTTAGAATTACTCTTGTTTCATATTTTTTATCCTTAGGTAATTTTTTTTCCAATTCCTCTTTATAAATATTTTTTTCATCTTTTTTTTCTATTGTTAAATATTTATATACCATATTATATATATTATAATTTATTTTCCTATATATAAAATTGGTATAGTTTTTGGTATCATATTTAATACTACCATAGACCTGATAATATAAATTATCAGGCTTATGTTCAAATTCAATAAGGTGAACTTTTGGTGTTGCCGAAATGCCGGCTTTTATTAATTTTTTGTTACGCACAGTCATCAATACTGGACCAAATATACCTCTTAATTTTATTCCATCCTCATATCCTGTATTTTGTATATTGGTTATTGTCGAAATAGTTCCAGAAAAACCAAGTTTAACAAAAGCGTTACTATTTTGAATAAGATTTGTTTCGTTTTTTGCCAACGAATGATGGCATTCGTCAGAAATAATAACTTTGGTATTTTCATAATAATTAGCTATATCCTCCTGAGTGATAACTCTTTTTATCAAAGTGGGTACCATAGCTAAGACAATATTTGAATCTAAATCAATTTTAGAATGTGAACATATTTTACCAATTTTAATATTAAGTAATCGACTAAAATCTTCATATAACTGGTTAAATAAATCTACTCGTCTTACAAAAATTATGCATTTGTGATGTTTAAAAGCCTGGGCTATAATTGCTTCTATAAATGTTTTACCAGCATTTGTGGCTAATGAAAATAAACCTTGTTGGCGGTTACAAGCCACTTTAAACGCTTTTAATTGATAACGTATTTGTTCAAGTTTTATATTTTTTTCTGGTGGAAAGTATTTTGTAAATTCATCTCTATTTCCCTTTAAAATCTTTTTTAACGATTTATATAATTTTGGGTTTGGATTATAGTCTAATTGTTCATAATCATACTGAACCATAATTTCAGGCATGTGTTTTTTAACCAGGTAGGTCAATCCTGCAGGAAATGTTTTATTTTTCCAATTAATTAAATTTATTTTACCATCCCATAGCCCCTGTTTAAATTTATCTATATATTGATAATTGTGAGGATAAAAGGACAAAATTTTTTTTATTTGTTGTATTTCTCTTATATTAGCTTGTATAATTTGACTAAAGCTTAAACCTTTTTTTATTATTACCATTTTTTTATAACATCTCTAATCAATCTGTGATTCCGATTTTTTTTTAACAATTGTTTTATTTCTTGAATAGGTTTAGACTGCTTAAAAGATTTTTGCAATTCATCAATGTTATGTTCACCAGCATCTTTATATTTTAATAATATTACTTCCGTTATAAAATATTTGCTTAATTTTTTTTGCAAATTATACAATTCTTTTAATTTAACATCCGGGTCTAAACATATATATACTTTATTGAAACTATATTTTATTAGTTCTTGAAATTGTTCATTTATAAGCTCTTTACCAAGTAAGGGTAAAACAGTATGTTTAAAAGCGTTATATATTTTTATAGTGTCAATAATACCCTCTGTTATAGTAAGTGTATCATTACCCTGGATAAAAGGTAATATACCTTTTGATATCCCTTTTGGGGTTAGATAAGGTAAATAACTGGTATTGAAAAAATCACGGGCAGTAAAAAATATAAGTTCACCATTTTTATAAAATGGAAATATAATACGACCAAAATATTTTATATCTTCAGTTAACATAATATTAAATTTAAGAATATCAGCTTTTGTAATTTTTCTATCTTTTAAATAATTTATAGCTTTTTCTACATAATAGGAATTTCTGGTCAAAATAGGATATGAATTTTTTGGTAGGTTTAACTTATGTTCCTGGATTTTTATTTCTGATGGGGTAGGTACATAAGGGATTTTAGGTATATCTAAATTTAGGTTAAAATCGTTTACAAATTTATATAAACTGCCACCATATTTACAGTTCCAACAATGTACAATCTGTTTTGTAATATTGATTTGAAAATTCCAACGGGTATTACCGCAGTTAGGACAAATCCTAATAAACAACTCATCCTTGTTCTGTTTTGTTTCATATATAGCTTTTATTTCATCTATCCACATTAGAATCGCTTCTTTTTATGTCTATCTGGTAATTTAGTGAGAAAAGTAGGCAAACAATTTTTGCAAACGCAATTTCTGTCCGGAAGTTTTTTACTTTTTCCTTTATCAAATACTAAAATTCCTTCATATATATAAACTTCATCAAATTTAAAAAAATTTTTACACTCACAACATCTATATAAATTTTTTTCTTTTTTATTATTTTTCATTGTTTTTAATAAATAATATCCCCGCTTAATTAAACGGGGATATTATTATACAATTTTTAATAAGCTGTTGCCGAATCGGCTCGAAATTGTTTTAATTGCTTTCTTAAAATCATAGAAAATTTTCTTGCTCTCCGCTGACCAGCTTTTGTTGAGCTTTTAGCTTCAGTGTAAAAAGTTGAAAATGTTTTATTAATCTCATTTACTAATGAATTTACATTTTCTTTTTTTTTATCCATTATATTACACCTCCTTATTTAAATAATATCTCAACCAAAAATTTAAACCATGATATTTTTTTCACTTTTACCATATTACAATTGTGCCAAATTAAAATCGGAGATTTATCAATTAAACATAAATTCCAAACATTAGGTTCAAAATCATTTATATCTATAATTACTGGTTCTTTACTCATATAATCACCTTAAAATCTTCGATTTAAGCGATTTTATACTGCTATTTACACCAAACCACATATATACTTCAAATCTCTTTGTAAATCGCATATTTCAAAGGATTTTACCCGGTTTTGTTGATATTTACCTTAGTTTCGTTTGGGGCATCTTTTATTTCTTTTATAATTGCGTATAAACTTTCTAATAATTTATCCTTTGCATCTTTTTGTACTGTTACGTAGTTTGGTAATATTACAAAGTTAATTTTTTCTTGCTGCAGATTTTTAATTACTGGTTCGAGAAAAAACCACATTTTTCCACTATATAAATGTTCCGGTATAAATAGTATTAGAAAATCTTCACTTTTGTTGAACTTTATTTTCTTTAACTTCTTTACTACCATTTTCAACATGCTTTTTCTTATCTGTTCCTTTTCCATTATATTTACCTACTTTAAAATATAATTGAGTTAAATTAGCAATTCCATCTTTTGTCATTATAGTACCCTTATTTTTAAAATCTTCAATTTGACCCAATATTGTTTGAATATCGTCTTCTAATGTTTCAGATTGAACCTGATAAAAGTTGACTATATTTCTAATTTGCTGTTCAGCTTCCGGATTATAGAACTTTTTAACAATACCTAAATAAGAAAATAATTCAACAGCAAATTCATTGGTAGGGATTTTTCCGTTATAAATAACATCTGTACCTGGAGTGCGGTTTTTTTGAACAACATAAACATTTTCTTTTGGATAGTGATAAATATAATAATTCATTGCGTTCTTATATCTAACATAATGCTCAGTATTAGTATTTTCTTGAAACTGAAAATTTTCTGGGTTAAAAGTTATATCGTCTTTGTCAAAGTTGAATTTTATTTCTTCAGGGCGTTTTCCGGTTTTAATCATTTTTAAATGTCTGTTTAAAGTTGTTAAAATTTGGTTTTCGGAAGCGAATCCCAATTTTATTCTTTCTGGAATTATATGAGCTCGATAACCTTCTTTTTGTAATCCCATAATAATAGGTTTTAAGGTAAAAATTAAGGACTGGTTAAAATCCTCCGGTTTGAACTTTAAGATAATGATTTCATTTTCTTTATCCACTTTTAATTTTGTAATCCGGTTTTTAATATCGATTTTTAATTGGTCTATTACCTTCTGTAATTCTTTCTTTGTTTTACCCTTACTTTTTCCTTGTGACATTTTTATTCCTCCTCGTCTTCTTCCGGTTTTTCCGGACTAATAAAATCTGGACCAAATAATAATGGTTTATCAGTAATAATCATTTTATCTAAATCAACTATAACTGGTATTTCCTGACCTTTACCAGCTCCTTCCCTGTTTTTTATTATTCTCAACCTGCCCCAATTAGTAGCTTGTTCCAATTCAGTTCTATTTAGCGACATGCTTAAATCAGCTACTTGATATTTAGCATAAGCTTCACCGAAATATTTTTCAGTTATATGTTCTACCTCTGTAGCCTTTTTATTAGTTTGAGAAGCGGTTTCGCCCGCTATTTGTTTTTCAATTAGAACATTGCGTAAATTATCAGCTAAAACCCTGAGTAATTGTGTATGAGGCATTGTTCTATATTTTATAATCGGTAGCTGTAGTTTATCAAAATAATCAAGTTTTAAACTTTTTATTTTTATACCTTTATAATTGTATAAATAATCTATATAATTACTTATCATTGGAGGAGTTAATGTATCTGGTTTAAAATATGTTAATACTAATTCATTACCGGCTCTATTAAAAAATTTAGTTAATAAAGTAGTGCTATCATTATCATCTAATAATTGGTTATTATCAAAACCTAATATACGCCGGTATATCCTGGCTAATAATTTAAATACTTTTAATTCAAGTGATATAACTAATGTATCAACTTTTGTTAAACTGGCCCAAGTGTTTGATGCTAATAGAGCAGTTTTTCCATAACCTGAAGGTGCTATATCAAAAAGTAATTCACCTGCTGCGATTCCACCTTTAAAAAAATGTTCTACACCTTTGATGCCTAAAGGTATTTTTTCAATTTTTTCATCACGGCGAATTTCTTGCATATTTTGTTTTACATTTGAACCAAACACTTCTATATATTGAAATTCACCTAAATCGTTTATATTATTTAATTTATCAGCATAATAATTATAATCTATTTTTTTATCCTTTTCTAATTCATCATCTAAATCCAAAATTAAATTCTCTGCTTTTAGATTTTTTAATCTTTTTTTAATTTTTTCCATTATTATTTCTTCAGTGGGGATATCATCATTTTCTAAAAAGAATTTTAGACGGCGGTAAATTTGTTCTTTGTTTTTAATATTTTTTTCTAAATCATTTACTATTATATCTATATCCTCTATTTTTAATGTGATATCTTTTTTTATACTATATTTGTTTATGATTCTAAAACATTCCTTATGTATCGGTTGTTCAAATAAGTCTGGTGTTATATGAGGACCGAGAGTATTTCTGAATCTTCTATATAATATTAAACAATTTAAAATAATATCTGATTCTGATATAGCCATATATTTTTTCCTTTTTTAATCTCTAATAATTTTTACTCTTTTTTTATCAAGTAGTGAATCGTTACAAGGATAAATTACTTGACCGGATGTTTTTAATTCCAAATTATCATTAACAGCTCTAACGACAAGTTCAACCTTATTTGTTTTTATCATTACCTCGTTTGCTACTCTTGGTAATATTTGTAATTGGTCCATCGATTTTCTCCTCTATAAATTTTTTAAACATTTCCTTATACATTTTGTGCTCACTTTTTTGCTCATTATATTCTTGAAAAATATTCTTCTGTTTCACGATAATCCTCTCCTATAAATGGTACAAATATAGTTTTTGACGATATTCTTGATAATAGATATTCGTCACCACCTAACATTAATAATAAGTTATCTGCTGACATATTTTTTGTTACTTTTATATTACTGGTAGTAACTAAAATAGTATTGTTATCAAAACAATTGTTAATAAGTAATTTTAACATATCGATAACTTTATAATTATATCCAATTTTTTTATCCAGGTCTAATTTAGTTATATCATCAATAATAAGAACTTTACTCAAGGATAATTCAAGTATAATATCTTTTATATCATTCTCATTATACCTATTTATTAATCTATCCCACCACTCAATTTCTAAACCACCTCTCCCGGCGTTTAAAAATTTATCACATAATTCCTTGTATATAGCTACAGCTATATGAGTTTTACCACGGCCTGTTTCACCGACAAAAAATAACCATTGATTTTGTTTTTCAAGAAAAGATTTTATTGTTTTTTGAACTTTGTTGCGATTTGTTAATCTTAACCATCTAAAATTATCAATATTACAATTATTATATTCAGGAAGTATTTTTGTTGGGTTATATAACATTTTATCTCACTTCCGGTAATAGTAAGTCTCTTTTAATAAATCCGGTAATTTTCTTAAATTTGTTATCCGGTGTTTCAATTATTTTTACCATTGCCCAATCTTCGTTTTTTATTATTTTAACTTTTTTAACTAATACCAGGTCATATCTGGCAATCTTATATATTTCAGTATAACGTAATCCCGGACCTCTTCTTATTTTTACATTATCTTGACTGGTATCAACCTGAAAATAAGTATTACTGAATCTAAACTTTGGAGCACAAGTATAAAAAAATAGTAAACATAATAATAGAGTTAATATAAGTTTCATCTTTCCTCCCACCATTTTTCTTTATTATTTCTCATAACTACATAATAAAAAGCTGCACCACCTAAAACCAAAGTTAATAGTTTATTTTGTCCATTTTTCAATTCTTTTTTTTCGGGTTTGGTCGCCCGGTTTGGGTAACGATTATGTTTTACATAATAGTTAGGATGTACACAGCTCGTTATAAAACAAATTAAAATTATTATGATTATATATTTCATGATTTAACTCCTTTCCTTAATTTTTCGTAGGTTATGTTAAAATATTTTTCGGCCTTATTAAGTAAATCAAAATAATTTAAAACCCTCTTAGGCCAGTTCATAAATATTTCATCATTTGTTAATTTTAGTTTTTCTATGTAAGTTATTACTAATAAATGCCAAAATAAACCTTTAAAAAAAGTATTATCCTTCCTATATTTTATTTTTATACCATATTTTTCATATTCTTTATTAAATAAATCTTCCAAATTTTTTACAGAATGATGCCAGGCTTTTATAGAATTGTCGTTTTTAAAATTTATAGTATTATTGAATATCAAATTGAATTCTTTCCAGATAAACATATTAAAATTATTAAATATATTTTCTATTCTTTTGACCATTTTATAAGTTATTTTAAATTCCTTTTAAAATCTTTTTTGTTTTTATTTTGGTATCGCTGGTATAACCTTTTCGTGAGCTCAATATTTTTTCATAATATAATACTAATCTGTCGTAAGCTTTGTCGTATAAAAATATACCGGGATATACGGTAACAATTATGTCTTTTAATTTTACTAATTGACTAATTATTTGTATGTATAATGGAATATCCCATAGGTCTTTATCAGGATATATGATGGAACACCAGTTTAAAAATATAAAAAAATCTGAACTATGAGCTTCTCCCTTTCTCAATTTATTACTTATACTATTTTGTATACATAATGATTTAAAATCATTATTATCAAAAATAGTATCCCATTTGTTTATATATTCTATAGCTTTATTAGTTATTTCACTATTTAAATATTTTATTTTTTTTATCTCTTTAATAAATCCTAATAAATGATATCGCCATTCTTTTATAGGAATTGAAGCGTGGCTAATTACGAATATTTTAAATAAATCATCTATATCCATTTTATTATGGTTACTTAAATTTTTTAAAGTTTTGTAATTATAAACATTATCAATTGATTTTTTTTGTTCTTTTGAAAAATATTGTATCTGAGTTTTTCTATATTTATTCAATTGTTGTTTAACAAAATCATAAAAATTATTTTTTTTAGCAATAAATTGTAATAGTTTTTTATTATTAAATATTATACATTTTTTTAATCTATATTTAAACATAGTTTTTATGATATATTTCGCCAATTTATAGGTTCCTCTTTATTACTTTTTAATATATTATTTATTTGGCTAAAATGACCACAGCCGGTAAAATTTTGACCACCATAACACTCTGATGCTGGATGAGCCGCTTCTAATATATAATGGTTTCTATTTTTTATAGAATATTTTTTTTGTTTAGCAAAAGCTCCCCATAATACAAATATTATAGGTTTATTTCTTTTTGATAATAATTTGACTATTGTATCAGTAAATTTTTCCCAGCCGTAATTTTTATGGGAGCCTGTAGAATAAGCCATAACAGTTAATATTACATTTAGCAATAATACACCTTGTTTGGCCCAGCCGGATAAAGAACTTCTATTTGTTGGTATTTTTATACTCATGTTCCGCTTAATTTCTTTAAATATGATTTTCAATGATGGAGGTTTTGGTTGTAAATCATCTGGCACTCCGAAAACAAGTCCATGAGCATGTCCCGGAACTGGGTAAGGGTCTTGGCCAAATAGTACAACTTTAACTTTATTATAATCTGTTAAATTTAATGCTTTAAATATTTCCTGTTTTTTGGGTAATATATTATAATTAAAATAGTCTTGTTCAAGTTTATTTTCTAATTTTTTCATATATGGTTTTTGAAATTCCCTTTTTAATAATTTACTCCATGTTTTAGCAGTTAAATATTTTTTTAATTTAAAATTTTCGCCAAATGGCGGTGGTTTAATAATTTTCATACTTTAAATTTCTCATAATTTATTTTTGTCTTTTGAACTTTATATCTTAATTTAATTGCTCGTTGTTGTCGAGCAATTATTTCGGTTTCTACCTCAAGTAATATTTTTTGATATTCTCTTATAAATGTTCTTATGGTTTTTCTTTTATTTATTTTACAGTTTTTCCACTCCCTAAATCTTTGAAAACATCGATTACATAATAGTTGATTATGTTTATCTAATTTTTTTTCTTTTAAATTATCTCGAATCATATAACAGCATAAACAAAATTCTGAATAGGTAGGTAAATTATGTTTAACTAATTTATAATATCCATCTTCTTGTGTTAAATTGGTATTATCATTCTTTATTCCTGCTATTATGGTGGGTTTTTTGCCTCTATAAGTAATCATATCTTTTCCTATTGGTATATCTCTAATTTCGTAATCAGGGCTTGAAAATATAAGTTTTAAACATTTTTTTCTAAATTTATTAGGACAAAAAAAACAAATCTCTGACAATTGATGTTTAAAAGTTTTCTTCCAGGGACAATTTATTTCCCGCTGGCCATTTATAATATCCTTATATTTCCAGGATAATCCGATGATTTGATGATTGCTATTTTTTAGTGTTTTCAATTATTTCTCCTATATTAAATCTTGAATTCTTTCCATTTTCCTTTTTAATTTTCTCAGGTGTTTTATTATTAAATATTTTGTGGTAATAACCCGAATAATCGTTGTACGAGATGTTAAAAGTTATTCGTAAAAATTCTCTAAAATTATAATTTATAATATTTACGCAAAATAAAGTAAAAGTAAAACATTTATCATTAGGGTTTAAAATATATCTCCTTATTTTAATCCATTTTCTATCCAAGTTCAATTCTAATTTAACTCCACTTTTTTCAAGCCAGTAGGCTCTATGGTGGTCAATTCTCCCATTAAATTTTGGGTCAGAAATTATATAATAAACTCCAGGGGGAAAAGATAGTCTATCGGTAATTAGAGCGTTGATAGTTTTTTTAAATAATTTATCAATAGATAAATTGAAATATTCACATACTTTTATAATAGTATTATATTCGTTTTTAGATATTTTTATTGTTATCATTTATCATACTCTCTAACTATTTTCATTTTACCAAGTTTAATTCCCACATCCTCGCTAAACCAGGCTATAAAAGTCCATTTCATTTCACTTACAGTCTCTTTTTTATCCCCTATTCCCAAACAAATTTCACAATCCAATGTAACGTCCACACCCATTGCTTCTTTTAAACCGGCAATTATTTCTGCACGTATTTCCTTTTTGTTTATTTTTTTAACCTCTGTTAATATTGATTTTTCTTCAGCGGTTTTGAGTTTTATATCATTTTGACCGTCAACTTTCCTTTTTTCGAGTTTTGCTTTTTTACCATATTTCAGAAAGTGTTTTCGTTTTCTTTTATAAGCCTCTAAACATTTATTCTCATGGTCAAATTTTTTTAAATGCCTCTTTTTAAATTTGTTCCAGGATTGTGTACACGCTGGACATAATTTATAACCACTATACCATCTTTTTTGATTTGGTTTAGTATCCTGTGAACGTTTTTTGGCACATAGACTACATATCATTTCTTCCTCTTTAATTGGGGATTTTTTAAGTTTGCTTTTTTGAAATATTAGAAATTTTTTAAAGAGGTCCTTATCCGGAAATTTTTTATTTTCTTTCTTGTTTTTATAATAACACCAATTTTGATAATGTCTCCTACATAGACCAAACTTTTTATATTTTGTTATTCCCCCACAAATTACACATTCTTTTGAATTAGTTTTTGCTTCAGTTTCTATGTTTTCGTAGGAAGCATGTTGTTTATTATCTTTACCAATTTTTGCCTGTGGGTAATTATTATTTTTAATAAGATTACTTTTAGCAACTACCAAACAATCGTTCTTAAATACTGGTGGACATTTTTTACACATGTCCAGGGGACGGTTTAAGGTTATATTTTTTCTTAAACATAAATTACCAGATGTTCCGGACATAATTATCACTCCTTTTTATTTACTATTTTATCATGCACTAAAGCGCTATGAGAAAACATATTAAAATCTTTTTTCTGCATAGGTACGGTTTTACTACAAACTATTTTACATTCTTTTTCGTCGTAGCTTACAGTAAAAGGTTCAAAATTACCTGAACCCAACACTCTAAAGAAATCAAAAGTATATTCCTGACCGGCCAGTTTAATAAGTTCCCTCTCAGGTTTTATTTCAATACAAAATTCAGGATAAGTTATAACCCGAACTATCTCAGGGTTATTACCGTTTAGACTTAATTTCTGCATAGCTTTTTTTTCCATTTTGCTAATTGTTGGGTACCCGGATTGTTTTTCCTTTGTTCCAGTTAACATTATAATTTACCTCCCTTATAATCTTTTAATTCCCCCCAACGATTACCAATACTACAATCAATAATCATTGGTACTTTTAACCAGTCGTATTTTATCATATTTTCTAAATCTTTAACAAGATAATATATATCTTCAATTTCATCAGGATAAGCGTTTAATATACCACTATCATAAACGGTCAATATTATTTTTGATTTCATTTTATATTTTTTTAAAAATAAATATAATTTATATAGAGTTGAAACCGTTATATCGGACGCAGTCGATTGAATAGGAAAATTTACTGCTTGGCGGTGTAGATTATTGAAATCATCTTGATATAATATTTTTTCATTCTTTAGTTCGGGAAAACGCCGACGTCTACCAAACGGGGATTCAACATAATATTTGGTCTTTATTTGCCAAGCTATTTTATTATGAAATTCTCTAACATTTTTATATTTTTTAAACCAATTATCATGATATTTTTGAGCCTCAGGTAATGTCATCTTTACATTATATTTATATTTAGCATCATTCATTAAACTTTTAGCTGACATTAAATAAATTAAACCAAAATTTGTTACTTTACCTTTTTGCCGGTCTTCATATTCTATATCTTCTGGACGTTTGTTAGATATTTGTACTGCGGTGAGGGTATGTAAATCAGGATTCTTTTTGTTATATTCGTTTATCATTGCTTTATCATTTGATAATGACGCCATAATACGTAATTCGGCCTGTGAAAAATCGATTTGAAACAAGTTACAATTTTTATCAGCTATAAAATAATTTTTTATTCTTTTATCCCGAGGTATATTTAAAAGATTCGGGTTTTGTCCTGCAGGCCGGCCGGTTGTAGTACCGGTTATTAAATAATCACATCTTGTTTTACCGTCAGGATATAACCAATCTGATTTGACTTTTTTTACATAAGTATTAAAAAATTTATGATTTTTACGCAATTTTAAAATTTGTTCCGATATTTTACAATGATATTTAACTGATAATATTTTTAGAATGGTTTCATTTAATTTAGGTTGTTTTGATTGAGGAGTTTTTTCTATTATTGGTCTTTTTAATTTATTAAAAAGCACATCTCCCAATTGTTGGTGGGAATCAAGATTTATTTTTTTCAAAGATGGTTCAATTTTATATAATTTATGTAATATTTTTTTTTCATTCATTTTCAAAGTTTTACTTAATTTGGTTAAATATTTTAAATCTATTTTTATACCATTCAACTCTATGTCCGCAAAAAGAGTAGGCATTATTGAACAAATTTCTTCAAAAGCATATCTTAATTTTCCACTGAAATCATTATAGAATAAATTGTAAAGCTGTAAATGCATATCCGCATCAAAATTATTATAATAACCCAATCTTGATAACTGGGTATCTTCAAAGTCTAAAACTATATCCGCATAACCATCTAAAAATTCTGGTACCAGGGTCTTTAGTTTATAATATTTTCGGCGTTCGTTTCTTAAATAAGCCATTAACCATGTACATGCTACATTTTGAGCATCGGGAAAACCTTTGGCTCTGGTCATTTTTATATCATATTTAGCATTATGTATAACCTTTCTAATATTTTTTGAAACTAATAATCCTGATATAAAATTTTTAAATTTATTACGTAATATTATATCTTTAAATTCAGGATGTTCGTATGGAAAACAAACTGAAAAATCTTTTTTCCATGATATAGCCATACTATATAATAACCATCCGGGCTGAAAAGGATTTGTTGTATTATTTTCCATATCAAAACCAACAATACTTTTAGTTTTAATTATTTTTGCATATTCTTTAAATTCTTTATCAGTAGTAATTATTTTATATTTTTTATTATATAGTGTTCCGGCTAAATATTTTTTTAATCTATTTACATATTTTTTATTTAATAATATATCCCAGCCTACAGAATAGAATTTTAATTCCTTATTATCTATTTTTTTGGATATAAAATTACCAATACCGATTGCATCATATTTATATCCTGGAAAGAAAAACGAAAAACAGAATTGACTGGTTAAAACAATAATTTTAAATTTTTTTATTACTTTTTTTATATATTTTTGGTAACAAATTTCTGCCGATTGTAAATTATAACTGTTAAAGGTACATTTAGTTAAAAAATCATAACTCGGATTTAAATCTTGAAATAACTCTAATATCTTTTTATAATTGGTATAAGATTTATTTTGTGGTTTTCTAATAATAGGATTATCAAAGAGGATTAAAATATCTGAATCGGTATAATTTCCTTTGACATATTTTCTTCTATTAGCTTTACAGTCGTTACAAGTTTTTATCTTTATTTTAAAAGTTTTTCTTTTTTTCATTTTTCTAATAACGAAAACACATTATTGGACTTTCTGGGTACAACAAATTCTTCTAATTTTTTAATTTTTTGTAAATTGGTTATATTATCTAATAATACTTTTACCTTGTTTTTAGGTACTCTTGAAAATTCAATCAAATCGTCTTTTGAATATTTTTTTAGCTCTTTGATTTTTTGCACGAGTATATTAAAATCGTGTAAAAAGATAATACCACTACCTTGCCAGGAAGGTAAAAAATATTCTTTTGTTTCAAAATGTTTACATACTTCGCATTGACAGTCAAACTCTTTTATAAGTTGTTCCTGTTTTTTCTTACTTAACCGGTCAGAGAATTTAATAAGTTTATTTCTTTCTGCGGTTATCTGTAAATATCTATTTCCCAAACCCATTCTACTGGGTGTACTACTGTCGAAATATATTTTATCAAAGTAATTATCTAAATGTTTTTGACATAAAATAAGTAATGCAATCGAGCGTACGGCGCTTAGTTGAAATAGGTGTATATTTTTTATTTTGTATTTATAAGCTAAAGCTATGGAGCTTATTATTTGATAATAATTATGAGAAGGTTTGGCCGAGATGGCCCAATTTTTAAAGTTATGTATTTTAGATATCTCCTTATACCAATGTAATTTCTGAGCAAAGGTTTTGCCTTGTATAACACCCCACCACTGATAATTAGATTTTACATATTGTTTAGCCTCTTGTATATTTTCTATAGTTTGTTTCAAAGCTTTCTTATAAATTACATTATTCGTTTTATTCAAACCAGCTACCCCGGTAAATATAAAGGGCGGTACATCCAGTAATACACCCATGTTACAATTCTGCTGTTGCCATTTTATAACATCAATAGGATTTATATTTAAATTTTGTGAAGCACTGGCAAAACCCCCGCTATCACCAAAAATGAATAATTTTTTATTATTTTTACCAAATATTTGTCTTCTATTTTTGTGGCCAAAAAAGTTAAAAGCAATTAGAATATGTTTATAATTAAACACTGGATTATCCTGCCAAAAATCAAGTTTAAATCCGCGATGTTCATAGCCTATTATTTGATTTTGCATATTTGGAAATAGAGCGGGTAAATATCTTATATCTTTTTTATTGACTTTTTTTGGCATCGTTTTCTCCTATTTATTTTCTTGGCCACGGTATATTTGGTTCAATCATTTTAATTTTGGTTTTACCTGGATAAACAGGTAACCAAATATCTTCATTCATATTTAATTTATAGAACATACTTGTTAAATATTTTTCTTTAGATTTTTTAGAATAATTCTCACTTCTAAATAAATTTAATAATAATTTAAACATTGGTCTATCCCTCCGAAATTACTGACCTATTACAGAATGGAAATGTTAATCCGTAACAAAACGCCTTCGTACCTATTTTGATTCTTTTAAAAGCTGCTATTGGAAAATCCTTTATATTGATTTCGGTGTTTATTATATTATTATTTATTGAACCATTAGTTGAATCGTAAATAACAATTTGATATTTAATTATTTTTCTCTCACTAACTAATTTAGATAAAAATTTATCAATATTTTCTAACTCCTCTATAATGTATAATCTAATCTCAGATGACGCTTCAGATTTATACGATGTAGCTTTTTCTTTTAGTTTATTGCATAAATTATTTAACTCTGGATAAATTGTTAAAATGCTTTCATGTTTCATATTATTATCTCCACTCATCCCTTCTCTATTGTTGGGCGAGAATCCGGTGCTTTCGGCACCCTTTGTATTTTTCTTTTTGGGTATATTTCCTTCTCTTTTTCTTTAGTTAGTGGTTTATGAGATGTAAAGGGTAAATCCTGTTTATACTTTTTTGGGACTTTTGTAAAGGGAATTCTTTTTTCTCCTGATACCAGGTCATGTACTATACCCGTCCAGCCGCATCTTGAACATTTGACGCTATTATTATCCTTATATTTGTGTTTGTTTTTTAAATCAAGAATAGTACCGAGAAAAGTTGAGGAGTGTTTATCGTAGCCACATTGTGGACAATATTTATGATGTTTATAATAATTATATTTAAAATATTTTGCTTGCCAGCTTATTTCGTATGTTTTTTCACCATGACTTTTATAATACCATACTCCAAAATAACAAAAAGGAGTATCCAATAAAGCTATACACCACTTCATTATATATTGTCCCACAATAATATTAAATAAAATATTATTTGGTAATATTCCATAAAAAGCAATAGTACAAAATATAGTAGAATCAAAAAACTGGCTTATAATTGTTGAACCATTATTTCTTAACCATAACCATTTACCCTTTGTTAAATTTTTCCAAAAATGAAATAATATAACATCAATATGCTGGCTTATAAAATAAGCAACCATTGATGCAATTATAATTCTCCAGGTAGACGAAAATACTAATTGAAAGGCTTTTGCACTACCCATAGCCTGTGGAATTTTTAACATAGTAAAAACTAATCCTATTATTATAATATTAATTATAAATCCTTGATTAACTAATTTGTGAGTAGCGTGTTTACCTTTAATTTCTGACATAATATCAGTAATTAGAAAAGTTATAGGGTAGGTAAGAACTCCTGCAGGAAATTGAATACCAAATAGTATACAAATTTTATTTGCTGTTAAATTAGCAAATACTAAACAAGCGATAAAACATAATTGTAAAAATACCATTTTATTTTCCTCCCTTTAATCACACCAAAAATATTCTTTTAATATTTTTTCCAAAGTTTCTTTTTTCATATCACTATTTAAAATTTTATCAACTGCCTTATGACAATTTATATGATTTACGGTTTTTATATTATTTATATTTATCAATAATTTTAAAGAGAACAGTTCCGGTAAAACCAGGTTCCACTTTTCCATTAAATCTATTATTCTGGTAATTGAATCAATCTCTTTTTCTTTTAATATTGTTGTTTCGGACATTTTATTATAATCCTTTCAAATTAAAAAATTCTCTCCTGGCACCAATATTTTCTACAAACACTCCTCGTACTGCGCTTGTTTTCATAATACTATCGTATTCTTCTACTCCTCTAACTATCATACAGTGGTGTTGTGCTTCTATAACTACTATTACACCTTTGGGATTTAATTTCTCAACCAGGTAATCAGCAATCTGTTCTGTTAATCCCTCTTGAATCTGAGGACGTCTCATAAACCATTGTACAACTCTGACTAATTTACTAATACCACAAATTGTTTCATTGGGTATATAACCAATATGGGCTTTACCTATAAAAGGTAAAAAATGATGGGAACATAATGATTTCACATTTATATTAAACAATGTAACCATTTCATCATATTTGGGATTTGGAAATGTGGTAAATTTTGGTTCCGGTTCATATAATCCTTTGCATAATTCATTTATATACATTTTAGCAATACGGTGCGGTGTTTCCTTTAAATTTGGGTCTTTTATATCAAGCTGCATTACTCTAAGAATCTGCTCAAAAGCGTTTTCTATATAAAATTGGGCTACACCGTCTAAGTCAAAGTCGGCTTTTTTTGGTTTCTCAGCTTCTGTAGTAAATCCTTGATTTTGGTCAATAGTCTTTTGGTTACGTTTTCTTACTCTTATTTCTTGGGCCACCGCTATTTCCAAATCTAAATAATTCAGGTTAACAACGTCGCTACCACGATGAATTTTTGCTTTATTATAAGCAACGTAAAAAGAAACATTATTATTTAACATTTCATCAATTATAAATTTTTTAATCTTATTTTGAGCGTTTTGCTCGGCCTTTAATTGTTTGAGTTTATTTGCTATATTTTCTTTTGGTTCCATATTATCACTCCCCTTGATTAAATAAATCCTTTTCTTGATTCTTATTTTGCATATCTACCACTCTTTGTTTAACCGTTTGCCAATCGTCCTTGTAACTGACTGGGTCCTCTTTATCCAGTCTCATAAACGCCTCAATCCGTTCAATACAGCTACCACATTTACCACAGGCGATGCCATTTATGTCGGGTTGATAACAAGTATTAGTATTAAAAAATATTATGTTAAAATTTAAATCCAATTTATTACAATTTTCTAAAGCATCTTTCAATATGGTATATTTATCCTTTTTTAAATAGGGTAAATTGAATTTCACTTTGTTGGCATTCCAGTTTCCCATTTTAAAAGCTTTTATTAAAACATCATAAAATTCTGGCCGGCAATCGGGATAGATTGCATGGTCACCACTATGTACACCCAAACATATTTCTATTTGTTGATTATACTTATTAGCTAAACTTAAAGCATAACCGTATATAATTGAACTAAATATAGCATTACGATTAGGTACTACCGTTTGTTTCATTATATCTTCGGTATAATAACCCTCGGGCACACTTATACCAGGTTGGGTCAATGCTGAAGTAAATAATTTTCCGAGTATGGATAAATCGATAATATTATATATAAGTCTACTCTTTAACTTTTCGTTCAAACAAATTTGATTTATATTCATTTGTAATTTATCAAGTTCAATTTTGTGTTTTTGCCCATATAAAAAAGCTACAGCGTGTACCTGATAACCCTTTACCAACATTTGTAATAATAACGAAGTGCTATCCATACCTCCTGAACAACTAATTACTGCTCGCTTCATAATCCATCACTCCTTGTAAAAATGTTTTTAAAGTAGCGTCATCCGCCGCTAATTGAATTCTTTCTCCCATGGTTTTTAATAGGAGGTTTATAGTAAATTTTGATATAATATCTTTTTTAGATTCAACTATTTTTATCAGTTCTTCATCCTCAGTTTCTATATAATAAAAAGGTTCTATATCAATCCTCATCTGGGAACCTCGCTTTTTTTATTATTTTATTTTCATCAACTTTTGTTATAGATATTTTGGTATGTGCCATATTTTATCCCTTAAACAATTTTTTAGAATTATTTTCATCCAGTTCTATAGAACTTTTCTCTTTTTTCAATTCTTTTAAATCTTTAGTTGATTGTTCTTTCTCATCTTCCATTGGTACAGGGTCATTTGTTTTTTCTTCGGTCATTGTTATATCACCTCCGTTTTTATTTCTTTTTAAAAGTTCTTTTAAACTCCGGGCAATTCTTAAAGTTTTACTACCTATATATTTATAAACAACTACTTTTAAATCATCTTTAGTCTCATTTAGTGGGTTAATCTGGTCATCACATACTACATCCAGGGATAAACCATATTTTTCCCTTAATCTTTCAAAAAGAACTTTTTTTAAATCTTTCCTGGTATATTCGTTGTTATCCTTATCTTTAAATTTTAATAAAACTTCATCCATAATTTTCATTATACCATCACTTATTAATAAAATTTTTCTATCCTCTTGGCCATTCCAATAAGAGGCTTTAAAATATCCTTCTGTTTTTGGCGGCACTTCTATAAATCCATCCCAGTCCATTTCTAATCCTCCTTATTATAATTCTATATAAATATTTTAAATAAGATTCACTATCTATCAAGTATTTATAATAAATATAAGCTTCGCCTAAATTTTTAAAATTCCATATTTTTCTCCTGGTTAGATTATTATGTAAACAATAATTACTACATATAGATATATAAAATAAATCAGTTATATATATAGCACATATATTTTTACATGAGAACAATACTCCATCAATAATCTCAAATTTATAACCACTATGATTTTCATACCATTTATAAAATTTTTCACTTTGTATTAAATTTGATTTCATAATATTAAAATAATCTATTCGCCGCTAACTGGTCAGCGGTAATTAGTGGTATAAGATACATATTCTCCCTTAGGGCTTTATTAAAAGGTGCTCCAGATGGATAAAAGAAATGTAAAGCCGGGTCTAACCAGCCAAGATGCCAACGAATAGCAATCATTTCCTCCTCTTTTAAATCTATATAATTTTGTAAAATGATAACACTTTTTTCACCATGACCAAGTGGTAATAAATCCTCTACTACGTATCCTTCCTTTTCTGACCAGGAGCAACTATTATCCCATTGACCCGTTTTGTCCCACTTACCATTTTTCATAGTCTTTTTATAAAAAAAGGTTTTGCATACATCATGTAGCAAACATATAACAGCTATTGAAACCTCTTGCATATTTTGTTTATCAATTAAAGGTAAATTATTAAATATCCAATAAGTAGCTAAACTATGTCTTAATAAACTACCCTCTTTGTCACGATTAAATTTTGTAGCTGATGGTGCTGTATAAAAATCTGATTTGTTTAAATATTTTAAAATATTTTTTATATCTGGCCGTATGTCCTGGTACTGTAACAAAATACCACCAAAATTTATTTTTAAAACATCCAGGTCAGTATTTTGTAAATACTTATATAATTTATTTATATTTTTAATATTTTTTAGACCGGCTTGTTCTCTATTCGTACGTTTCACTTTTTTTGGCATTGTTTTCTCCTTTTTTTATTACCTTATATACATTTCTGTTAATTATATTTTTCCATTTTGATATATCATATTGTGGTAATTCTATTAAATTAATATAATCTTTAAACAGGTTCAGTATATCTCTTATTTCCTGGTCATAATCCCGCTGTTCCCTGGGGTCAGTCATGGCTTCACCGTCGTCAATTATTTTTAAAGCGATTGGTACGTATATCATTAGGTCAAACGATTTACACCAGTTTTTTAATAATGGTTCAAGAAATTCTAATCTACCAAATTTTTTGGTCAAATAGCCATAATTACAAATAGCTCTATCTGTTAATAAAATATCACAATGTTGTAATTCTTCAAACTCCTTTTGTATATGTTCAAATAATATCCACATTTGTGCTTCTAAAGTGGTTTGTTGATTTATAGCCAGCGGGCAACGGCGAGCTACTTCTTTTATAATTTCTACATGTCTACCATCTTCTTTTAAATCGGCCGCCAGTCTTAACATCAGCGAAGTCTTTCCTACCCGATGTGTTCCAACAAAAGCTATTTTAATTTTTTTCATTATATCCTCTTTCTCCACTTCATTTGATTTTTGTGAAAATGTGAAGTAATTTGATAAACGTTGGTATATCCACATATTAAACATTTTAATATAACATTCATATTTGCACAGGTGGTTTTTGGATTTAACTCTTTAACCAGCTTTAAAAAACCTGAGTCACATTTTTTACATTTTGTTAATTCTCTGCTCATGGAAAATCCCGACCCGTTTTTAAAACTTTTTTCATTAGATTCTCCCTATAAAAAATAGTTTTAGTTTTTTTATCCAGGTACAACTTTTCCACATACCTTTGAGAAGTCTGTAGCCAAATAATTTGTTTATGTCTTTGATTAAATAATATGGAAAAAATATTACCCCTTTAAAAAATCTATAATAATATTCTATTAACCGATAATGTTCGTAGGTTCCACTATGATTATAACTTATAAAATCATTAGTAGTCAACCTGGCTTGATTTATTGTTAATAACAATCCTATTACTAAATAAATAAACACTATTATCCAAATCATTTTATTTCCTCTTTTTTTAAAACTTTTTTTAAATCTTCAGTTGTCATTTTGGTAATCATATAGTTTCTTTCTTCTTTGATTTGATTGGTTTGCTGTATGTATTCTTTAGCTGATAAATTTTCTATATTTTTTTGAATTTCTTTAGTTTTTTCTGTCCAAACTTTATTCTTGTAGTTAGAAATAGAGGCACATACCATTAAACCTAATACAGATAAATTAACTTCAACCATAGGAATATTATCACTTTTTGCCGGAGTAAATGTTTGCAAACATCCGCAAAACTCACACCATAATAAGGGTTTATTAGATAACGAAATTCCCATATGAACCATATTATTACCACATCTTGAACAAATCGTGTTTTCCATTTTTATTATCCCCTTGTTAATTTGTATTTTCCCGGTGGTATAGGTTCCACTCCTAAATATTTATCTAATTTTTCTCTCTCTCTTTTTCGCATTCGTAATATTTTCTTCAATCTGGAATAATTAGCCGGTAATTTTATTACGTCCTTTACTAATATCATTACTTTAACACTCCTTTAATGTTGAGAACACTCGGGGCAATAATGTTCCCAATTATCTCCTACTTTTTTTATTTGCCAACATGAATCTTTTAGTTTTTGTATCATATCATACCAATACATATCGATAACCATTGTTGCTCCGCAGGCATTATCACATTCGACCTCATAACTATCATATCCATCTATATTTTCATAAGCTACCTGTATTATCATTTACCACGTTCACCGTCCCAGTTTATAATATGTAATCTTGGTGAAAAAATAAAATTATTTTCCATACAAAATTTTTCTGTAGCTCCACAATTTAACAAATATTCTTTTCTATTTTTACATTGTGGCATTATATAAATATTCTTTATACCCGGATTATTATTAACTACCTGAAAAATAAATCCTTCTATATTTTTTTTACCCGGTTCATAAACAAATTTTAAGATTATGGGTGCATATACTATTTTATCATCAAAATCAATCATTGATTGTTGAATTTTAGGAGAAATATTATATTGACTAATAGCAGGATAACTGCGGAGGTTATAATCCCCGGTGGTTTCAACTTCAAAGGTGTAACCCTGTTTCCATAAATCCATAATCCATAACCAATCAATTGAGGTTTCTAATTGTAAATAAGGCTCGCCTCCAGTAATAACAATATGTTTACAATCATATTTTTTTATTTCCCTAATAATCTCATCACCAGATAATTTTGAATAACTACCCAATTTTTGATTCCAGGCGTATTTAGAATCACACCAGGGGCAAGGTTTTCCTCTATTTGCTAAATGACAACCAAAATATCTAACAAAAATACTTGGTTTTCCAATAGTGGAGCCTTCACCCTGTAATGCAAAAAATATTTCCGAGATTTTATACTTTTTCATTTTTTCACCCTATATTTCATTTGTTTTTTAATAACTAATTTTAACCTTTTCTTTATTGTGTACTTTACATTTTTTTCAAACCATTCAATTTTTAATATTTTACAAAGCCAGTTATTACAAAATTTAGATAATTCTTCTAAATTTATATTATCATTTTTTAATAATTCATAATAAACAAAATTTGCTTTTAAATTTTTAAATTCCTTTACTGGGTCGTGACGATTGCTTATAATACCTTGACAACATCCTATCACATTCCAGTAACATTGCCATGGTACATTTTTTCTTTCTTTTAATTTGAAAATCAATTTTGCAATAGGAGTGACCAATTTTAAATCATACATTATTATTTTTTCCTTTTGGGAATAATTTGCCATTCAATATTTTCTTGTTTAATTTCTTTTGAAGCATCAACTAAAAACGTTTTGAAAAGTTTATCCTTAAATAAATCGTCTTTATTAAATTCAGCATTACCGGTAGATGTTTCCCAATATTTAACATTATAAACAAATCCAGTAAAAAACCAATTTGCAACTTCGTAAAAATATTTAGCAAACATTTCTGCTGTGGGGTTAAAAGAGGCCACTATCCATCTTTTATTTATATTTGAATGCCAAACTATATTTTTTAATTGAATATCCTCGTTACAAATAACCAAAGTGTGGTCAAACATATCTATAAATGGTTTTAAATTCTTTTTTATAATGGTAAAATCTATAACCATTTGTGCTTCATCTAAACAATCGGCTTCAAAAGTAAATTCGATTTGAGCACTGTGACCATGAATATTTTCAGCACAGCGTTTTGTGTATGCATTTATTACACGATGAGCTGTTTCTATTTTAAATATTTTTGTTACTTTCATTTTATACCAAACATCTCCTTTAATTGTTTTTCACTATGACCAGCCTGTTGAAATATTTTCCACACCAATTTAAATTCTCTTTCGGACATTTGTAGATGCTGTAATATTTTTTCATATACGTTTTTATCTTTAAATATTTTTTGTTTTTTAGGATATTTAATAAATGAATTATCCAGTGGTGGAACAAATCTATAAAGTAATATTAAATAATCTTTATTTAAGGTATATAGATATTTACTAATATAAGTAATAAATGGTAATGCGTTATTTATATTGGAAAAATGTTTATTTATTGGCCAATAATCGCTTGTCAAATCGGTTTGTGTAAAAGGCTTCATCTTAAATGCTATGTTTTTGATTTTATCAAAATATTTCATTTTTTTCTTTTCTTCTTTCTTAGTCCTGGTTCCATTGTAACAGCGCTTTGAGGAGTAAATATTTCAGGATTAATCAATTTAGCTGGTTTTAACCGTCGAATACATTTACTTGTAATAGGTTTAATACTGGTTTCAAGTTTGTTAATCTCGTTTTGCTTTTGTTGAATTTTAGAATAAGCTTTAATTAACACATCAATTTCTTTTGGATTTAACATTTCTAAATCAAGTACAAAATAATCATCTAATTTTTTTTCATATTTTAACGGTTCCTGGATAATAACCCCTTTGATTTGTCTAACTGTTCCATCATTTTTCTCATATTTGGCTATAAGTTTTTTCATATTTATTCTCCTAAAATTTTAAAAATTCTTTTGATATATTATACTTTTTTCCATAACTATCAAATTTTCTATCCTCAATATTTCGTAATCGTACCTCGATTTCATTTTTTTCGTTGAGGAGTTTTTGTCTTAATTCCGAATTTTTGGTTTCTGTAATAAAATTACAAACCAATAATTTCCAATCAAGTAGTTCTTTTTCTAATCGCTCTCGAATTTCCAGTTCATTTGTTAATTGATGTTTTAATTCTTTTTTTAATTTTTGCATCGATGATTCATTATTTTTTATCCTCTCCTCAAGATAAGTTTTATCAGTTTCTAAAATTTTAATAACTTCTTTTTGTCTTCGTACTACGCTTTCAGACGTTTCGTATAATTGTTTCCAATTAGTTCTTTTTTTCATCTTCTTTTGCCTCCATTTTTTTTAATAACTCTTTTATAATATTTTTCACGCCTGTAGCACGCTGTTTCCAATGGTCGCCAATAATATTACAAACTTTTTTCAAACATCTATAAATTGCTAAATTGATGCCCTTTTTCACAAATTTGTCATCAGGGTGTAGTATAGCAAATCCTGATACTTCAAAATTATGTTTGATTTTAAATTTGGTGGTAGCTTTTATAACGACGCGTATCGGGGAGCCTTTGAATACGAATACTTCGGAAGGTAGTGAATGTATCAAATTTTTACACTCAGGATAAACTTGAACAAGTTTAGATATATTTATTTTAAATATACTTATTTTGACATTTAAGAAATTATCAGCACGAAATAACCTCTTTTCCATTTTTACTATTTTCATACTAACCTCCTGATATTAACCTCCTGAATAGATTATTATAAATTTTTATTTTTTTAAGTATTTGGTTTAGATTATAATACTTTAAATATTGTTGAAATTCATTAGAATTATATAAAACTTTATAGTTTATATATTTCCAAAAAAGTTTTCTATTAGAAGCTTGCCAATACCATTTTAAATCCATTAACATCTCATTTCTTTTATAAGCTGTAAGATATTCTGTTGGTATAGCAGTTGGGCCAAACTCTTTATATAGCTGTAAAGCCTTCTTTTTTCCACAACCTCTAAACAGATTAGCAATACCGTCACCCCTAACTCCTGGTCGAGGTCCATCTGCTGTACATATTTTAACAAATAAATCTTTTCGTAATTTTTCTACCGGATAATCATACCATCTTCTCATTCTTTTAGTCATGGCATCATATATATCAATACCATATAACATAAGCTGGTGAAAATCTTTATCCGAACTTATCACAATAACCCTTTCGGGCCTTTTTGTTATTTTTCTTGAAATTGGATGTGCTTGTTGTCCTTTAAAAATTAAACAAAACATTGCTATTATATCATCTGCTTCCATTTTATCATCAATAAAAATTTTAAAGGGTAACATTGTTTTATATTCACAAATTGTATCTTCATACACTTCATAGTATCCAGACCAGTAAATATCTGATTTTTTTCTTAACTTTTTTCTATTTGCCTTATATTGTGGATAGACATCTTTTCGCCAAACATATTTACCATCTAAACAAATAATAATTTCCACCGGTTGAAACTTTTGTATTAAGCCTATTATGGATTTTAATGTCATATGGCGCCATAAATCAAATTTTGTTTTCTGTCCTGAAGCCATAAGGTTTCTTATAGCTAAATTCGGGAAATCTATAAGTAATATGTTTTTTTCAATTTGTACTGGCATTTTCTACCTTTTATATTTCCTGTTTTGCCTGTTCCCTGGTATTACAGACCACACCATGTTTAAATCGTATAAACAAAGGTTCATTTGTTCTTCTATTGATATAGTTATCATCTTTTTCATTGTAATAAATTAGAGGTGTTTCCTTTTTTATATTTTCAATTTTATCACATATTTTAATTGCTTGTTCTATTAACTCTTTAGGTTCTGCTCGCATTGCAATACATACGCCACAACAATAAAAAAATATAAATGGTATAATTCCAAAAATTCCCCCAACTACCTTTATATCACTTTTTCCACAACAATCACATTTTGTTTGCATTATTTTTTCCTTAATTATATTTTCCAGGTTTATTTACCCATTTTGTTGGTATTGCTTCAAATTCCTGTAAACCCATTGGAGCATAAGCAATCGCAAACCACAGCCACCAAACTCTAAACATTATATCAGATTTAAACCACCCAGGTTTAAGTTGAAACGGATTACTTATTTCAAATATTAATATCATTTTATTTTATTTCCTTTCCATTTTTTATAACCCTATGTTTAAAACAAATCCATTTACCAGTTTTTATAAATCTTAATATTCTATAAACCCATAAGTCTAATCTACTGGTTATGGGAGCTATACTTCTTATACATTTAACACACCATTGTTTTTTACAAAATTGTATATGTATTCTCCATTTTAACCAATACCAAAAATTTGTAACTAAAGATTTCACCTCAATGTTTCTCCTTTAACACCTCTAAATAGGCAATAATCTGATTTTTTCATTATATTACACTATCCTCTAATATATCCGCTATTTTCTGCAAATCATTTATATTTGAACGGTGTATTAAACTGCCTGTTTTCCCTGTATACCAATTATAACTGTTAATCATTCCATTAATTGTTTTAAGTGCTTTATTTATTCTATTTTTCAATTCTTTTTTTGATATTTTCATCATAATCACAGCCTATTTATAATGTCAAAACACATTCCAATAAAGTTTATATTCTTATCAGGAATTGAAAATTCTCTATATAAATATTCAGCCACAACAACCGATATTTCACCCAATTTATTAAAATCATCTATATAATTTTCCAAGTCATAAAATATAGTTTTGATTGTTTCTGTTGTATCGATACCCTGTTCAACAGCTTGTCTAATATTTTGCATATCTTTTTTCATTATTAGTTCTATTATATCGTCTCTTACCAGTCCTGCGGTCTCGTAGGTGAATTTACCATCTTCACAATTTAATTGTAGATGATGAATTATTTTTCTAATATCCGGTTCATAATCTTCTATCAAAATCAATAAATCATCAATGTTATAATTTATTTCTTCTTGTTCTAATATATTTCTACATATATTTAAAATTTTTTTGACTTTTAAAGCTGGAAAATTAAACTCCTGGCAACGACTAATTATAGCGTCAGTTAATTTATACTTATTGTTACAGGCAAATATAAACCGAGATTTGCTACTATATAATTCAATAGGGCTCCTCAATAATTCCTGAGCATCCTTTGTTAACTGGTCGGCTTCGTCCATAAAAATTATTTTCCATTTGTTTATAGATTGTGAGGCACAAAAAGGTATAATTTTATTTCGCATTACATCAATACCTCGTTCATTCGAAGCATTCATATAAAGTTTTGAACAATCCAGTGTTTTAAATATTATCCTGGCATAACTTGTTTTTCCGCATCCTGGTGGGCCAGCTAATAATAAATGTGGTATTTCTTTTTCCCGTAAAAACTTAGTCAAGGGTTTTCTAATATTGAAAGGTAATATTAAATCTTTTATACTTTTTGGTCTGTATTTATTAACCCACAAATTATCTCTTAATTTGGACATTTTAGTTTACTCCTTTAAATAAGTGGGCAGGTGGCGGGAATATAACCCACTAATAATTTAGATTAGCTACTTCTTTATTACAAGTAAGTATAACCCGCATCCTCACTCTACGCCGTGAGCAGCCTACGGTCGCTAACCGTTGTTGTGTCAGAAAAGGTTATTAGCAGCCGCCAACACTTCTTTCCCATTTCCACCACACCTGCCCTTACCTATTATTCGTTATCAATAATAATTGCTAAATTATAAATTGTATTATGTGAAAAAGCATAAAGTGTATCATAAATGGAATTCGGCTTTACCGCCTGATTCACCGCTTTTTCAAATTCCACTAAACTTGATTGATTGATTAAGGTAACAAGTTGATTTGGGTTTGGTCTCATATCTTCCGGTATATCACTTAGTTCAAGATAATCAACTTCGATTATGAAAATAATATTTCCATAATCTAATGTTATAAAATCAATTTTTACAGTTCGTGCAGCCACTTCGTTATCCTGTAGAAAAGTTTGTAGTTGAGTAGTTATCTCAACCATATCTTTTCCTTTGATAGTTTTAATCATTTTTATTTCCTCCTTTCATTATATTTCGTCATCTACTACTAAACTGGCCAAAAAGTATTCAACATAATCTCCAATTATGTGCAACACACCACTTTTAAGTATTCTCAGTTTTATCAGGTCATTATTTTTAAGTATACCTGAAATATGGCGAGGATTATAAATAAGTGGTTCTATTTTTCGCATTTTCTTTCTTTGTTTAATTTCAATTTTACATTGATGTTCCTGCTCGGTACCAATTGAGATTAGAAGCTTATTTTGTTCTGTTTCTATCATTATTTCAGAAGGGTTTAAAATCTCAATCGATTTTATAATGTTTTGTTTTTGCTCATTTGATAATAATAACCGAGGCGCTTTTTCAGTACTACCTTGTAATAATATTTTTTTTCGCTTTCCTTTTACTCTGTTATCTGCATAATCTATATCTGCTAAAAGGTATAAGTATTTACCCTCTTGAGCAGTAATACTAATTCTATTCTCTTTTTTAATTAAACTGATTTCTTCTTGTTTTGCTTGTAGTTTTCTTATTATTGTTCTAAATAAATTTAAGTCTCCAATACTTAACTGGCTACCTTGTACTTTTCCAGGATATATTCCACTCATAATAATTTCTGAATCACCCGGTGGCTGCTCCAGGGTAAATGATAAATTTTGTTCTAATATTACAACTTCAACTAATCCGTCACAAAAGATACTATTAAGATATTTTAAAAATACTTCTCGGTTTATTTTCATAATAAACTACCTCCTATTTATTTTACTATAATACTATTTTTCAGCAATAATTTCATTAACTAATTTTGGATTATTACCCATTGATTCGATAATCATCATAAGTTTAATACGTGATGATTTAGGTAAATTCAAGTATAGTTCATTTTCTTCTTTTTTCAGTGAAAGATGCTCTTCCTCCTCGGTTAATTTCTTTTTAAGATTTATAGGTTTTAGTTCTATTTGAGTCAAATCATTTTTTGCTACATTTATTTCACTGGAAGTAATTTTTAATAATTCTAATAATTTATATTCTGATATATTTACTAAATCAATATTTTCCAGCTCTTTTACAAATTTACTATTCACTTTTAAAAGTTTGGTTAAATCATTAATTCTTTTTCTTAATAGTAATCTTAATATTATTTCTTTATCAACATCAATTTTATCTAATTCCCTTTTTAATACATTTTCAACTTTGGCGGTTATCATCGCTTGACTGTTTAAAAATTTTTCAAGGTTAGGGCTTATAACTATTTCATTTTGATTTAAATCGTTAATTTTATCTAATGTTTTAGAATTTATTATAATATTTTTTTTACAAAAAATTTTATAAGTTGTCTGCTTTTTTAATTTCATAATTTTTTTGAAACTTTTGTTCAATTTTTTTTATTTTATAATAAACCATACGTAAATTATGTAAACTTATATTAAATCTATTCATTAAACTTTCACAAATTGTTTTATCCCATTTACAACTTTTTTTACCGATTCTCTTTTTAGTATTCTTTATTTGGTTATAGATATATATATCTCGAATAACATTTTTAATTTTTTTTATTGATGGTATATTTATAGTTTCTCCTGCAAAATTTTCTATAAAATTTAAAGTATTTTGTTCACCTAAAACCAGATATATATCAAATAATATTTTATATCGTTTTTTATAAAAATAAAAACATAATACTACCATTTCAAAATAATCTATTTTCAAAAAAAATGAACCTCCTTTATTATACCTTTTTTAAAATAATTATCAACAATTTTTTTACGTATGGCTCGATATATTCTTCTCCGTCTTTCTATTGATATTTTTTCATTACCAACACTATGTAAAAATTTAAAAATTTTCTTTATACTGCTTTTGTGTTTACATTTTATATCTTCAAAATCAATTTTTAAAATTATCCACTTAGTCAGATTATCATTATAGGTAAGATTATTATATTTTGCACTAAATTTTTCAGGTGATAAATATATTATCTTGTTTCCATCTATTGAATATAACTTTTTAAATTCATTTAAAATTTTACCATGAATAGTTTTCTTTAAAAATGGAAATAATGTTTTATAATTAGTAGTGTTAATTTTTTTATTTAATATCATTTCATAAAAATGTAATAAAATGTTATAAGTAATATCTTCTCGGTCCTCTTTAGATAAATATTCACGGCTATAATCAAATAATCTGGTTATTCTAATATTTATATTTTGTTTAAGATATGGAAATAATATTTCAAACGATTTCTTTAAATTATTTTTATTATACTCATGTATAAAATTTATCAAAATATCACCATCTGTTACATTCGCTTTTTTTGCAAAATGTTCAATCTTCTTCTTTTTCATAAATAAATTGTTCCACTAATAAATTTACTTTCTTCTTTTTTGTTACTCTATTAAATACCTCTATTTGTTTTAAGGTTAATTGGTCTTTATCGAGTTTACCATATCTTAACAATAATTCTGTTTTTAATAATTGTAATATACTATAAGCATCTGTTAAATCAAAACCGGGACCAGAAAATGTTTTCTTTTTTACTTCAATTCCAAATTTAGAAAAATCAATACCAAACTTTTCTTTTACCATATTTAACATTTGTTCTTTATCTGCATTACCTTTATCAGTTATAAACATTTTTGGTTCCTGGGGCTGATATATTCTTAGTTTATATTTGTGAGAATATATATAATTTTTTATAGAACCTATAAATTCAGCAATATCTATCACAGCACCTTTAGCAGCGTAAGCATAACCCTCCAAAGCTATATAATCCGGATTACACTGTTTTATGAAGCTGGTTATTTCGGTATATAATATTTTTAATCTCTGTAATTTTTTGTTATAAGTAACAGGGCTTTTGACTTTATAATATATGGACTTTATGTTTAGATTCTGCTTTTTATTTTTAAACCATTTTTTATTATCATAATACACAAGCGCTTTAAGCTCTTGAATAATTGAATTATCCATATTTAAATAACCGGTAAAAATAGCGGAACCCGTTAACGATAAATCCATACTCATTATTTTTAAAAAATTATTTTTTTTACTTTTATAAATCATGTTAGTACCTGCGGTAAATCCACCTCACCGTTTCGCCAAGCTAATGCTTGTAAAACGGTATTACATTGTGGATGAACTCCTTCTATTACATATACTCCTAAACTTGGATTTTTCATTTTTAGATAAGGCCGTTGTCGTCTATCACCAATATCCAATAATAATAATTCATAATCTCCATAGGTATCCTTTGTATAAGCGTTTAACTCATCGCAAACTCTTTCTATACCTATTTTTCTAACTATTTCTCTTCTTATCTCAGCATTTGTTTCAGTTAATAATAATTTTGGATTCAATAATCTATGAGGAGTAATAGCTATTTCCTCTGGCACATTAATACCATTTAGAAAATAATATTTACTACCATCCTCCCAAACAACAGCCCCATCTCCATTGTAATGTAGTTGTTCCTGGTTATTAAAATACATTTGTGGTTTAAGTACAGCAACAACTTTATCAGATGTCAACCATAATGAAAATAATCCATTTATAATTAATTGTTTAAATATATGACTATAAATTTGATATAGCTTTTTTATATTTTGATTAAAAATTTTATTTGTTACTTCTTTTATAGTATTTTCGAGACTTTGGTTTGGCAGATAGGCGGCGAACGGGTTGAGCGCGTGGCGGCGGGGTATATCGAAGTCTGCATTGGCCGAAAAATTTGATTTACCAGCACCATAAGCCATATCCATATAAAATATTCCACCAGGCGGACGGCGTCGAAATGGTATCAATTCCCGGAACGTTATGATTTCTACCCAATCTTTACCATCTTTATTTGCTGCGTGGGCTGTAAAATAATTAAAATCACCCAGGTTTATCATTTCGTTTTTGACGATATTACTAACTTGATTATGAATTGTTTGTTTTATTTTATCATACTCTTTATTCGCCTGCTCAAGTAAATTTTTATACATATAATTCATAGCTGTTACTTGACTTTTACACACTACACACTCTTTATCAAAAGCGGTTTCTAAATGATGTTTAACAACTTTTTCATTATTCGCAGTAGTATCCCGTAGCCAACTATGAGTAAATTCTTTACCAAATAATCTCTGAACATTTTCAATCATATTAATCCCGTACCTGTCTAACTTCCTCGACAAAATGGTCATATTCCTTTACCTTGTCTATTTTAAATATACCTGGAGGAATTTTTATAGTATGATGTTCTTCGTGGATTATTTCGATTTCGTAATCAGTATCGTTCACCAAAAATGGTAAGATTCTATTACCATGTTTAAATACTTTGCCACGGTTATCCACTCTATGAGCATGCCCTGTTAATTCACCAGTTACTAAAACATTTGTTTTAATTTGAAACGCGTTATCTGGTAATTTGTTAATTTTTTTAATTAATACATCACCTTGCTGATAGTATTCCATCTTTTAAACCTCCCTTACTCATTTAGTATTGTAATTATTTTATCCAATTTATTTTGATTTATTAGTATATTAGTATCACCAATTTTTAAATTTACAGAATCTTTTCCTTTATATGGTATCATCATATTTAAAATAAATTTAATTTTTTCTTTTTCCTCATCAAACCAATCCAAAGGATATTTTTTTCTTCCCCAGGTCATAAGTAATTTATTTTTTGGAGAAGGGAAAAAATCGTAGGCTTCATTATAATTTGGAGAAGGGAAAAAATCGTAGGCTTCATTATAATCGGGATTAATTTTTATGTCATGTATAAACGCAATTTCATCATCAGCCACATTCTGTAAAACATTAATTATTTCTTGAAAATCCTTAAACCCTTGAGTACCTGTAGTAATAGCTACATCCAGATATTCGATAATTCTCTGATTTGCTATTAAGATATTTTTAATTCCTAATCTTAACAAATAATTAAAAATATTTAGAAAAACAAGATTATTTTCCGCCTTCATTTTGTTATTTCTCCTTTTATTTCAAAATCAAATCCTCATCAGAATGATTAACAAGAAAATGTCGAATTGTATTCTCTGTTCCACCTTTTCTATCTTTAGTCACTAATGCTAATAATTTATCTGAAGCATTGGCTACTTTTTTATTTCTTGAATAATACGCTCTTATATAATCATAATACTTTTTACACCCGATTAACTCGGGATAAAATATTTTTATAGGAATGCCTAACTCTTCGGCTAATTCTTCCGCAAATTTATCAGCACCTTGGCTACACCCGCCGGATATAATTTTGTCAGGTTTTAACAAATGGATTTGATGCCGAATAATAAGTTTATCTTTATCTGTATTTCGGTTTCTGCTACCTACAATACCTAAATTCATTTTTTCACCCGTCTGGCATAAAATAAAATTTGAAATTATTTTTTACTAATTTAACCAGTCTACTAATATCGTCAGGAAATAAATCATCAAGTATATCATAGTTAAAGTCATTAGGATTCAATTCGTGAGTATTAAAATTTAATATCTCACAATTTATAGCATTAGCGAGTTCCTCCGTTTTAGAAGATGTTTCACAATAACATAAATGAGTTAAAACAGTTGTTCCCTTTTTTGTATTGTTATAATATTCATCTGGATATTCTAAATCATATTTTATATTATGATTAAATTTACCAATGGCTATTATACATCCGTTATAACTCATTTTTAACCCTCTTTAATTAAATATGAAGTATTTTTATCAAAATCATATTCAACTTGTATATCATTATCTATAACATTTTTTACCTCATCGTTATGACAAATAATACCAACAAAGGTATCGTCTAATTCCTCTTTTAATAATTCTACAGTAGCTCTAATTTTATCCGTATCAAAAAATTTAAACATTTCATCAAGGACAATATAACCCAAAGGTATGGATTGCAGCTTAAATTTCTCCTTACATATTTTTAATAACGCCATCATAGAGCTTACATTGACCTCATCTTTTTGTCCACCGGATAAATTTTTATAGGTATGAGGTAAACCGTTACGGTAAAATTCAAAATCAAATTTTTCACGCAATTCTCCATTAGCTAATTGTTTTTGAGTATCAAGTTTGGAAGTTAATTCACCCTCTGATATCCTTATTAAATATGGGTTCATTAAACCATTAAACTTCTCGGCAAATTCGTCAAGTAAATAACTTTTTATACCCTGGTCTGAAAATCCTTTTAACCAAAATTTATAAATTATATCCTTTTCATATATATCACCTAACCAGGTTAAAAAATCATCCTGCTGTTTTTCAAATTGTTTTATTTTTTTATTTAAATTATCTATAGTATTATAATGTGGATTTTCTGATTTAATACAATCATTCAATGTATTTTTAAGTTCCTCGTGGTCCACATCTTGAATCTCTATTTGAGCTTCAACTTTATACAATTTTTTTTGCAGCGTGTCGACTTTTTCTTCTACTTTTTCATTATTAACCCTCTTCTCCTCTTCTTCTGTTAATATATTTAATAAATTTAATTGTTTTTCAGATTGTTCTTTTTTACAATTTTTTAGTTTTTTGATTTCCTTTTCCTTCTCTAATTTTTTTTCTAACCTGTTTTCTAAAGCTTTAATATTTGATTCAATATCAAAATCAATTTCCTTTTTAGAGTCTTCAATTTTTTCAATTTGTTTTTGTAGGGTTTGCTTCTGCCAGATTATTTTATCCTGGCTGTTTTTGTTAGTTTTCAACTCTTTTTTAATTTTGGTAATATGTTTTTGAATATTAACCTTAGTTAATTTAGCTCCACAATATTCGCACAAAGGTTTATTTTTATTTTTTTCTACATCAATTAAAATCTGATTTTGCTTATTCCGGGTTTCTACTAATAAATCAACTTTAATATTTAACTTGGTTATTTGTTCTTCAATAAGTTTTATTTTTTTATTTTTTATCTCATTCTCTTTTTCATTTTCCGCTTGTTGTTTTTTAACAGTTTGTATCTTCTGTTTTATATTTTTATTTTTCTCTATAAAACTTTGTAACTCCTCAATCTTCTCATTTAAGGTCTTAATTCCTTTTTCAGTAAATTGGATATTAGCTTTAACTTTTTCTATATGTAGAGGTTTAATTTTATTTCTAAGTTTAGCAATTTCAGCCTGTAATTGTTTGTCTTTTTGTAAATAATGTTTTTTATCTATTTCAATTTTTTTTATTTGTGCTTCATAATCAGATACTTGAACAGCCCGGCCTTTTTCAAATTTATCATAGTTTGTTTGTTCCAAATTTAAAAGTTTTGTATTCTCTTCTATTCTGGATTTTATATCGGTTAATTGTTGTTTATAACTTTCAATCTTGTCGCTTATCCCCTTATATTCTCTATTTAATTTTTCATAACTTTTATCCCATATTTCCAGACCAAGTAATAAAGTGCAAATTTCCTTTTGCTGCTTATCTTTAGCAGAACTAAAAAACGAATTGTTCTCCTGGGAAAAATAATTCATTATTTTATATATATAATGAGGTACACCAATTAAATCACCTAACTTACTATTTAAATCATCTGTATCCTGCCCTGGCATTATTTCCTTATTATTCGACCATATTTTTAATAACTTCGTTTGACCATTTGTTTGCCGGCCACGTTTTATTTTTAATGATTTGCCCCTGTTATTTTCGAGAACAAGTTTTACCCAACCATCTTTTTTAGCAAACTTATTAATAATCTCTTTCACAGATATATCTTTTGAGGTACAGTCAAATAAACACCATTCAACAGCTTCTCCTATAAAGCTGGTTTTTCCTGCTCCCACTTTACCGGAAAAGGTGTATATATTATTTTGTAATTTAAAACTATGTCTACCTTGGAAAGGCCCAAAATTATTTATAATTATTTTTTGTAATCTATAGTCACTAATATTTAAAATTCTACTTATTGTTCTCGGTACATATTTTTTAGCAAACTCAATTAATCTCTTTTTATCTATTTTAAATAGATTTTGTTTTTTAAATTTCACATTAGTAAAATTTGGATGCTTCTCTTTAAATTCTTTAATTGCTGTTCTGGAAAAAATTATTTGTGTTTCACGGTCCTCTTTCTTTTGGTTCTTATAAGTAACTAAATAGAACGTCTTTAATTTTTCTTCAATATCGATGTAGTTTTTCATAATAGTTTCTATATTAGTTTTATCCTCAATACTAAATTCCCTGTGCTTTTTAGTATCAGGTAACGGTACAACTTTTATATTGGTTTTATTTTTTAACTTTGCTACTTTATTTTTCAATTTTTTACCCGCACCGGCAACCCAATAATAATTATCTGAATCTTCATTTATTTCTGCAGGCGAAGAGACCTTAATAAATTTTCTAATTTTTAATTCATTAAAAGCTAACTTATATTTTTTAATATTGGGATTAAAATTTAAAATCCAAAAACCACGTTTACCAATATCTTGAAATGATTGCTGTAATAATGAACCTGGAACCAATATGTTAGGCTTTAACCTCTGTGGTTTATGAATATCTCCTATTATTGCTAATTTAAACCTATTAAAAGCTTCTTTATCTATACCCCTGGTAAAAGTGATTTGTCCACTATTAGAACCAATTACTGTTTGATGAAATAAACCAATATCAAATTTTGTAGTTAAATTTTGCATTAGTCTATTAAATTTTATAACTGGTCTATAACCCAATCCATAAATACTTATGGTAAAACCTTTATATTTGCTTATTATACTGTTTTTTTGCTTATTTATAGAGTTCACTATACAATAACAGTTATCATCCAGTAAAACGAAATTTTGCAGCTTAGTAAACTTTAAAAATGCTATATCTTTTTTCTGCATTGTATATTTATTTTGATAATCATGTTGACCGGGTATTGCAATAGTAGTTATACCTGATTTTTCGAATACTTCAAATATAGTATTTTTTACATCGTTCTTAACCTGTCCAAAGGTTTCAAATAAATCTCCACCGAATAAATGATATTTTATATTTCTTTTATAAGCTTCCTCAAAAAGTATTTCCAGGGCTTTTTTACTATCCAATAATCTTGTATTATAACCATTTACATATTTAGCGTATTGGCGCCAATTATGGTGATGGTGGTCTGAGCTAATAATAAATTTCATTTTATAATTTCTATATCCTTTTTAATTTCTTTTCTTTGTAACCACTTCATCTCTTTTTCATTGTTCATATTCTCTACCATCTCTTAATAGTTCAACTTTTTTATATAAAAATTTTTCACATTGTTTATAAAATTTACAACCATTACACATTGGTATTCTATTTTCAACAGGCATATTTAATTTACGACAAATTAACAAATTTATTTTAGCTACTTTTTTTGCTTTTTCAATAGCCTTTGCTATTCTGTTATCTCTTTTTCTGGCGAGTTGACATTCGCTTTTATTACAATATTTAGCCGTTGGTTGCCTGGACTTTAGCTTTGTTCCACAATTAGCACAATATCTATCTGGTATATCATTCTTCATTTTTTATAAATTTAAATAGTTTATGTATTCTTTTACTATACTCTTTCTTACTTATATAACTTTTTGTTGAAGAATTTTCTGTAGTTTCGTAACAAAAATAATGTTTAGGTTTATCACTAAGAAACTCCATCAATTTGTTTATATCGTAGTCCATAGATTTAAGATTATTATGAAGCAGCGCTGACCTTGTTGCTTGTCCTATTGCAAAAAATTGGTCATCATTAATCACTGGTTGAAAGTATGGAATTAGAAGTTGTTTCATTATTTTATCTTTAATCTCTATTCTTAAAGAAGTTTTAATTTCCTCTGATAGTGGATATTTAGATATATCCATTTCTTCTCCTAATTTTTTATCCTCATTTTTTAAATATACATATATCATTGAGTTAATTGATATTTCGACAGAATTTACAATTTGTTCAATATTTATCATTTTTCTCTCCTTTTTGGTTTGGGTATTACCATTAGCTGTGGATATTTTTTTATCATATATTTAATTTTATCATCACTAAATTTTTTATCTTTATAAAAATATAGACCAGTATATTTACCTGCTTTTTTATCAGCTTTGTTAAACTTTTTTCTACTTTTATCTAAAGTATGTAACCTGTATAATATATCTGCCAGACCAGAATACTTTTTTATTCCTCTATTGTAATCTACTTCTATTACACATTTTTTAAAAGGTGCGGTTAGTGAATTTTTAGTAGCTACTAATTCAAATATTACGCCTTTAGTATTTCCTCTTTCATCTCTTATATGTTTTTTTATATTTGTTTCTAATCTAATAGTAGCTTCAAAAGGAACACCCCGGCCACCGCTGGTGTTTTTGGCTGGTCCAAACATACTCATTGAGGAATAGACGTGATTAGTAATTATATATACTACTCCTAAATCGGCAAATTCACCAACAAAATTTAATCTTATACCTTTTTTTATATTTTTAGCCTTTTTACCCATATCTTCCTTATCAAATCTTGTTGCCTCTTCATGAGCATCTACTAACATTGCTAAACTGTCTAAAGCTATTCCTATCCATGAAGTTTTATCAATTTTTCTAATATCTCGTACTGTATCTTTAGTCGTATCAAAATGTTCTTTTATAGTTTTACTTCTCAAATAAATTAACTCGTTATTATCTATACCGGCAATAGCACCAAATTCCTTTTTATATCTTTTTTCAACATCATCTAATTCAGAATAACCACCGGCTTGTTGTATCATTCCTAATATAGTATTTAATAAATAACTTTTTCCAGTTGAGGGTTCTCCATATAATTCAATTATTATGCCTTTTGGTATACCTTTAAAGAAATCTCCCGAACATATATAGTTTAAAGCATAATTTGGAAAATTTAACCATTCATTAAAAGTTTGAGTTAATTTATAATTGGTATATTTTTTTTGAATTTGTTTTAATAGTTTTTTATTTGTCATAATAACATTATATAAATATGGGTGTGGTTTTAAATCACACCCATATTTAAACCTTTTACTTCTCTAAAAATTTTTCTTGACATGACCTTTTGTGAGGACATTCCCTACACTTTTTAGTTCTACCTTGATAATTTGAAAAACATTTTGGTTTTCTGCCGCCAGGTTTTGGGGTTTTTTTACCTTTTTTCTTATTACTTTTTTGCTTCTTTTTTACTGGTGAGGCTTTTACCGGATTTTTTTTTGCGGGTTTTTTTATATTCTTTTTCTTTTTCGATTTTTCTTTCAATTTTGGTGCCGGTTTTAACTCACTATATTCATCCGGTTCAAATTCAAACACATCACCACTATCGTATAACATAACCGTAATTACGCCATCATTATTAACAGATTGAACAGTGCCTTTATCACCGTCGTAAATAACCTCATCACCTTTAGCAAAGGGACATTTTGTTTCATTATTACCTGGTTCTTCTTCAGGTGCAGGAATGTATCCTGAGCCTTTACATGGTCGGCAAGTTTTTCCACGCGAGCTTGTTCCCGAACCTTCACAAGCGGGGCACACAATCATGCCGGATGGGATTTCATCTTCCTCATCGTCTTCATCTTCCTCATCTTCCTCATCTTCCTCATCGTCTTCCTCATCGTCTTCTTCTTCTTCCTCATCGTCTTCTTCTTCTTCCTCATCGTCTTCATCTTCTTCCTCATCTTCTTCTTCTTCTTCTTCTTCATCTTCTTCCTCATAATCTTCTTCTTCTTCCTCATCGTCTTCTTCATAATCTTCCTCTTCTTCATCAGATTCAACAAGTTCTAATAAATTAAATTCATCAGGCTCAAACTCAAATTGTTCACCGGTATCAATCATTTCAATTTTAATGTAATCTTCACTTGCTTCAAGTACAATAGCTTTATCACCGTCATAAACAACTTTATCATTTTTATTAAATTCCGTTCCATCATCACCATCATCGTCATTAGTTGAATTACTTGTAGCAACTGAAGTAGTATCGTACATATCTTCCGGTAATGTGGCTTCGCTTTTATTTTGACCACGATTATTTAACATTTCCTGTAATTCATCATAGCTATAAAGTTTTGGTAGCGCCTTAGCAAGATTCTCAATTTCCTTTTTCCAGTCCTTTGGTAAATCTTTAGTACAATTTCTAACAGCATCGGGTATTACATTATAACTTGTATCCCGAGGACTTGGCCCATCAATTTTTTTTGTAATGGATAAGTCACGTCCATTTTTGAAATCAAAAAAATCACCTTTACGAGTCCACTTTGGAGTAAAAAGTAATTCTTCAATTTGATTATGAATATCTGGACCGGTAAACATTGGTTGAATACCCTTGGGATTATCCCGACTCATAATTCCAAAAAGATGTTCCTTTTGACCTTTTAATCGTTTTCTGACAAGCTCTCTATCATTTGCATCATCACTATCCCAAAGTTCTCTAACCAGTTCACAAACTGGACAAGGTTTACCTACATTTCTCGGACATAGTATAGGCTCTCCGGCAATAACACCCCAATGAACCCAATAAGTATAGGAAAAATCTTTTAAATCCTTTTTAAAATAATCCATAATATACGGAACTATTCGAATATCGTTAGTTCCTTCCTGAAGCACAAATTCCTTTTTTGCCCGCTGTTTACGATTACCTTTGCCGCCACCACGGCTACGTTTCCCCCCTCGACTTTTTGCTCTTTTTTGCATACCTGTAACATCAATTGCCATAAAACACCTTCCTCCTTTTTTAAGAATATTTCTGTATTTTAAATACAGGAATGCCGAAAATATAATAAACATTAAATTTAGCACAATGATGCCAGGTTGCATCATTAACAAATTCCGGCACTATTTTTTTCCTGGTAATTTTACCTTTTTCATCCGTCATATATAATTCTGTCTTTTTTTTATGGGTAAAAATAGCCATATTTTCACTCCCTATTATTTTTATTTCTAAATCTATCAAGTTCAGATATGTTTTCTTCAATACCAGCGGTCGGCACACCTTTATATTGATTATCCTGGTATCGACTATCTGTACCGATTTGTATTAACATATCTTTTCGTTGGTTAAAAGCAAATTTAATACCTTCTAACATATCTGCATATTTTTTCCAGTATAAATAGTCATCATATAATTTATTAACCTTTTTTTGCATAGAAATTTTTCTTTTATCAATATTAACTTTTTCTTTTATAAAATCTTTTAAAATTGTAACAGCTAAATCACTAAACTGAGTTCTTAATATTTGAGCTCTTTTACTTTTATAAACCTCTATTGCATCCTTATAATCTTCATATATTTTTTTTGCTTTATCTTCTTTATTTTTAACTCTTGCCCACAATGCAGCAAAAAAGGCTGCTTTTGCAGGTTGTTTAAAATATTCCAGATAAACGTTTTTATTGATAGATAGTTCAGCTGTAATATCAATATCAATAACTTCTTTATCTAAAACTATATTTAACTTTATATTTTGATATTTCATGCCTTATATTACTTTTTTCTGGGAGGAATTTCATTGAATATCTTATATTTTTTTACTATAAAAACTTTCAGTACTGGACAAAAAATTTCCTTTTAACTTATTTGTGAGGGTTAGGTTTTTTGATTCCCAGTCTTTTATTTTTTACAAAAACATAAATGTAAAAATATGTTTGAAACAGTTTCAGACGGTATATCTACTAAAGTAGATATACCTTTTTAAAACTATTTTATATATATATATAAGTGTTTTAGAAAGAGAGACGGGATAAAAATACAACCATCGCGACGAACAGACCAGTACCCAGATTTTTTATTGTTTTGGATATAAATTTTTAAAAGTTTATTTTAGCCATTATACAAAACAACCGATAACTTTATTATAAATTTTTATATTAATAATATAATAAAATTTTTGCAAGGTGGATAAGTTCTATAAAATGTTAAAAAATATAGATTTGAGCGTTGACGAAAGTCAAGCTTTAAAACAAATTCTTAACGGTGACAAAACTCTTTATAAAAATCTTTATGCTTTGGACTTTTGGGAAATTCCTGTAGATGTGCTTACTTTTGTTAAACATAAAGATTATATAGGTAGAAGTACATATAGTCGTGAACGCGGTGCAGCTGGTAAAATATATAGTTATTGGCTTGATGCTTTCCAGGAAATTTTTTCCTCTCCTAAAAAATGCGAAATAATTCTTTCCGGACCAATCGGTATTGGTAAATCAAATCTTGCTGATTTATGTTTACTTTATATCGACTATTATATTCACTGTTTAAAAAATCCACATGACTATTTTGATTTTATAGAAGGTAAAAAGTTGTTACTGTTTTTATTTAGTATTAAAAAGAATTTATCAGAATCTGGTCATTGGGGAAAATTAAATGAAATTATGTTAAAATCTCCCTGGTTTCGAGAAATAGGAAGAATACGTGGTACAAAAGATGAGTGGTTAGAAATGCCTTATACTACTTTTGGAGTTGGTTCTTCTTTTATGAAGGGATTAGGCCAGCAGGGCGACGATGTTATTGCTGGGTGTTGGACTGCAGATACTGTTTTTAAAGATACTAATAATGAGGAGTTTAGAATTGGGGATAAGATTGGTTGTTATATTTCTATTTATAACAAAGATGAAGATATAGTTTTATCTGAAGTCGTAAAAACTGGTAGAAAAGAAATGTTCGAGGTTAGATTAGAAAATAATAAAACTTTTAAGGCTTCCGGTGACCAGCGATTTTTAATTGAAAACCAGGAAACCGGAAGACAGTGTGTAAGAAAATTGTTAGATATAGATTTAGAAAGAGAATATTTATTAGAAAAAATTGAGGAGGCAAATTAAAAAATGGCTGCAAATCCTATTACAGTACCTCAAAATTTTGAGTTGTTAAAATTTTTCGACAAAGGATATGATGCTGAATATAGAGTGTTGGATGATAATGGTTATACTTCGGTTTTAAAATTATGTAAAATGCAGGATATTATTGATAGTGGTGGAACCGGTGATGTTGATTGTGTCACTATTGGTTATTTATTAGATAGTGAAACCGGATTTGTTTCCGGGCATGTTACTATCTTGGGTAAGACTTTAGAAGCCGCCGAATTAACCATATTGTATGATGCGTATGATGCTTTATCTTAATAGGAGGATATTATAAGATGAAAAAAATTGTTATTTTATTATTATTGTTTTTTGCTTTTTTTATTTACCAGATTTTCGCGGATACGGTAACTATAACCTCACCTGTGGATAATCATGATACTAATGTTAGGGTAATTACTATACAAGGAACCGCTAATAGTGTTTATGATATAGGTGATTCTGTTCATATTTATACTAATAATATTTTGCAATCAAGTAATAGTATCGCGGCTGATAGTTCTTTTTCAGGTACTGCCGCTTTAACTGGTATTGGTAACATAATTGTTACCAGATTCTATGATGGTATATTGATTGGTTATGATACTATTCATGTTGACTATTATGATACTTCTTCTATTGGTGTTGCTATAACATATCCTCTTGATAATCATGATACAAATGTTTCTATTGTTATTATAGGTGGTACTACAGCTAATTGTGGTACCGGTAGTCATATTCATGTTTATGTTGATGGTGCTATTTGTACCTCTATTTATTTTACGTTAGATATCGACAGCCCGTCGTGGTGTGGAACAGCTGCTTTAAATAGCCGGGGAGAATCTGTTTCAGTTTTATTAGAAAGTGTTTTTGGGGATGTGGCCCAGGATACTATAACTATTGATTATTGGGGAAATCCTGGTATCAATATTACCCTACCTGCTAATAATTCAGATACTGATATTCAAATATTTACTATTTATGGAACCACTAATGACGCCCAGGCCGGAGATACGATTCAAATATATACTGATGTAGGATTAAATACAACTATTGTTATAGTAGATGATACCGGTAATTGGTCAGGTACGGCGTGTGTATCAAATTATGGTGAATCGGTAATAGTTATTTTTAATGGTTATTCCGGTACAGCTCGGGACACTATAACAGTAAATTATTTTAGTACTCCAACAATAACTATAAACTATCCTGGAAATAATCATGACACAAATACTGGTATAATAAATATAGGGGGCTCTGTTACTCATGCTATCACTAATGATACTGTTGTTATATATACAAACGCTACATATTGCACAACGGTTATCGTTTCAGGTTATAATGGTTCCTGGGCCGGTACTGTTTCGGTATCAAATCTAAATGATAGTGTTTGGGTAGTTCTACATGACCAGTTTGGTAGAACGGCGACCGATACTAACGTTGTTAATTATTATAACACACCTTCAATTGGTATTAGTTATCCAACAAATAATCACGATACAAATATTAACATAGTAAATATAGGAGGGACAACTGCTGAAGTAGGGCTTGGTTCCTATGTATACATTTATAACAGTGCTGGTGATAGTACTGATATATTTACTATAACCGCTGATTCTCAAAATTGGTCTGGTACTGTTTCTCTATTTAGCCAGGTAGGGGATAGTGTTATGGTAATATTGATTGACCAATTTGGAGTAAAAGTATATGATACTATTACAATAAAATATTGGGGAATAGCTAATGTACAAATAAATGAACCCAGTAATAATCATGATACTATAGTGAATATAATAACAATCAATGGTACCACTTATGGTAGTAAAACCGGAGATACTGTGGTTATATATACGAATACTACAGTTAATACCACAGTCGTTTTGGCTTCTGATTCTGGTAATTTTTCAGGAACCGCTTATATATCCAATCTTGGTGATTCGGTATGGGTGATAATGTATAATCAATTTAATGCTCGAGCTTATGATACAATAGTTTTAAATTTTATTGATACCCCTTTGGCTGGTATTATTGTTCCCGAACATAATTCTGATACAAATTTAAAAACTAATCTTATTACCGGAACAACGGTGGGTACCAGTAGTGGCGACACTGTAGTTATATATGTAAATAATGTTTTAAACTCCATTGCTGTTATTTCAGGATATGATAATAATTTTTCCGGCACTGCTTACATTACAAATAGATATGATTCAATTACTGTTGAGGTTCATGACCAGTTTGGTCGAAATGGGTATGATACTATAAATGTTAGTTATGTTGAAGTACAAATCACAAGTCCGAGTGATGGGACTGATACAAATACAAAAATTGCTAATGTATCTGGGACTACTTATAATACTTATGCTGGTGATACTGTTTATATCTATTGTGATACCCAGTTTAATTGTTTATTTGTGTTACTTTCGGATAGTGGTAATTTTTCTGGTACTGTTAGTTTACAGCACGGTAATAGTCGGGTGTGGGTAAAAATCTTAACCGATAGTGGTAATATTCAATATGATACTATTTCTGTTGGATATTTTGCACAACCGCAAATTAGTTTTAGTATGATTGATGAATATGATACTAATACTAAGTCTCCTACTTTTATTGGGACCACTTATAATACTTCTATTGGTGATACTATAAAAATATATGTTGGAAGTAGTTACCAGACACAAACAAATTTAACTGCTGATAGTGGTAGTTGGGGTTGTACTGTAGCTCTTAGTAATATGTCCGATAGTGTGTGGGTAAAATTAGAAACGAGGTTTGACTCAATTTTGTATGATACAATTTCTGTTTTTCTACATTGGGCCGGTATTACTAATATAACTAATAATACTGATACCAATAGTGACTCTATATCTAACGTAAATATTGATTGGGTCGGTAATAGCTCTAATGATACCATATATTTATATGTAAATTCAAGCTTATGTACATCGTTTGTAACTACGAATGAAACAGGAACTTTTAATGGTACCGCCACTCTAACCGGCCAGGCTGATAAATTGTGGCTAAAAATGGAACCATATATAGGAGTAGATACCAATCATGGCGGTGACTCTGTTGCTTATGATACAATAACAATTAATTACTTTGCTAATCCCGTTTTAACTATTACTTATCCTGCGGACAATCATGATACATATATCTCTATAATAAATATAGGAGGGACTTCTTACGATGTTCAGGTGAATGATACTGTTGAAATATTTGTTAATAATGTTTTAAATACTACTGTTATTATAACAAGTCTAAATGGAAATTTTTTCGGTACTGCTGCCTTTAGTGATTATGGTAGTAATCTGGTGGTAAAATTACATGACCAATTTGGAAGAAACACTTATGATACAATTGTTATAGATTATTTTAAGACTCCTGATATTGCTATTACATCACCGGCTAATAACCATGATACCTATTTATCAACAATAACAATATCTGGAACTACGGTTGAATGTCATGGTGGGGATACTGTTGAAATTACAAATATGTATACAAGAAGTACAGTTTATCTTTTAACCGGGGATAGTGGCACCTGGTCAGGTACAGTAGCTATTAGTGGTTACAATGATAGTATCGTTGCTATTCTACATGATACATATAATAGAACAGCATATGATACAATATCCATAAATTACTTTGGGACTCCTAATATCGGAATAAATTTATCCAATCCGACAGATACTAATATACAGAAGAATGTTATTTCAGGTACTTCCTATAATACCAGGGATTCGGATTTAGTTAGAATATATGTAAATACTATTTTACAGGCAACTGCAAGAATTGTTGGGGATTCTGGTAATTGGGTTGATACACCAATAATATTTGTAGGTATTGGTGATAGCTTAGTAGTAAAATTGGAGGATAGTTTTGGCAGGGTATATTATGAAACAAGAACAATCAATTATTACTCGATACCCACAATACAAATAACTGTACCGGCTGATAATCATGATACTAATAACAGCTTTTTTATTATTGGAGGAATTGCCAGTCCTACTAAGGCGGGCGATACTGTGGAAATATATACGAATACAAATTTAAATACTACTGTTGTGATTGTTTCAGATAATGCAAACTGGTCAGGTACAGCCGGTGTTTCCTCAAAAGGTGATAGTTTGTGGGTTGTTTTACATGATTCTTTCGGGAATATTTTATACGATACAATAACTGTTAATAAATATCAAACCAATCCTGGTGTGGGTATAGATACGCCAGCTACTGCTTATGATACTTGTGTTAAAGTTATAACAATTTATGGGACTTCGAAGAGCTCAAAAGTTGGGGATAGGGTACGTTTATATGTTAATGGTATTTTAAATTCTTCATATACTTTGACAGCTGATACGGGTTCCTGGTCTGGTACCGTTTCTCTAACTAATATAGGTGATAGTATATTAGCAAGATTAACTAATTTTGATTCTGATGTGTATGATACTATAACTATAAATTATATTGGTGCACCATCTGTTGTTATTACTAATTTTCCAAATAACCATGATACAAATATACAAATTATAAATGTTATTTGTACCACTAAAAACACTATGTTAGGTGATACAATTTATATTTATGTGGATAATGTTTTAAACACTTATGCGGCAATTACTTATTATAATCAATCCTTTTCAGGGACAGCGGCTTTATCCGAAACAAGTAATAATGTTTCGGTCAAATTAGTAACAGCGTTAACCGGTTCAGTTATTTATGATACGATAACTGTTGATTATTATGGTACTATATTGGCGAGGATAAGTTATCCTTCTAATAATACAGATACTAAGATATCTATAAATACTATTCACGGAACAACCGTAAACTCTCGGAACGGTGATACAATAGTTTTACGTGTTAATGGGTTAACTAATTCTATCACTCATATATTAACAGATAGTGGAACCTGGTCTGGAACAGTGGTTGTTGGCGGTAGTGATAGTATTTCTGTAACACTGGAAGACCAGTTTGGGAGAACTGTAGGAAATACGGTAACAATTAGTTATTATGCAACACCTACTATTTCTATAGGTATTCCTGGTAATGTTAATACTGATACTAATATTAGTATGAACTGGATAAACGGGACAACCGAATGGTCACAGCTTGGAGATACTATATCGATTTATGTAAATAATATTTTGAATACAACAGTTTATGTTGTGTCTGATTCAATGAGCTGGTCTGGAACTGTTGTTGTAGTTTCTAAGGGGGATAGTGTAACTGTAAAATTGGAAAGTGTTTTATATAAAACAAGTTATTATGATACTATTACTATAAGTTATTATCCGGTATTTACAATGGCTATAATGTCCCCAGATACCGGGCATGATACAAATATATCTGTTATAACTATATCAGGTACAACAGAAAATTCGAAAGTAGGAGATACCGTTCAAATATTTGATTATACTGGAACTATGAATACTAATATTATTTTAACTTCTGATAGCGGTAGTTTTTCAGGAACTTGTTATATAGCCGGTACACCATATCCGATAGTGGTTGCTAAACTTGCTAATTCTTTTAATAATAATTTATATAATGACACTATTCAATTACATTATTTATCTGAGACCTTATCGTTAGAAATAACTTATCCGGTTGATAATCATGATACTAATACAAATATAATTATCATTGGTGGTACAACTTGTCAAACAGTTGCAAATGTTGATACTGTTTATATTTATGTAAATAATGTTTTGAATAGCAAATATACAATCTCTGCGGATAGTGATAATTGGAATGGAACGGTTTATGTTAGTTCTTATGGCGACAGTGTTAGTACAAAATTGGTTAATCAGTTTGGACAAGTAGTTCAGGACACGATTACGGTAAATTGTTTTGCTAATAATCCGGAAATTGTTATAACCAGTATGATTGATAATAATGATACAAATGTAGATTCGGGTACTATTTTTGGAACTTCAAACTATAGTATAGCTGGGGATACTTTGTTAATATTTGTAAACTCTAATATTAACGATACAATAATTTTGACAGAAAATAATGAAAATTGGTCCGGCACTTTTCAATTAAACGGGATTGGAGATAGTGTGTGGGTAAAATTATATAATAGATACGATTCAAAGGTATATGATACAATTACATTTAGTTATGTATTACCGCCGTCTTATATTTCCATAACATATCCAGATACCAATTCTCACGACACAATAGTATCAAGAATTATAATAATGGGAACTACAAGGAACACAAGGTTGGGAGATACAGTTCAAATATATGTTAATAGTGTTTTATCTTCATCAACTAATGTTGTTAGTGATAGTGGCTCCTGGATAGGGTATGCCAATTTGGAAGGTAAGGGTGATAGTGTTATTGTAAAACTAATTGACCAGTTCGGCCAGGTTGCTTATGATAGCATAACTGTTAACTTTAGTGGTAATCCACGATTAACAACCTATCCAAAACCTTACATGGAAAGAATTGTTCAGAATAAGGTTTTACAAGCATACTGGGATGGTAAAGGGAATACATATCCAGCAATTGTTGTTGTTGATATTCATGCTTTTAATGATTCCACTATTGCTCAATTATCGGCAGTTATGGAGGATTTGTATGATAGTGGTTTGTATGAAGTATATGATTCCCAAATATTGAGTTACGCCACTAATTCAGCGGGTAGTGATTCAATATTGATAAATGTTCGGACTACTCATAGAATATATATTGCTAAAACAGCAGTATATACTATAATTATAGAAAGATTTGGAGTGAATGGTTCCGCTTGTTCAGATGGGCGGGTTGATGAAATAGAGAAAGTATATTATACAGTACCCTAATGTTTTTAAAATGTCTATTAATAGTAGGAATTTTAGTAGCGGTATTTATAGGTGGCATTGGTGTCACATATTTATTAATAAAAGGATTTGTAAAATTTGTTAATAGATTAAGATAAATTATTGGTATTAGGAGAATAGAAATGAAATATATAATTGTATTATTATTGATTGCTTTTTTGTTGGGTTATTCTTACGCTGATGGATTTTTTGAAGGTACTACTTATAATTATGACCAGGATGGTAAAATTTCCCAAAATAAACAGGAAATTGAAAAAGTCAAGGATAATCCCTCAACCGGAAGGATAAGAGTAGATTCGGGAATTGTTGGAACAGAATTAGAAGTTGGAGGTACTTTAACCGCTGGTTCTATTGAAAGTGAAAATATATCAGGAACATTAGTTATTAGTGGTACAGTAATAATATCCACTAAAATATATTCTGAAGAAATAGATAATACAGGGACAATAACAACTGATACTTTAACCGTTGGTGGAATAATTTCAACAGGCAGTTGTAGTCTTACTCAGGAGCTAAAAGCGGATTCGGCAACATTTACAAATACAGTATATGCGAATGCTTTTGTTGGCGATGGTTCTTTATTAACAGGTGTTTCGGGTGCTTCTTTTGATACTTTTTTTACAGGGCAAATGAAAGTTAATCAGGAGTTTTCTGATACTGCTAATGGTTTTGATACTATATTTGAATTAACAGACCCTTTAGATGTCTGGGAGGATAGTTCAACTATTGTTACTATTGATGGAGTTATTAAAGTTATTGGTGTAGATTATTATGAAAGTGGAGATAGTGAGATAACTTTCCACGGAGGGTATGTTCCTGATACCGGTGAAATATTAAGGGTATCTTATATTAGTAGATATTATATAGTTGGTTTATCAGATTCTTTTGTGAGGAATTACGAAGAAGATACTATGGCAGGAAGTTTAAATGTTATAGGTGATTTAGACGTAACCGGTCAAGGTGATTTTAATAATTTGGATATTGATTCAAATGCTTTAGTGGGAGAGACTTTATTTGTAGATTTAGCTTTTAATTGCCGCCTTGCTGGTGGATTACCTTTTACAAATTCTGGTGGACAAACAAATTTTTTTATGGAGGGTATAAACGGTTATGTTGGGTTTGGTACTTTGTTACCAGATGAAAAAATTCATGTATATGGCAATAATGTTAAAATACAGACTTCAAGTGGGTATGAATCTAATGAGTTAATTTTTCAGGCTGACCCACAAGGAATAGATGGGGATACTCAGGGTAGAATATGGCTTCATAATGGTTCCGGAGTTCAGTTTCATTTTGCTCATTGTGATTCTACAATATTTACTGCGGGTGTTTTAGGGTTAGCTCCAACTGATGAGTATACTGGAGAATTAGATTTAGGCGGTACTGGTGGTTCCGGAATTTATCAATGGCGGTCATTATATTTAACAGAAGATATATTTGCTGATTCTGCTACCTTTACTAATAATGTTTATTGTAAAATATTTCCAACAAATGATACTTGGATTTATAATACAGCTTTTGATTCCTGTGCTTATACCGATACTTTTACTACTGCTGATAGTTTTTGTATTTCTAATGTAGATTATGAGTTATTAGCAGTTAATTGGGTATTAGGTGATACTGAACCTTTTGAGGGTGTGTGGATAACTGAGCCTGTTTTTGGAGTAACTGTTGTAGAGTGGAAAAATTGTTATTATGTTATGTCACCAATTCAAGATTATGCGGCTAATACAATAAAGTTAAGAGGACGAGAAAAATAAATGAATAAAATTTTATTTATACTTATCTTATTACTTATGTATTCAGTTTGTTTTGCGGATAACTATGTTGTGGATAATGTTACTGGTGATAGTTGGTTAATTAGCGATTCAGATTCGGTTGATATATTGTTTGAAATTGTAACTGCCGATAGCGAATTGTATGTATATTCAACAACAAACGATTCTGATATAGTATATTATGCATTTAAAGAAAATTTTCAATTTCGGTCTGGATATATCAGAACAAAAATACCGACAAAAAAAATAATTGAATGTGATGAGTTTCCATTTAAAATACAATGGCATTTTCGATATATAATTATTGGTGGAATTGCAACTGGAAACGTTGTAACCTTTGAAGGAAAATAAAATGAGAATTATAATATCTATATTATTTATATTGCTGTTTTTATCAAATATATATGCTTGGGATACAATATATGTCAACGGACAAAAATTGTATAGAATAGTTGTTAATGGCGGAAGTGAAACAACTTGTGCTTTCCCTCTTGTTAATGTTGATTTTGCCGACTTATCTATGAACTGCACCTGTGGTGAATATACTATGGTTGATACATCACTTACATTTGGGGCTGGTAATGACGCAAATAATAATGCTAATCAGGCGACTCCGTCTGCTCCGCTTAAATCAATTCCTTATGCTTATGATTATGCTGATGATACTGTCCCTGCTGACGGAACTCAAATCGTTGTGTGGTGTATCAAATTTGGAACTTTTGACTACTCAACATTTATCGGCGATAGTTATTATATCAGTTCACAACTGATTATTGAAAAACCGGTTATTTTTATTTCTAATGGAGGCAGGTTAAAACAAAATCCCGGCAAAAACCAATTAATAACTTCTCTTGTAAGTGATTCAACTGGATTTATAGGATTTATGCGATTTAATGGAGGCGCGCCTGAACCAGATTATTTTAGTAAAAAAGCAGTTTTTACTTATAATTTTTATACTGTGTTTAAAAATACTATCTCGAATGCTCATCTATACGATAATGATAAAAATGATACATCATATTTTAGGAATAATTATATATATAATGTAAAAATGACTGGTATAGATGCGTGGAAATCTACCATATTTTTTACTGGTGCTGGTGCTTGCGATTCAAATGTGTTTGATAGCTGTTATTCGGCAGGTTCGTGGCTTAATGAACACGATGAAAAAGATTATAATTCGCAAGTCAAATCTAACTATATTAGAAATTCATATTTTGATGATTATTATATTAATCAAGATGCTGGACAAGATATATATTATAATGATACGGACAATGTGGTGTATAATATTACGGGTGCTCCTGTTGGTCTTGAACTTTTTGCAAGGGAATCAGGAACAGATTTATTAGAGCCGAACTGTGATAGTGCTGAAACAGTGCCTTTAGTAACTGGCAGTGATACTGTTGGGTTTGATATGACCGGCGATTCGTTTTTTACTCTTTTTTTTAATGGTCAATATCCTTCTCCATCTGTTCCGACTATATCATTTTCACATCCTGCTGATAACCACGACACAACACAAAAACTGATAAAAATTGATGGTGTAACAACAGACGCTACCGACCACGATAGCGTTGGAATATATGTCAATGGAGTATATCAAGATACAGTTGAAGTTTCAAGTGATGCTTGGAGTGGAACTGCAAGTCTGACTGGACTTGGTGATTCTGTTCAAGTCAAGTTTTGGGATGGTACTAATATTAACTGGGATACTATTACCGTCAATTATTATAGTTCAATAGACATTAGTATAAATGCTCCTTCTGATAATCACGATACTAATACTCAGATAATAATTGTTAGTGGCACTACTGTAAACTGTAAAGATGGTGATACTGTTCAGTTATACCTTTATGAAACGAGTTTAGAGCATTATGAGTGGCGTTGTTTTGATAGTCATAATGATGGCGGAGCAACTTGGTATAATGAAGCTAATGCATATAATGATAGTTATCCAGATGGTTCAACAAAAGTTTGTAAAGAATCAGGTCCACCACCAGGGAATCATAGTTGGTTTCAGCTTATACTTACTTCAGCTGTTACAAGTAATCAAATAAGAGTGTGGGCTTCTAAACAAAATTATATGATTAGTGATTGGGAATGTACAATATCTATTTCTTCAGATGGTGCAGGAGACCCTACAAATTGGACAGAAATAGATACAGAATTAAACCATTCAAAAAATACTTGGGTAGAAATAGATTATCCAGAACAAACAGTTAAGGCAATAGCTTTTCATAGAAATGGCGACGGTGATGCTTTATACTTAGACGAAGTTCAAATTAGTGTGTTGACAGGTAGTGATACAGTTCATTCAATAGCTACTATTTCTTCAAACGCTTGGTCAGGTACAGTTGCGTTATCGGGAATTGGTGATAGCATTACTGCCAGATTAAATGATAGTTTTGGCAGAATGGATGAAGATACAATAACTGTTAATTATTCTACTTCTACTTTTAATTATAGAACAATAAAAAACGTAACTCAGTTTAAACAAAAAGCATATGAAATTTATGGCTATAAAAGTTCTTCTTCAGCTTCAACAGTAAATCATATTTGTAAACAAGAACCAACTAAACCAGATTTAAGAAATTATAAAACATTAAGTGGATTTATAAAGAGATTATCGGAATAGGAGATTATGATGAAAAATTATTTAATTATATTTTTATGTTTACTTTTTACTTTACCTTTATTTTCTGAAGTGGGTACGTCTGATGATTTGACACAATTAAATAAATATCTTTCTGTATCGGATTCTTGTGTAAGTATTACTGCGGGAACAACCACTTACACCGGTAAGGTATATATTAGCGGTATTGAAATTTCAACTTCTGGCTCAGGAGATTCAGATTGGACTATTAGCGCTTCCGATAATGCTATATCGACTGATTCCTATGTAAGTATAGGTTCTACTAAACCAAACAATTCTTTAGAAATTTGGGGTGATGGAACGGACCCTTACGGAGTTACTACTGGAGATGGTAATATTGGAATGCTTGGTGCTTCGAGCAATAATTCAAATTTTATATATTTTGAAATTGCTACCGGAGGTTCGCCTGGAGATACTCAGGGTAAAATTTGGTATCTCAATGGTAGTGGTCAAATGTTTGAATTTAGAAAAGCGGATACTCCTCTTATTTGGCTTGGTAGTATGGGAATTGCTCCTCGTGGAAGTGGATTACAAATGAATTTAGGAGGCACTGGTGGTTCCGGTATGTATCAGTTTCAGAATTTATATTTATCAGATGATTTATTTGCGGACAGTGCGACATTTGCCAGCAGCGTGTATGCTAATGCATTTATAGGCGATGGTTCAGGATTAACAGGACTGGTTGGCGGCTGGTGGGATATTGATGTAGTAACTGGCTGGCTATACAGCGATAGTCATGTAGGTATAGGTATTGCTAATCCCAGTGATAGTTTTCATGTTGTAGGAACTGTCCAAATAAGCGAAACAGCCGTTATAGGAGGCGCAAATATAACGAATGGTGCAGGGTTACAAGTTAGGCATAAAGAAACTATAGATGGAATTGCAAATAGTTCTCGAATCGTAATAGGATGGAATGGTGCAAGTTCAGGAGATGCGATGTTACAGTTAGCTGAAGTTGCCGATGGCTGGACAATAAGGCATAAAGCAAGTGATAATTCTTTAAGATTTTCTGACCAGCTCGGAGGAATTGATTGGGTAACAGTTTCAAGTTATGGAAATATTGGTGTTGGTTTAGATGATATAGCATCAGATAGTTTAGAAGTGGCCGGCGGAATACTTGCTGATTCGCTTAATGTAAAGGGTGTGGCGTATGGTGTATATGCTCGTGAGTGGGATACTAATTGTGTTTCTGATAGCGGTTCTGGTATTGCTCCTTACGACACTTGGACAGTTTATGTGCCAAACATATCCAACACAGTATCAACAATTTTTGATGACCTTCGTGGTCTTGACTATTTTGTTGAACTTGATAGCGGTGATTCAGCTCCATACTCGGCAACTTGGTGTGAGATAAAGAATGATACAGACGAGTTTTTCATATACAACAATTCGGATAATGTTGTCAATAATGTTGTTTTGCGAGGATTATATAAATAATGAGAAAGATAATTGATGAAATAGTAATTACGTTATTTGCGGTGATTGTAATATTGCTGATGTATGTCATTCCACAAAAATTTTGGTTAGGTGATAAGTAATGAGAATGATTGTTTTTTTGATACTATTACTTATGTGTTCGGTTTGTTTTGCGGACAACTATGTTGTGGATAATGTTACTGGCGATAGTTGGATAATCAGCGATTCCAATTCGGTTGATATATTGTTTGAAATTGTAACTGCCGATAGCGAATTGTATGTATATTCAACGACAAACGATTCCGACATAGTATATTATGCCTGTAAAGACAATTTTCAATTTCGGCCTGGATATATCAGAACAAAAATACCGACAAAAAAGATAATTGAATGTGATGAGTTTCCATTTAAGATACAATGGCATTTTCGATATATAATTATTGGTGGAATTGCAACTGGAAATTTAGTAACCTTTGAGGAAAAATAAAATGAGAATTATAATATCTATATTATTTATGTTGCTGTTTTTGTCAAATATATATGCGTGGGATACAATATATGTCAACGGGCAAAAATTGTATAGAATAGTTGTTAATGGCGGAAGTGAAACAACTTGTGCTTTCCCTCTTGTTAATGTTGATTTTGCCGACTTATCTATGAACTGCACCTGTGGCGAATATACTATGGTTGATACATCACTTACATTTGCAGCCGGCAATGACGCAAATAACAATTCTAATCAAGCAACTCCGCCTGCTCCGCTTAAATCAATTCCCTATGCTTATGACTATGCTGATGATACTGTCCCTGCTGACGGAACTCAAATCGTTGTGTGGTGTATCAAATTTGGAACTTTTGATTATTCGACATTTATTGGTGATAGTTATTATATCAGTTCACGACTGACTATCGAAAAACCGGTTATTTTTATTTCTAATGGAGGCAGGTTAAAACAAAATTCAGGCTCAAACCAAGTAATATACTCTGCTACAAGTGATTCAACTGGATTTATAGGATTTATGCGATTTAATGGTGGTAGTACTTATGGGGATTGGTTTGGTAAAAAATCAGTTTTTACTTATAATTTTATTACTGTGTTTAAAAATACTCGCGGGAACATTTTTCTCTATGATAACGATACAAGTGATACATCATATTTTCGGAACAATTATGTATATAATATAAAGGTTACTGGCACGACTTCGTGGTATGCAAACATATTTTTTACTGGTGCTGGTGCTTGCGATTCAAATGTGTTTGATAGCTGTTATTCGGCAGGTTCGTGGCTTAATGAACACGATGAAAAAGATTATAATTCGCAAATTAAATCTAATTATATTAGAAATTCATATTTTGATGATTATTATATTAATCAAGACAATGGACAAGATATATATTATAATGATACGGACAATGTGGTGTATAATATTACGGGCGACCCTGTTGGACTTAATCTTTTTGCAAGGGAATCAGGAACGGATTTATTAGAGCCGAACTGCGATAGTGCTGAAACAGTGCCTTTGGTAACTGGTAGTGATACTGTTGGTTTTGATGCGACCGGCGATTCGTTTTTTACTCTTTTTTTTAATGGTCAATATCCTTCTCCATCTGTTCCGACTATATCATTTTCACACCCTGCTGATAACCACGACACAACACAAAAACTGATAAAAATTGATGGTGTAACAACAGACGCTACCGACCACGATAGCGTTGGAATATATGTCAATGGAGTATATCAAGATACAGTTGAAGTTTCAAGTGATGCTTGGAGTGGAACTGCAAGTCTGACTGGTGCAGATTCTATTATGGTAAAATTCTATGATGGAACTAATATCGCTTATGACACTATTGGTGTTACTTATATAGCAATGAGTATTACATATCCAGACGACAATCACGAAACAGAAATAGTTTTAATACATATCGGCGGAACTACTACAAACGCAGACGATTATGACTCAATTGGCATATATGTTGGCGAAAACGGTATGGGTTGGGTATATAACGATTCTGTGAATATCAGTTCAAACGCTTGGTCTGGCACAGCAAGTTTGAATGATTATTATGATAGTGTTTTAGTTGTTTTTTTCGATGGAGATAATATTGCAAAAGATTCAATAACAGTCAAATATCTGTCTATTGCAATAACTTATCCCCCAGATAATCACGATACAAATATATCAATAATAACCATTGGTGGAACTTCTACCGCTCAAAATGGTAGAGATGTGATTGTAATTTTTAATAATATGGTTTTTCAGTCATATCCTACTGCTGGTGCAGTTTGGTCAGGAACGACTTCCTTAAACGGATTGGGTGATAGTATTTCTGTATATTTTGGTAGTATGGTTGAAATGGGATTGGAAACAGCCGATACTATAACGGTTAATTATTCAACTGTAACTGTGCCAGATACAATAACAAATGTTCCATCAGCCGCAGTGGTTAGGCGAATTCTTTCTTCACCCATAAATTCAGGTTTGGGAATAACAGCAACCTCAACAAAACGAGAAATGATGAATAAAACCTATGGCGCCAATACAAAATACACCTGGCCACAGTTTGTTAGTAAATTAAAGGCGGATTACTAAAAGATAATACTTACTAATAATAATTATTAAGGAGCTGTAGAATATGCCAGAAAATGTTTTAAGGTCAGAAGTGATAGAAATTGTAGATAAAAAAGTAAAAGAAGCTAAGGATGAGATTAGTAAAAAAATTGAACATCTTGAAGTGACTATTAAAGAATCAATACAAAATGTGGAAAAATCGATAAATAATTTAGGTGAGTATCTTAAAGAATCACTATTAGAAAAACAAAATCTTGCTTTTCATGAACATACTTCACAGTGTGAGAAGATTCGTGAAAAAGAGAATCAAAAAGATATAGAAACTTATTTTAAAAAAGAAGTGTATAATCCTCAAAAAGAATTTATTGCTCGTGATTTTAGAGTATCTGTTGTTAAAGCGGTCGAAGATTCAGCTGCTCTCGGTGCTTTTAAAGATTTTAAAGCAGGTTTTTCTCGTGGAGTAATATTTGTTATTAGTGGGCTGGTGATTGTGTTAATTTTATCTTTATTTTCACATTGTCCGGCTGTTCAAAAAATGTATTCAAATTATAACAATTTAGGTAAAGAGGTTAGGGTGAGAAAATAATGGGATATGGATTATTACCAAATGATAGAAGTTCAAATGAAATTTTTATTATAAAAAGTATTTTTGCGGTGTGTGGTGTGTTTGGTTATGGTGAAAACGATAATGCTTGTGAAATGATTCTTAGAACTATTTATGCCGAAACTCAGTTAGGCGATTATCCAGATGGTTATATATCTGAAGGTCATGGTTTATGTCAACATGATAAAGAAGAAATTGCTGAGTTATTAAATAGAATTAAAAGAAAGCCTGATTGGCAAGATAAGTTGAAAGAACTAAAAATTGATTATAGATTTTTTATAGATACAGAAACTGTTGCTTATCAATTAGACGGTTCACCCCTTTGGTCAATATTATTTTGTCGATTAAGTTATCTAAAAGTTCCTGTAATAATACCAGTATCAATTTATGAACAGGGTGAGTATTATGCTAATCATTATAATAAATCTAAACCAGAATTAAGGGGGCAACGAGCATATCATTATATAAAATCTGCAGCAGATGATAATTGTAGAAATAGTTGGCAGTTACTCCAAATAATGAAACATACTTTGTTGAAAGAACAGCAGGAAATACAAATAAAAGGGTTAAATGAATCGATATAAACATAAAGAAGTTTGGTTTTATTTTAAATTAACATTAAAATAACCAGTAAAATCGTGTAAATATATGATTTATAAAGAGATTTTATATAATACATGGTTTTATGTAGGTAATTAGTATAAATCGCTTAAATCGAAGATTTTAGGAGGTAGTTAAGTGAAAAATAGTTGTAATTTTATAATATTTTTATTTCTTCTTTTTTTCCTTATCCATTGTTCCCATATTCCTACCAGAAGAGAGCATATAAGACCTTTTAAATCCGACGGGTGTACTTTGGTTCCTGATTTCAATTTTACCTGGGCAGGAATAAAACATGATTGGTTATATTGGCAGGGTGGTTCTAAAAAGGATAGAAGATATGCTGATAAAATATTTAAAAAGGATATAGAAAAATCCGGATATCCAATAATCGCTAAAATATATTATATAGGTGTAAGAATTTTTGGTCATCCGCTTTTGCCTACTTATTGGAGATGGGGATATGGTTATAAGTGGCCGACCTATTATCAAAAAGATAAATATAAATAGGAGGTTAAAAATTATGAGTAAGGAAAAAAGTTTATCCGTTGAAGAGGTGCAGAGAAAGCGTCAGATATCTGAAAAAGCTATTCAAAAAATTATTGAAAAATTTGTTCAGGATACAAAACTGGATGTGGAGCATTTAGCCTTTTTGAGAGATGTATCAAATAATACAAACGCTAATTATTATAAAATTCGAATGGTAGTTAAAATATAATTTTGATTTTTTGATAAAAAGAGGAGGTAGTTAAAGATGAATTTTTTTAAGAGGGCGTGGAAAAATATTTGTGCTTTTCCGGTCAGGGTTGTGAGGTTTTATAAGAAACCTGAGGTTCAAGATTTTTTAGAAGTGGTAAAAAATATTTATGAAAAGTATTTTAAAGTGTGGACTCGAAGATTATTTCATTTAGCAACTGATGATGATTTAGAGCAGCTGAAAGAAATGGCGATTAAAATAATTATAGAGTGGGATAAGAGAGATGGTAACGGTCTTGAAAAATTGGATAGTGCAAAAGATGATTTAATTGCTCAGATAGGAAAAATATTAAAGGCTGATTTAAAAGTTCTTAGTACTGGTGTGAAGGGTGAGTTAAAAGAAAAGATTAAACAGCCATCATATTTTATAACTTTTATTCAAGATGTTTATATGGAATTAAAACAAAAGAAGGTCATATAATGAGTACTTTTCATTGGCAAGTAATTGCTTTAATTATTTTTTATATATTTGTTTGCCTTTCTTTTGGGTATTCTTTTTCTCTTTTACCATCGTTGGCGACGATTAAAAGTGATGTTAGAGCTACTAAAGATAATGTAGTTAAAATTAGTGATGTTATGCTTAAAGTTCAGGTAGGAGTAAATGATAATAAATCAGGGTTAAATGATTTAAGGGATAATTTTATTCAGCTCCAGAATAATATGAATGCTAATATTGGTAAGATTCAAACCGATATGCAGTTGATAAAAGAATTAAATGTTAAAATAAAATTACTTGACGAATTTAAGTTAGATTTAAAAGCAATGTCAAATAATGTATTAGATATAAAGACTAATGTAAAAGCTTTATCTGATAATTTTGTTAAAATAGATTTTAAAGCAATGTCAGATAATATTTTAGAAGTAAGTAATAAAGTAGATGCTAATGCAAAACTATTTGCCGGTTTCGATAATTCGATAAACCAAAAATTTGAAGCTAAGGGAAACATTATTACAAATAATCCCGAAGTTGCTTTATCTGCTCTATCTATACTATCAACTATTTGTTTAGCACTTATTATTAGTAATCGTAAATGGCAAAAGAAGTATATGGATACTCAAAGTGAATTGCTTTCTAAAACTTTATCAAATCAGTTTTATTTGTCAAAAATGGCTATGGAACTTGGTGAAGATAAATTTAAAGAAGTGATTCAAGAAAAAGACGAATTTAAAGAAAAGAAGTTAAATGGTAATAAAGTATGAGTAAAGTAGATAAACTTGTAGATAAGTTAAAATTTAATGATACTGAATTAGATACTTATTTACAAATGTGTTTTGATATAGCAAGAGAGAACAAAACATTTCGGGATGAGTGTAATGTAGAGTTAAAAAAGTTAAAGGGTAAGCCCCACTTTAAGTTAAGAAATGCTTTGTTAAAAGTGTTGATAAGAAATTTATTAAGAAAGATGAGAGAGTTAGATGAACAAGGAGTTTTATAAAACCGAAAAACGGGAAGATGTGGAAGCTATATTAGAAGCAATTGATATGTCTGGTATAGATGATACTTTAAAGAAAATTGTTGAAGCGGTAGAGGATGATTGGTCTAAAGTATCTCAAGCGGATTTAAATAAACTTATAAATTTTATAAAGCAGCAGGAAAAGCAACAAGAAAAAAAGGCGGTTATGGATTATGTAATGGAGGATAATAAGAAAATCAAGGAAGGTGTTGTCTATGGTGCAATAACCGGTATTATACTTGGTTTTATAACTATGCTTGGATTAACTTCAGATAATAAATTTTGTCAATGGGTATCGTCGTTTGGTGGTAATATATCTAAGACGTTAGTTAATTCAACCATTTTTGGTATTATTGTATCATTAACAATTTTTTGTTTCACAATGGATACTCTTTCCGGCTGGAAAATATTACTTCCGTTTGGTTTTATTCCTCTATCGACAATAATAGGATTTGTTTTATATAAATTATTAAGTTCAAATAGAGATGATTTAAAATAATGTTAAAACCAATTAAAATAAAGTCTATAAAAAGTATTGGTGTTCAGGATAGTTATGATGTTAAAGATGTGGGTGGTAATCATCTTTATGTTGGACCACATAACATAATTGTTCATAATTGTTTGGACGAGTTATCAGCAGCGGATAATAAAACCGCTCAATTTAGTACCAGGCGTGTTGAACTAACTAAGGTTTTTAAAGTTTATACCGAAACTATTTCTCGTATTATATCTCGATTTATGGATAAAGGTATTTTACCTTTAATAAGTAAATTGTTTATGATTCAGCAGGTAGAAGAGGATGTGGCTTCATTTTTAGATAATTATATTGAGATGGTAAAAGACGAGGAGCACGTACTTATATATAATGACCCAATATGGCGAATTAAAAGGAAAGCTTATAGTGGTATAACGTTTACTATTGCCTGCGGTACTGAATATCATCCACCAAAAATAATTGAGAAAGGTGAAGATATAAGTGTTTATGTACGAGAAGGTCATGCTATATTAAACGACTGTCCGGTGGAATTAAAAAGATTAGCAAAATTAGATTTATCAACTTTTTTAAAGCGCCAGGCGGGGATACTGGCCAGACATAGTGTAAGAAAAAGGTTGATACCACAAAGAACATATGTTAGTAAAGCAGTTAGGCGGGAGTATGAAGCTCATCCTTTTACAAAAGAGTATTTGGTTCTTGATTATAAAAATAAACAACAAAAAATTCAGGATTATTTTATTTTTAACAAATTGGAAGATATAACTGCTGCTCGTTATATTCATACAGATTTATCTAAATCGGGCAATGAATTAGGAATGGCAATGGTGCGTAAGCGGGGCATGGTAAACACAGTTAAAGTAAATATAGATACTGGTCAAGTAAAGGAAATTCAGGCTCCGGGATTATATTTGGATTTTGCTCTTCAAATAAGACCTCCGTATGATTCAAAAATACCTATTTATAAGATTAGAGAATTTTATTTTTGGTTAAGAAAAAAAGGTGTAAACATAGTAAGGGGAACATTTGACCAGTTCCAGTCGGAGGAAAGTATACAATCAATGGTACTTGGTGGTATTCCCTCATCGTTATTGTCTGTAGATAGAAATGATGTTCAATATAAGAGTTTACGCGATTGTATTCTTGAAGAGAGAGTGGATATATATGATTATGAAGTATTAGTTATGGAACTTGGAGACCTTTTACATGATACAGAAAAAGGAAAGGTTTATCCTCCAGAAAAAAATCTTAAAGGTGAAATTGGTGATAAGGGTGTGGCGGATGCTTTTTGTGGTGCTTGTTGGAACGCTTTAGTAGATACGGTTAGTAATCCACGTATATTATTGGACACTTTTAAATCGGTATTAGAAAAACAAAAAGATGAACGCGACCATAATAGAAAAGGAATTATTAACGAAGATTTGGCTTGGTTATTTTCTAAGTAGAGTAAAAGAGGTGTTGATATTAGATGGCAAAATGGAATTTGATTAAAAATCATTTAGCGGAAGTAATAGATATAGTTTTTAATAAGACTCCTTCTAAGAATCATGGGCAGCATGAACGCCGGGAGTTATATAATTATTTATGGTCATTTTATGGGACTATGACTTCTGTTGACCATGATAGAAAAATCAGGTATTTGGATTATGAGTCCATGTTATCTGATGGGATTGCAGGCGGTGCTTTGGAATTACTTGTTGAGGATTCTGCAATTTATTCAAAATTACATAGAGCCACAATGTGGTTAGAGACTAATGTAAAAGATTATAAAAGAGAATGGGATAGATTTATTAATATAATTAATTTAGAAGATAATTTAATAGATTGGACATGGCAAACCGCTTTGTATGGAGATATGTTTATTAAATTATATGGTGAACCTGGTAAAGGGATTACTGGTTATGATGACCAACATCATCCTGAGGATGTTTATAGGTTTGATGTGAATGGTAAATTACTCGGTTTTGCTTTATTAGAGACGGCGGGCTTTTCCGGAGCAATAGGTGCTGATAATCTATTGGAACCCTGGGAAGTGGTGCATTTTAGATTATTAGGGCCGCGTAGAAAATATAGATTATTGGATAGGGAAAAAATATTTGGGGCATTAAAATTAGATGAGAAAGGGCATCCATTGAGATTAACAACAAAATATGGTATAAGTTTTTTTGAAGCTGCTCGAAAAATTTTTAAACAATTAAAATTATCCCAGGATAGTATAATAATGGCTCGTTTAGCCCGGGCTCCGTTTATAAGAGTGTTTTATGTAAATGTAGGTAATGCTAATACAACTGAAGCTACTGATATGTTAAATGATTATGAAGAAACATTTAAAAAATCAAAATCTATAAATTTTTCTGCTGACCAATATTATAGTGAGTACAATCCTTTAAACTTTACTGATGATTTATTTTTACCTGTAACTGCATCAGGTAAGGGTGATGTTAAAGCTGATACTATTGGTGGTGATGTAGAGGTGCGGGGGATGGTTGATATTGATTATTTTACTAAAATCTATTTTGGCGCCTTACGAACTCCGCCAGAATATTTAGGATTTACTAATGAAGGGTTTCAAGTTGGTGAGGGTAGTTTAAAATGGACTTCGTTAAGATATGCAAGAATGAGTAAACGTTTACAAAATGCCGATTTAATAGCAATGAAGCGTATGTTTTTAATTCATTTATCCTGGAAATATAAAAAAGTTATAAATCCTAATGAATTTGATGTTATGCTGGGTACAACCTCTACTGCTGAAGAGTTGGAATTAACCAACGCTTTAAAATCTCAGCTCGATGTATCCAGAGAAGTGTTAGATTTTTTTCGTAGTATTGGTATAGAAAATGATGCTCAGGTAAAATATGTAATATACTGGTTGTTAAAGTATTTAAGTTTACCGGAGTTTGATGTAAAAAGTTTCATGACTAATAAAATAGATTTTCAAACTATTTTAACCGAAATAAAAAAAGATAAACAAGAGTTAAAATATTATCATAGAAATGGGGATATTAAATCTTATCTACCTTATAAAATAGATGTTAATAAAAAAAGATATGTACAGCATAAAATAATTGAAAAGTTGGATGGAAAGGTTATTATAAAAAAACAAAAAGAAGATGGTGAAGAATAATGGATAGTAAGAGTATAAAAAAAGAATTAAAAAGATTTTATTATATGTATTATCTTGATAAGTCTTCTTATAGTTTACTAAAAGAAGTAGGTATAGATAACGACTATTTATCGTTTTTATACAATTTAAAAAGTTATTTGATTGAGAAAAAGCAAAATATCTTTTTAGAATTAGTACAAAAGATAATAGACTATTCCCTTATAAATGGTTATAATGAGTTTGAAAAATATGGGCATATGTTATTAGGTATAACCGACACCCTGGTTAATAAGGAAGTAGAGTTTGAAGAACATGTGTTTGGATTTCGTGATTTTTTAAAAGCTAAAAATAAATTTTCAAACGTTCATAAGATTATGGAGCAGGATGTTAGTAATGAGGAACAAACTTTAATTTTATTTCAAATAGGTACTTATGCAGCTTTATATAAAAAGGAAAACAAAGATTTCCCATTAAATCGATTTTTAAAAGATTTTATAAAGGTTATACAATTAAATTTTGTTACGGAAAAAACCGCCAAACAACAATTAAAAAAAGTATTAAAATATAAGAGGAGGTTTGAGGATTGGAAATAACAAAAAATATAGAAAAAGAAATATTAGGTATTATTGTAGACGAATTTTGCGGGTCTGTAGAGATGCCCCCTAAATCAGTAAGTAATAAAAGATTTTTTAATGAAGATAATAATGATATAACGAATAATGTTATGAATACCTGGCGAAGGATTTTACTCAAGCTGAGAATGGCTCCAAACGATAACCCCCCAACATATAATCTAAGCGAAGCATTAAAAACAAAATTGGTACCGTTAGGCGATGTGAAAAAAGATACCCAATCCCAGGTTAAAGCTATTATTAGGGGATTGAATAATTTGACTAAATCATTTGATAATATGAACGATACACTAACAAAAATATATAAAAAAATGGGCTAAGATGTTATTTTATATATTTATGTAGATTTTTCTTTTTTCTTCCACGTAAAATCAGAATATATCTTAGCCCTATAAAAAATAGGAGGATTAATAATGTCAGAATTTGAAAATCCAGTTAAGGACGAGTATGTAGTAATTAATACTATTGATAATGATATTCTTAATACTATGAAGGAAGCAACAAATACACCGGATAATCAAAAAATAGAGTTACACGATATATTAAATTATATGTATAGCCAGGGGTATGAGTATAAAGGTACTTTTCAATTATCTTTGATTTTTAAAAAAGTCGATAAATAGAACGGCGTAATCGTATTCGTTCTTCGTTACTCATACTAAATTTAATTTTAACCCTACATTTCCCACATTTAAAATATCTTTCGTATTTTGGATTCATTAGTTTGCCTCCTATTGGTTAATCTATCTTTTCTTTCTTGAAAGTAAAACATTATTAAAAATACCGGTGAAAATAAAAGAAATATAAGAACAAATATATAATATACTATTTCAATAAGTAGTTTTTCTAACTTAGTTTTTTCTCTACAAGGATTTATCTTCATACTATATTTAACCAATCAGTTATCTTTTTATATTTTTCTTCATCCACTAAGAAAAGTGGCAAAGTAATAATTAACCAAACAAGGTGTAATAATATAATTATCGCAATTCCTAACCCTTTGCAATAATCAAAAAAAATAGTTGATTTTTTCATATTACTGTCCATTTTGTGCCTCCTTTAACTGTTCTTTCAGTTTAGCGTTTTCAGTTCTTAACATATTATTCTCAAAAGTTAATGCGTCATTAGCAATAGTCCATTCGGAATTGTTATTTTTACATTGCATAAGTTCGTTTTCAACTTTGTTTGCCCTGTTGAAATGAAAAGTTTGCCAACCTTCTGACTCATCAAGTTTAATCTGTAGTTCTTTGTTTTCTTCTCTTAACAATTCTGTATTATGTGCTAAATTCTTTGCAATCACTTCTAAATCTTTGTTGTCTTGTTCGAGTTCGGAAATATACTTTTCATCAATATCAGGTTTTGGAATTGACCGTTGACATAATAAACAAATTTTTTTACACATACTTATATCTTCTTTTAACTTCTTCGCAACCCGTTTCCACAACGCCGCATACTGCTTTTGTTTACCGGTTATCATCTTTGCCCTCCGACTTTTTTATTATTTTTTGATATTCTATCATATAAAACAATGCTACCCGCAACTGCAACATTCATACTAAACTTCCCTTTTTACTCTAAAATCTCTATCATTTTTTCTTAATTCAAAATTTTTATATCCCAATAATACTTCTACAAAATATGGATTTATTGTTTTTAAATAATGTATTTGTATTTTTAAATTCATATTACCAAACCCTCACTTTAAAAACAGTATATAAAATATAATACTAAAAAATCCGGAGAAAAGTCTGATAAAAGTTGTACAGAATATCCGTCTTTTGTATTATAGTTATTTATATTATATAATATATGAAGAATGAAGGTTGTTTAATTTAATTATTAGTTTGTTGCGAGGTGTTTTAAATAATGAAGCTTGACGGAGTTAAGATAATAGAAAAGCGACTTATTTGTGAAAAAGGTAAACAGTGGAAGAGTTCTCAGTTTAAATTAGTTGAACAAAAAGAAACGGATAAACCATTACCAGAAGGAGTGTTAGGTCGGGCTTACGGTATTTGTACTATAGCCGATATAAAAAATGAGAATGATAGATTTTATTCGGAAGACCTATTTGATAAAGCTCATTTTGATAGTCCTTTTACAGAACAAATGAAAAGCCGGGGTTTATACGGGGAGGCTGACCATCCTGATGAAATAGATGTATCAATACATAGAGCATCTCATTTAATAACTAATATAGAGAAAAAAGATAAAGAATATCATATTTACGAAGATATACTTGATACACCAGCCGGTAATTTAGTTTATACTATTTTAAAAGCCGGTGGTAATATAGGCTGGAGTTCCAGGGGAGTAGGTAGTTCTTATTTTGAAGAAGGAACAGAAATTGTTGACCCAGATGATTTTGAACTTATAACATATGACCACGTTATTGGCCCGTCTGTAGTAAAATCTATTTCCTATTTAGAGAATAAAAAGAAAAAAGAAGTTGAGAAATTTTTATACGAACATAAAGAGGATAAGATTATTGGTAAACAATGTGAACATATTTTAAACTCCTTAAAAAAAGAAAGTCACTATAAACCGTCAACAAGTACTAAAGACCAACATTTTACTGAAAGTAAAGACGAGGTGACTATGAAAATTAAAAAAGTTAAAGAAAGTTTGGAGAACGTTATTGCTGACTATATTGATAAAAATAAATTATTAGAAAACGAGACCGATAGTTTGGTAAGAAGTAAGGATTTTCACAAATCCATTGCTAAAAAGATTTTAAACCAACAACTCGATTTGCAGGATAAATTTGATAAAATAATGCAGGAAAAAGAATTATATGAAGAAGCGATTGAAAGGCTGGATAATACTTTAACTATATTAGAAAAAAAATCCAGGTTACAAAGATTAAAGTTAAAAAAGTTAAAAAGAGATAATAATGCTTTGAGGCTACAAAACGAAGACTTGAAGAAAGATTATGAAAGTAAGCGGGAGAAATATGAATCGCTGAGAAAAAATTCTAAACAAATTTTACAGCAGGTAGACGGCCTCAAAGCACAAAATAAAAATAATCAACGTTTTCAGGAAATAAATAAAAATCTTAAACTGGAGTTATATAAATTTAAAGTGATAGTTTTGAATAAAATAATTGATGATAAGTTTATTTATCGTATAAAGGAAGCAAAGGATAAAGAACAAGTTAAAAATATTTTGAAATCTTATTTTGATGATTTACAAACAAATTTTGACGATGATATAGAGTTACCCGATAATTTAAAATTAGAAGCGGGTAGTAGTAATTCACCAATAAGTAAAGAAGATGAAGAAATAAAAAGTAATATGGAAGCAATTATGAACAAGATGTAAGAAGCGATTACACAAGTAATAAAACAATCTGTTCATGCTTTATAAATCTTTTCCGGAGCTACATAGGTAGTAGTGAAAAAATCAAATGTTTTAAAATTTTTTAATGGAGGATTTTTTTATCATGCCAAGCAAGACAAAAGAACAGATTATAATGGAGAAGATTGAACAGCGTGATAAACGAGCATTGTACTTAGCAAATAAGAAATGGGGTAGATATGTTGGAACCGCTAAAGAGGTATTTGAGCATTTAAACAGAGGTACCAGTAAAACATTTACCAACAGAATGAAAATGGATATTGCTCAATCATTGGAAAATCTGGAAGACTTTGTTTGCAGTGAAAGATTTAAACGTGGTATTGGTATGTTTACTGAAGCTAATGAGTATAACGTAACTACTGATATTGCATCTTTTATCAAATACGGTTTCCAGGTTATATCTGCTTTATTACCTAACCTTATTGCTCCGGAAATAATAAATTTTCAGACTATTGATAGACGTAGTGCTGAAATTTATTATATGAACATTCTTTATGGTTCTACCCGAGGCTCGGTTACTGCTGATGATTCTTTATTTCATTACAAAACAGGTCCGGATATCAAATATTGGTATCCTTCTGAACAGTTACAGGGCGAGCCCTGTACTAACACACTTGGAACTAAAGGTGTTGCCGGTTCAAATTCAGGCGCGTTGTTACAAATACCGGTTCGAGCATCGTCTATAACGGTTACTGATGGTACTCTGGTTGCTACCGACGATGGTGCCGGAGTAATGGAGGGCGACGTTGACCCGGGCGGTACAATCAATTATACAACCGGTGCTTTGAGTTTTAATTTTAATGCTATCACAACCGCCAGTGTTACCGCTACTTACCGTACCAATTTTGAAACAGCTCCCGATAATATCGGAACAGTTGTTTGGGATGTTGGTTACGAGTTAGTTGAAGTTGAAGATTTCAAATTGAAGGCTATTTGGTCTTTCGATTCCGCTTATGATTTGATGAAAGCTCATGGGAAGGATTCAGGTCAGGAATTGTTAGCTTCAATGACTGCTACAATTAGAGCTGCAATTGATACTTTAATTTTAGAAAGTTGTTATAATGGTGCTGGATTATCTACTACTACTTTTGACTGTACAGCTATTAGTAATGTTCCTGAAATTTGGCAGTTCCAGGCTATTGCTCGAAAGATACTGGAAGCCAGTAATAAAATTTTATCAGGTACTCAGAAAGCTACCGGTAACAGAATTGCAGCCGGTGTTAATATTTGTACCATTTTAGAAAGTTTACCCGATACAATGTTTAAATCCGCTTTAACTTCTGACCGTGTGCCAACCGGTCCTCATTATATCGGTACTTTTCTAAATAAATTTAAGGTTTACAAGGTACCCGCGTTTACTACTGCTGGTTCACCTAATAGTGATAAAGCGTTTATTAACTTTAAGGGTGACAACTGGTTAGAAGCTGGCGCTGTTTGGGCCAATTATTTACCACTGTTTATCACTGACCCAATATTATTCCCGGATGATATGAAATATCGTAGAGGTATTGCCTCGAAGGGTAAATTTAAGATGATTAACGATAAAATGTTTGGTAAATTTGCTATAAGTAATTACAGTTAAAAACCTTTGTGTGTTTTTTGTTTTTGAGATAGGGTGGTCGATTTAACAGGCCACCCTTTCCTTTTTTAGATATCAAGGAAAGAGGAGGTAGTTAAAGTTGCCAAGAAAAATTAGTGAAAAAGTTATTACTACACAAAAGGAGAAAAATGCTAAGGAAGCACGTAAGTGGCACAAGGCGCAGGCTATTACATGTGACGGTGAGAAATATAGCCAAACAAAAATAGTTCGAACAAATCGAGAGATTATAACAATTTATCCAGGTCAAACATATCAAACCCAGGCTGGTGAAGTTTCGTCTGTACTTCATGTACCCAAACCAATAAAGCTCACACCAAAGGCCAAAAAAGCCGAAGAGATTAGTCCCGCTGAGCATTTAGAAAATAATTTTAATGTTGATGAGCTGAAAACCCTGGCTGATAAAGCTGGTGTTAAATATGATAATAAGGTTAAAAAAAGTGTTTTAATTAATGCTTTGGTTGCCAGGTTTGAACAAGTTCAAAAAGAACTTAATAAAGAAGATAATAATAAACCGGATGGTGAATAATGACTTTATTGGAAATAATAAAGTATATACAAGCACAGTTTAAACCTATACCTCTAATTGAAGGAGACGAATCCTCTGAGGTAGCTGATGAAGCAATTGGAAGTGCCGGGGTTGCTGATTATTCCGGCACTTTTACTTATTATCCGGTTGAGATAAATGGTGTTACCATAAAAGAAGGTAGTACTCAAACAGTAACGGATGATGGTAATGGTAATTTAATTGGGGATGTTGATGAAAGTGGTGTTAATACTATTGATTATATAACCGGTGATTATAACGTAAGTTTTGCCGCAGTAACCAGTGAGGCGGTTACTGCTGATTATTCTACTGATAAAAGTATTGAGGGGATAATTTATAGTATAAAAGATGCTTTAAGATTTTTTAATAAATATAATGGTAATACCCATTATATAGAAAAAGATTTTAATGGTGAAGAGAAGTTAACCCTTCCTACTCCTGACGCTCCCTATAAAATTACTAAAGTAGTAAAAGTATATCCGGACCAGAAAGTATCAATTTGGGCAACGGATTTACGAGCACAACTACTTGGTGTTAACTATATAGATGTAAACTTTATTGACCATTTAATATTAAAAAGAACTCATCAAGCAATGCGAAAATGGGCAAGTTTATTGTTAGACTTTGACCACTATGGTGATTATTTATTAATCCATAGAGCCCCTACCGGCACCAGTAAACTTTTTATAAGATATATTTATGGATATACCTTTGCTAATGATATGGAAATAGTGTTTGAAGATGATGTGGATTTTATTTTACGGTATGCATCAATATTAACTATGATAAAAGAAGGTAGAATATTATTAAAAAGTGAAGCGGTTGACTTAAAAGTAGGTGGGCCACGATTAGAAGACCAGGGTTATACATTAAAAAAGGAACTTGAGGAAGAGTTTAGAGAGAGGCAACCAATTGCCTTATCAAGTAAAGCGAGAGGATAATATTATAAATAAGGAGAACATAAAAATGAAAAAAGTATGGTTAATAATTTTTTTAACAGTTCTGAGTATAACTATATATACTAATTCTTTATATGCTCATGGTTATGCAGATTTTTGGTACGCAGCTATAAATTTTGAGGCTGGGTATAAATACAACAATGTAATGGTTGAATCATCTTTAAATGTTTTGGGACTAAAGGGAGCGCTTCAGTATAATTATCGGGATAATATTAGTTTGTATGCAGCTATAACCGTTCCTATAGAAATTGAAAATGTGGATATATTATTTTTCCCGGGGATAGGTTATTCAACCGAATACCAGTTTTCCGGTAGATTAAAATTTAATACTTATTTAAGTGATAGTTTATATGTGGCTACGGCTTTAGATATAAATTCAGAAAAAGTAATGCCGTCACTATCTTTAGGATGGAGGTTTTAAACAAATGAGTGGCGAAATTGATATAATACAAATAGCTAAACAAACTTTGACTGACCGTGGTCATGATACTGAAGGTATGTGGGTAGGATTTGATAAAGCTAAACAATTATTAGGACTATAAGTAAAATGATTAAAAAGTATTTTGAACAATTTAATAAGGAACAAAACGATATAGTATTGGTTGTTCCAAGTAAAACCGATATGAGCGGGGTTTATATTAGTTTTCCCGGTTCAACATTAAATGAACAAAAAGGATTTAGGGGTATTAGCCATTTACTTGAGCATTTAACCTATTATCAAAATGAAATGTTGTTTGATGATTTTAATCATAATGCGATTAGTGCTAATGCTTATACCAGTCAAACAGAAATAGTTTATCATTTGGTGGGTCTAAATGAAAAGGTAAATACATTTATAGAAAAGTTTGTTAATAATATTTTTAAGTTTAAACCCAATCAGGATATTTTTAACCGGGAGAAAAAGATTGTAATGCAGGAATATTTTGATAGCTACTCATCGTTTAGTCATATAAACTATTATGATATGTTAAAGTATTATTTGGATTATCATAGTGAGATAGGTAATATTGATGATATAACTAATTTTAAGTTTGAACAAGTAGAAAATTTTTGGCAAGACCAACATAACAATCCTAAGATAGTGTTTGTCACAAATAAACCCTTTGAAATACCTTTAAAATCTTTGAAATTTCACGAAAATCAAGCTAACCTACATCAAACAGTTGATTTACAATTTAAAGCTGTTAAATCGCATATTCACCAGGTTAAAAACAAAATAAACGACGGTAATGCTAATATACACGCCATTTTAAAACAAAATCCACTTAAAAATGAGGTGGCAGTACTGCGAACAGCTTGTGAAATGATGGTCGATGGGTTAAAATCTCCTTTATACAAAAAACTTCGTGAAGAGAAGCAGTATGTTTATAGTATTGGTCTTAATTGTTTATGGTTGGGAAATAAGATGTTAACAATACTTGGTACAACAACAGCAAAAGAAAATTTAAATAATTTAATAGATGATACACTAAAGGTTTTTAAAAAATGTGAAATAAGTGAAAAGAGTTTTGACGGGTTTAAGGAATCGGTTAAGATTCAGCATCAAATATATGAAATAGAAAGATATAAACATATTGATAAATTTTTGCGGCCTGATTATTGGAGTGTATATGATAATTTAAATGATATAACTTATGATAAAATGTTATACGTGGTTAATAAATATTTGAACGAAGATAATATTTATTGGTATGTAAGTATGTAGGAGGATTTTAAAATGAGTAGTGAAAAAGAATTTATGAAAAAGTTTAACGAGGAAAAGAAGATTAAAAAGGAACAAGATAGAAAGAAATTTAAACTTTCTGTTTCTTTTCCTGAAGTAGTTACAGACGCAGCGGAGAAGGACGAAATAATTGATGAGTTTTTAACAAATTTTGAAGATGATTTAGCAGCTCAAAATCAAACTATTTGGACATATTTATTTGATAATTTAGAAATTGTTCCTATGGCTGAGTCGAAAAATACTAAAAATGAAATTTCAAGTAATGGAACTGAGCCGGAAAATGTACCACTAAATAAAGGTGACAAAGTTTTAATCACAATCCGGGCAAAGGAAACGGCTTCACAGGACTTAGAAAAGGCGTTAAGATATGCTTCAAGTGAGTATGGTATAGAAATTGAAGACGTACAAAACGAAGGTGATATATTAAAGATAACAGCAATCAATAATTTAGGGGATAGTGATACTTTATCCTTGTTTGGTATTATTGATTCAGAGTATTCGGATTATGGTCAAGGTTCCGTTCAATCTGTTGTAAAATTAAATGAAAGTAAAAAGAAGCTAAAGAAAGAATCAGCTGCGGGTAATATTTATTATGATTTAACAGATGAGGGTATCCAGTTCGTGCAAAATAAATGTGAACAAATTCATGATGAGCTATCAAACCAATTAGATATGGATGAAGATAATGAACAACTACAAATTGAGGTCATGGCCTGGGAACAGTTTTGTCAAAATTTAGGTATTGAAGGGTTTGATTTCTCATAATTTTAAAAAATAGGGAGTCAGATTTAAAATGAATTCGGATTAAATTATGATAGCTGAAACATTAAATGCTTTTTTACATAAGGAACGTTTAGATGAAATAACATTTAAACAATTATTGGCCGACTCTGATGACTCTCCGCCTATTAAAACAAAAATAGAGGACAGAGTTGATGGTTGGCCTACCTATTATGAAAAAAGTTATATAAATGATAATGGTAATATTGAAATACTTTTCATCACCCCCAGTATGGATAGAGAAGGGGATAATAGCAGGTATAAGAAAGGTATTAAATATGAAGAGAAGATAGAATTGTTAGAAACAAAAGATATATTGAATGATGATACATTAAAACCTAATGAAAAAATAAGGCTACTGGTTTTTGGTGATGTTGCATTATATTGTAGCTGTCCCGCTTTTCTCTACTGGGGGCCACAATATATATTATGGAATATTGATGCGGGTATTGAACCGGAAGATAGATTTCCCGATGTTAGAAATCCTGGATTAGCCGGCACGGTATGTAAGCATTTGTATAGAGTATTAAAAGTATTACCATTTGTAATGATGACTATAACACATGATATTAGAAAATATTTAATAGACAAAAAAGCACCAGCTACACCAGACCGGGAATTAAAAGTTGAACCGCCTACTGAAGCAGAAATAACAGCAGCTTCTATAAAAGGTGCTAAACCATCATTTCATTTGAAAAATTTTGGTAAAGAGGTACAGAGGGTTGAACCTGGGGAGGAATTACCGGAGACGGAGGAACCTTTAGAAGTACCGGATGAGGAAATAGAAAAACAACTTGATATAAATGCTAAAAAGTTAAAAACAGTTGACCAGTATTTAAATGATTGGCATTTCAATCCACCTGGTGAAAAAGAAGTTGATGATGAGGGATTTAGAAAAGAGAGTAAAAAAATAAATGAAAAGTGGTTTGAAACCATAACTAATCCAGAAGGAAAATCGACAGATGTGTTTATTAACCCTAATCAAAAAGATATAATTGAGCTTAGAAAAAATTCTGTAAGTAATGAGATAAAGGGTATAATAGATTATGAAGCACAAACACTATACGTGTTTGATGGATATGACCATTTACATGAAGATTTTGAAAAGGCTTTAATACCGGTATCGGATTCAAATTGTTTATTTGACGGGACGGTATATAGAGACCGTATACAAGTTGATATGGTTAGTTCTCACACAATGAACGATAATGAATTATATCCGCCGTGGTTACATAAATATATCGATTGGTCGACCATGACGTTAGAAAAAAATAAAAGGATAAATGAGAAATATTATAATACTTTTAAAGATGGTGTAGCTGTTTTTGTAAACCCAAATAGCCGGGATGTAGCAAAGCTTATAAAAATGATGAAACAATCGTTAAGATGGCCATATGAAATAAGGTTTGCCGCTGATTTACGAAATCAAAAGGTTTATGTTTGGGACGCATATGAGAAAATTCATGTTGACTTTTATAAAGAAATTATTGGGCATATTGATTACGAAGAGGAATCAACACAATGGATATCCGGTTCTGGTGAGATTAGTAACGGTAAGATTTTTGCAATTGATTCTGATTTATGGGCGGATACTCTTCTTGATGAAGTAGTTTTACCGACCTTAGAAACATTTATTGAAACTGATAAATATAATTGGATTGATAAATATATGGACACTACTAAATTATATAATAATTTTGTTGACCAGATAGACGCGCTAAACCAATTTATTGCGTCGGGTCGGGAACCTGGGGAACTTAAAGAAGCATATGCAAACTGGGTTTATAAAGTTCCCGATAACCCGAAGGATAGATTATTTGATTTTTATGCTTTAACCTATTTGAATATAAATGCAATAAACGACATGGATTTAAGAACCGCTTTACAGGAAGCTAAGGACGCGATAATTGATTTTCATTTAAAGGAGTTTAAAAAGAGTTTATTGTTTGCCATTTCTGCAGAACTAAGACATATGTTTGACGAAAATTCTAAAAAACTTCTGCGTAGCTGGTTTAAAAATTATGGTAATCCTAAATTCTGGCAATATTATATAAGTGGTTATACTCAAGACCCGGATGATATAGTGTTTGACCTGGATAGGATAAGAAAAAGTTTAAAAGATAATCAATCATCCTATAAAAAAAGTTATCAGGCATTGGTTACAGCTATGAGTAAAACTGGTACCACTATTAAAGAAGTTGCGTATATGATAGCAAATATATTTGATTTTGGTGGCGATTATGGAAACATTCGCTGGCGCACGGCCTATGGCGGCGCTGCGTGGAGTGGTATAGCTAAAGGGTTAATAATGTTAATTGATGCGGATAATGAGCAGGATAAAATAATAGCTGTTGACCATGTATATGATTTACAGCATAATACAAATACAGTTTTTAATAAGATTAAATCATATTATGGCAATGGTTATAATTGGATTAAAAAAGCTTTGGATTTTAAAGCCAAATTAAAGGATATATGGGAAATATATGAAAAAATAAGTACTCAGTTGAAAGGTCCTTTTGCCAAAGCTTTAAAAGATGTGGAGGGTACAACGTTAGAGGATTTTTTAAATAAAAAAGAATATGGCACTATAATATTAAAAACAGCTACTAAAAAGGTTTCAGTTAGTCCAGTTCCGTCAATATTACCTAACAAAGTTTATACTAAATATAATTTGATTGGGTTAAATATTGAATACGAGGGTGTTAACGTAACCATTGAAGAATATTGGGACGAGGATTATGAAAATATTATCTTAATAGACCCGATGAAAGATAATATACGTGTGTCTACAGAAGAAGTTTATAAAATGGTTAAATCTCAATATCCGAATTTTACTTATATTGAAGACCTTAGTAATAAACAGTTGGAAAATCTTGCTACTGATGCAATAGGTGATGAAGTACTTTTTGATGGTGTACTAATGCATGTTGTTGATAGTATTGACTCTGACCCGGTTTCTGGTGGTAAAGTCATTCTTATGACCGACACAGACCCGGAAGGCCTGTTCATCACTAAAGAAGCTCGTATATCTTTTTTTGAATTAGTTGAGCTACTTTCAAAAGATGTAAATATTACTGCTCCTGAACCCGAACAAAACGTTGTTGGTAAGAAAGAAGAATTTAAAGTAGGTGATAAGGTAATTTTAAAGTCGTTGTCTACTAAGAATAAAATGGCACCATCTACTGATAGTATTGGAAAAATAATTGCGATTGCACACGATTCGAAGTCCATCTGTGTTGAATTTGAGAATTACAATACAGGGCATAATGGAAATGGTTTAATTGATATAAATAATGGAAAAAAGATAGTTGGGAAGGATAAAGCGTGTTGGTATGTTAATGCTTCTGAAATTGAAAAAATTTCTGAACCGGATGTTCAATCTAAGGAAGAAGAAGAACAGTTAAGTGATGAAGATATAGAAGATATTATAAAGAATTCTATGGGTAATATTATTGAATATAATGGTATATTGATGAACGTTGATGATTATGATGATGATTATGTTTTTTTATTATCCGATGATGAAGAAAAAAGAGCTAAATTATCTTATGGTGAATTTTTAACCCTGTCTTTAGAACAGAATGAAAAAAATGAAATCATGATAAAGGATTTATTAAAAAACCCATTTCCTACAGCTATTGAAGAAATTGAGGAACATTGTGGTAAAAATGTGTTCATACATACTCCCACTCAACAGGAATTTAACAAGATTGTTGAAATATTAATAGATGATTACGAATGGGGCTGGTCGGAAGCCGAAATAGACTTAGGGGATATGTTTAATGATTATAAAGATAATACATTAATTAAACTGGATATTGTTAATTTTGGTAAATTATATATTGGTAATAAACCGCATTGGGCTCAAAATAAAGCCGATAATTTTATTATATCAGCAAAAGAATTTCTTAGTAATGTTGAAAAAGGTAAATCAGCTAAAGAATGGAAAAATGAATATTACTTAATATTCGATGATAAGGTTGTTACTGAAGATAATATACAAACAATAAAAAACGCAATTAAGCACCACGAGCTGGCTTTAGAAGTCGGACAAATTGTAGATGGCGGGACAAAGGTAATAGTCACTATCGACGGTTCAAAAAAGAACGACCCGGACTGGTATGATGAGGTTAATGATTCATTGCGTAGTTATTGTGCCCACAATCCTTCGTTGTCCGGGCATTATGTAGGTATTGTTTCAACAAATCGAACGATGGATATTGCTTCTTTTATTAAAAAATATGAAGACCAGATACTCGAGTTCTGGCACATACATGATTACTCCAACACAATTGAGGATAAAATGGACGCAATATTTGCAACTGCTAATGAAATGAGCCAAGGATTATCGGGAACAGAAAATTATAAATATGATAAATTGGCGGCTTTAATCAATTGGCCTAAGGTAAAAGAAAAAACATCTGGTGGAAGCAGTACTATAAAGGATTTCGTTATGATATATGGGGATGATATATTAAAGCAGTATGCCAAGATAAAAAATGTTGCCCATGCAAAAGAAAAAGCGATTTATTATACAGCAAGTAATTTAAACGTAGATATATCGGGTTATAGTTCACAGGAATTGGAGGATGCTATAAATATAATTAACTGGGACAGTGTAAGAAAACAAAAAGGTTTTAAAAAAGAATATGAAATAGGGGACGAAATTACTATTCCTAATATGGCAAAATATTCTTCTGAAGCCAATAAGCCCGGCGTTGTAAAAAATGTTGACGTTAATGTAGTTAAAATAGATACCGGCAGTAGTTTAGTTGATGTGGATATAGAGGATTTAAATGAACAGAAAAAATTAAAAAAGGAACAGAAACATTTATCACCACAAGAGTTATGGGAATGGACTGAAAGTTTGGATTTATCCACTGATACCGGGTTTATTAAGAAAAACTGGTTACAAAGATTATATAAAAAAGAAGCTGAAGGTTATATAGATGAAAAATTATTAGACCTAATTATAAAAACTATTTACAGAAATTTAAGTAATTTTATAAATAATGTGAAACAATTTAAAGATTATTATAATAATTTAACCAACGAAGAAGAGAGAGAACATTTTAACATTTGGGAACAAACATATAACATAACCAGTGATATTAAAAAAGATAATACTGATATGTTATTTAGTTTTTATGATAGTGGCCCAGGTATTATACTTTGGGATAATTTAATGTATTACGCTAAAACAAATAAAGAAAAAATGACAGCGCTCGACCAGTTTATAAATTTTGCTCACGATAGAATTGATTATGGCGATGAATGGGTTGAAGGAGGAAGACAAACTTTGGACCAGTTAAGTGAAAAGAAGTTAAAAAAAGAACGCGCTGCTACTGTCGATTTTAAAACTTTAAACAAAATATATAGAGATTATGAAATGGGGCTGATGCCGGATAAAGTCGATTTGTTTAAAATAGCTAATGATTTGTTATACTATTTTGACGATTATTTACAATGGTATAAGGATTATCCTGGCAGTATAAGATGGGATGAAGGTGAAGGTAAAGTAATAAATGATTTTAAGGCCAATAGAGATGAATTGTCCCAGGCTATACAAAAAAATGATACAAACAAGTTAAGTATTGCCATAGATAATGCTATTAATCAGGTTCATATTGATTACCCGGTGTTAGCTCATTTGTATATGGATATAGAAACTTATTTTGACGAAAAATATTTAGACGACGAGGGTAATTATTTAATACCTAAGGAAGAGTTTGAAAAAAATCTAAAAGCAGCGGAGCAGCATTATGATGAGTTTTATCGAACTTTTGCTCGTATTTTAAAAATGCAGGGTAAAGAGTTGCCTAAAGGCCGGGCTTATAATAAGGAGAAAAGGTTAGCATGAATGTAGTAGGTAATATTGGTATAAAAGGAAGTTTTAATAATTTAATGATAATGAAAGCATCTGAGGTATTACCAAAAAACGAAACTGTAGTACAGGCTGTAAAAAATGTATCAAATACAAATAAGAAATTAAGTGTTAATCATATAAACAAGGGACCGGTTAGCACCAGTTCCGGTGTTAGAAATTTTAAACTATTAAAAGGTTTATATTTAGATGTAAGGAGTTAAAACAATGACGGTTAAAAATTATTTTAAAAAGTTTTGGGAAAAGAAGAGAAGAGTTATAAAAGAAAGTGCAAGTAATGAAGCTCGTGAAGAAGCTAAAAGAATTGTAAACGATATCTTTATGGAGTTTGAACGAACTTTTGATGGTGATGAGCCTGATGAAATTATAAATATGATTGAACAAAGTTGTGAAGAGTTTAAAAATGATGACTTCGTTAATGGTTTGGCTGAACAAATAGATAATATGTGGAATGATAATCCTACCGCTGAAGATATACAGGTTATTTTTGTTGCTGATACTGATGGTGAGGTATACTATAGTTATTTCGGTGGTACTGATTATTGGAACGGTGAAAGCTGGAGTAAATATCCACATCGTAGTCATATATTTGTCGCAGGAAAGGAAGATAGCCGTGAAACGGATGAAGATGAAGAAGACTTCGTAGGTATATATGATAAGAAAAAAATGAAAAAAGAACAGAATATAAGACAGAATGTAATAGATAAAATTATACAAATGATGAGAAAAGAAGAAGTTTTAACCGACGAAGCCAGTCCTAATTTTGTTAACAATTTTGCCTGGCAACATAATATAAAGGATTTAACATCTGATGAAGTTGTACAAATAAGTAATAATTATTTTTTACGTGAAAACAAAAAGGTAAAAAAAGAGGAAGATGAAATGAGTTGGGCAATGAATTCAACCGACGAAGATTATTATCCAGAAGAGAATAACAAATCTAAAATAACTTTTTATTATACTGACCATATCAAAATGAGTGGGCAAGGTATTGATTATGCGGAAATAAATGGTGAACATGTAGAAGATTGGCAAGCCTGGGAGTTAATAATGGAACAATTAACCGGCGACATACCTGAATTTACTGACCACGAAGTTCATTTGTATATACAGGGCAATATGGCCGGCGGATATGATTTGTTAGTTGATGTAGCTCCCGAATATGACAAAACAGCTGATAAGGTGTATAAATGTTTAGAGGAAAATTTTGATATAAACTTTGTACAAAATCAACAAAATGAAAATAAGAAGTTGAAAGATGTTAGTGAAATAATACCTTTGTGGTCAAAAGTTTAAAAATATTAAGGCCGGTATGATAAATAATGAAGGAATTTTTTAGAAAATTTAATCAAATAAGAAATAGTAAGATACCAAAGTTAAAAATGGAATCAATTTTAGACCCGGTACATAAGGAATTAAACCCGGCTATTTGGAATGATGATATGACGATAAAACCGGAAGTAAGAGAAGAATTATTAAATCCTATATTTAAAGATTTGCCAGAGCGAATGAAAGATAAAATAGTTAATGTTCATTTTACCGGTTCTAATACAGGATATCAATATAATGATAGTACTGATATAGATATACATATTGAAGTAGCTGACGATGAGGTAGAAGAGGCGGTAAGATTAGTAACCGCTGGCCCGCAGGAGAATTTAGCCGATACCGGCCATCGTATAGAATATTATGCTCATGTAGGTGATGAATTTGTTGGTAGTGTTGGTAAGGGTTCGGTCTATGATTTGTTAAATAATAAGTGGATAGAAAAACCCGAATATGAAAAGATTAAACCGCCGGTATCCCATATAATGGAAATAGCTAAAATATTTATGAGTGGTATAGATGATAGGATACAGGAGTATGAAGCCGATAAAGCGGAAATAGAAATGTACCAGGATTATCTAAATTATGCAGAAGAGTGGGAAAAAGATGAAATAGAAACAAGGATAGCTCAAAAACAGGAGGAACTAAAAAGTGATTTAGATGCTTTATTCTTACAAAAGAAAATGTTAAAGGATTTACGTAGTGGTGCTTACGCCGGTGAAGAACTTGAGCTTCACGGAGGTTTAGGTAAAGGTAATAAAAGTATACAAAATATGATTTATAAAATGTTAGACAAAACCGGGTATATTCTGAAATTAAAACAATATAAAGATATTAGGAGAGATGTGGAAAATGTTTAATTGGGACCAGTATGTATCAAAAGATTATGATGGATACTTTTTAACACCGGTAGGTGATACTTATCGAACAATAGAATTACACCCGGATGATACCCATAGCAGTTATTCAACCCGAATACAAAAAGGTAATCGTAAGGATTTAATTAGACTTGGTGAAATTGCTTTACGAGTTAAAAAAGATGAAAGTGAAATACAAATATATTCAAATAACGAAACATTAGAAAACGATTGGCGAAAGGTATTGAGATATATTAACAAAAATATAACTAATTTTAATTATGTATTTTGGTATACGGATAAGAGGTTAGTAAAAATGAAAAATTTAAATGGTAAATTTATTAAAGAGAGTACTGATAAAAAAATAACTATAAACGATATAACTTTAAAAATGGTAAGGAATAAAGAGCGGGATGAATGGGTTATACAGTGGATAGAGGGCGATAAGATTGACGAAGAAAAATCTTATTATACCGATGATTACGAAGATGCGTTTGAAACAATGCAACAAATGGCTAAAAATATTAAAAAAAATGATAATGGTGATTTAATTTTAGGAGGCGAAGAAGGTATGAGCGAAAAAATAAAAAAGATTTTAAAGAGGCGTGGTATTATTGAAAAAGATGTAAAACAGGATACACCTAAAGATTATGAAGAACCGTCCCAAGATGCTCGTGGGCCTCAAGAAAACCCAAAAGTAACACCAGCACCTTATACATCATTTACCACTAAAGTAAATGATAAAGATGTTATTATAAAAGTAAAGGGTGAACCACAAAATGTTGATTACGGCAAAAGTTATATGCAGCTTGAAATACCTTCAGAATTAGAACAAAGTTTAGATAAGGTAGACCCAACAAAGTTAATCATTGTTGATATTGATAATAAATGGAACCTGGTTAACCACAAAACCGGTAAGATTTATAACTACGAATTGACCCCAAACGCCGAGGTTCATACATTGGTAGCAGACGAACCTTTAAAAAAAGAAGGTAAATATAGTTATAGTAAATATAGCCGTCGTAAATTGATTGATTTACTAATAGATAAGGCTGATAATATAATCGAAAACTATTCAGCATTAGAACCGCAGGTTGATGAAGTAATGAATAGTACCGCTAATATTCAGGATATAAGACATACTTCTACCGATGATATTATCAGTGCTATACAAAGACTTGACCAGCTAATGAGAGACCATAATATTAAAGAAACAGTAAGGGCCGCGGCTGAAAAAAAATTATTTAATGAACAGTTGGTAACGGAAGTAGAAAAAACTTATGAAGAAGAAAAAGAAATGACGACCGAAGAAAAATTACGTAAAAATAGAAAATTGTTTTTTGTAGATGGTGTGTATAGTGATAGTGTAAATAGGCTGATGCAGGATATATTATTATTAGAAGCTGAAAATCCTAAAAAACCTATTGAGTTATATATAAACAGTCCTGGCGGTGCCGTGGTGTCTGGTCTGGCTTTAATAGACGTGATGAGAAGATGTAAGTGTGAAATCAAGACTATTTGTATTGGGCAAGCTGCCTCAATGGGGGCAATTTTACTTGCTTGTGGTACTAAAGGTAAAAGATATATTACCGAACATAGTAGGATTTTAATCCATGATATAGCTACTTTTAAATTCTTTTCCATGGAATCAGCTACCGACCAGGAAATTGAGTTAAAAGAGACTAAAAGATTAAAGAAACAAATTGTTAATATTTTGGCTGAAGCTTGTGGACATACCACAGAAAAGATTGAAAAAGATATTGAACGTGATTATTGGATGTCAGCCGATGATTCAGTAGAGTATGGTATTGTTGATAAAATAATATAAAAAAGGTGAGGTAATTATGAAAATAAGATTTAAGAAAAAAGGTAAAGCTGTTTATGAGAAAGAAACTAAAACCCCTAAACCGGATACAGACGCAGGTAAGGAAGAGTTACAAAGCGGTGATGCTGATATTAAAAAGCAAAAGTTGACACTTGATAAAATTATAACCTTACCAGCTCAAAGTTCATTAACCGGTAAAGAAGCAAAAGTAAAAATAATAGAGCTGGATGATACAACAGTAACTTTTCAATATCCTGACGGCCAAACGGAGAAATATCTAAAGGCTGTGTTCGAGAAAAAACTAAAAAAAGAAGGAACCTGGTCAATCGGTAATAGTGAAGAGATAGAACAATTTATCAGCGCTGTAAATCAATTAAAGGACAAATATTATGATGTTGTTGGTGATGATACATTATTTGACTATTTGGATGCAGCTATAAAAAGAGTACAACAGTTGGCTAAAACTGAGTTCGAAAAAAATAAATGAGAATGAGTATGGGAAAAATATTAAATTTTTAAAAGCGAGGTAATTTATAATGAGTACAAAAGGATTTTTCAAAGAGTTCAATAAAAAGATTGAACCAAAACAAAAATTGATACCGGGCGAAAAGTTAAAATTTGAGGGTAAAGTATATACTCTTAAAAAAGTGGCTAATAAATATGATAAGGTACAAAAGTTTGATAGTGATAAATACGCTAAAAATCTTATTGATAGTTTTAATGAGGGTAAAGGATTCTTTGGCAGTGAAAAATTTATAGTATTAGCAGCAGCGGGTAAAACCATTGTACGAATGATTGATGAACAGGATGATAAATACCACACTTTTAAAGAATCTAAAGTATCAAAGGAATCGGGTAAACTGGTATTTGAGGGCGTAATGAACGAAGTGTTTGTTAATATTATGTACCGTTATCAGGATTGTAAATTAGAAGAAAATTTTGAAGATAATAGTATAACTGCTATTGGCCCGGTAAGTAGATTAAAAGAGTTGGAAAAAGAGCTTAGGGATATTGATATGAAGATTTATGAGGTAGATTACAATCTAAGCCCAATGTCCGGTTCTGATGAGCTTATGGGAATTGGTATACCTGGCAAAAAGGGTATAAAGCAGGAAAGTAATTATGTTTTATCTTTTGCTAAAGTTAAAAATGTTGTACCAATTCGTTATTGTTTAAGTAAATTGAAAAAAATTGGACATATCCAGGGATTTAAAAAAACTGAAAAAGGTGTACTTTTAAATAATGTAAAAAGAGTTGAATATGTTAAAAGGGTTTTAGATAAATTGTTTAAAGAAATTGATTACAATTTATCACCTATTCAGGGCAGTGATGAGTTAATGGGTTTAAACGAGGCGACAATTATAATAGATTATATCGACCAGGATGGTCAGGAATGCTCTAAAACAGTAGAAGCGGAAAATGTTCGACAAGCTTTGGAGAAGTTCATGATAGATAATCCTAACGCTAAAGATGCTAAAGCAACATTAAAAGAAAAATCATTTAGAGAAAACCAGCTTAAACCGGCACAGTTTTGTTTATTACCGACTGATTTCAATAATTTATCTAAATACGGTTCAACGGAAATAGCCAGAAGTAGTTATTCTAAAAATGAATGGGAAAATATTTTTAATAAACTTGATACTCAAATCAATACGCTTGATGAATTTATGAATATTGATAGTGTGGTTATAAACGCCAATCTTGAACCTAAGACCAGACTACCAAGACCTGGGGAGGAACCCCCAACATTAAATCAGACGTCGGTGGATGTAAATAGGGTTCCGAAATTAACGCCGGTTGAGAAAAAAAAGTTAAAAGAAACGGTTAGTAAAAGTATCAAGAATAAAGTAATTAACAGACTTAATCAAGAATATGAATCAATATTAGAAGATGACCCGGAATGGGAATCTGATTCAACCGCTTTTCCAAAAAAAGCGGATTTCGATAAGGCAAAAACTGGTGTTTTGTCTGCTACCAATTTAAAAGAATTAACAGATAATTTAGATGCCGCTTTTCCCGGCGGGGAGTTAACTGATACAATATTAATGGATGTAGGTTTAGAAGTTGAGAAAAAAAAGTTAAAAAAAGAACAGGATGAAGATATTGATGAATTTAGTGACCCGGTAGCTGAAGAACCTATGGAACCGGAAGAAGATATTGAGGAAGATGAAATATTGGAAGTAAATGATGGCGACCAGTTTATAGCTAATGAAGATATTTATAGAATCGGTAAAGCGCCGGAAGGAGAAATTGTATCAAAAACACAGCTTGATAATTATATAGAACAGTTAGTGGCCGAGGGTCAGACCTTTATAGTGGATAATGTGGAAAGTTCTGGTCCGGAAGAAGAAATTGAAGAAGATGAGGAAGAGCAGGAAGATGGGTTTAGTGAAAAGACTGAACTTAAACGTAATCAAATTTCTCAAATCAGGGATAAAGAATGGCATGCTGCTAAAAAGATTTTAGATAATTTAGCAATTCAGTACAAGGAGACAATAGCTAAGGTTTCCGACCTGAAACCAAGTCAGGAAGATTTTGTGCAGGAAAAAGTTGATAATATTTATAAAGCTATTGAATCAGGTGAAGAAAATTTTACCACTCCTGTTTTTATAAGTGAAGATAATTTTATATTAGACGGACATCATCGAGTTAGAGCTTATAAAAAACAAAATGAAAACCAGCAGATACCGGTTGTTAAAATAATACTTGACCAATATGAAGCGTTACAATTATTTAAACGCATGGAAGAAGAGGGTATTGATTACAACTTATCACCTATTCAGGATAGTGATGAGTTAATGGGTATAGGTCATAAAGCCAAAAAGGAAGGCCGTGGTCAAGGTTTAGGAAAAGGTGGACGCCGACAAGGTGATGGAGGAGCTATTACCTGCGTATGTCCGGAATGTGGATATAAAGAAGTACATAAAAAAGGGGAACCTTGTAATGAAATAAAATGTCCAAAGTGTAATGTAAATTTAATAGGTGAATCAAAATCTATTAAAGAAGGTGAATGGGTCAAAACCTGGGTACCAAACGGCGATTCTTTTACTGAATGGTTTGATAAATATAAAACTGATAAAAATTTAAAAACAAATTATCAGGAATATAAAAACGATATGGCAGAAATGGGTGGTGAAGCTTTAGACTTTAAACAGTGGGCTAAAACAATATTTGATAAGTTAACTGAACAAATCAAAAATCAGAGATTGAAAAAAGAAGGGTTTATATCAAAATTGTTAGGAAAGTTTTATGCCTGGCATTATGATAAAAAATCGTATAATGATTTAGATAGTGTTGATAAAAAAGTTATATCAATATTCGCCAATAATCCAGAACTTATTCAAGCATTAGGTGATGAAAAATTGATTTCCATTATACAGAGATTTGTAGACGAATTATCTGGCTCTGAATATGATAATAATAATGAGCTTGAAGATGATGATTATATTGAGCTCGAAAAGCGGATAAAAAAAGAGGTCGGTAATATTACAGCGGGTGATGAATATCCAGTTATTGATAGAAATGATATAGAAGATAAAAAGAATGATATATTGGTTGAACCCGAATTGTTGGGTGACGATGTATTAGGTTTTGATGACAATAATGAACTTGAGGAAGTACCGGCTACTTATGTAGAAATTTCTGTTGAAGGTGAGAAAGTATATTTCAGTCAGGACCAATTTGCTGAGCTTATTGAAAATGAAATAATAGAACCATATGATACCGGCGAATCTCAACAAGCTTTACCAGTTAATGAGCCTGGCTCAAGAGTGCCGTCAGATATGGAAGAGGAAATATAAAAATGATTAAAAAAATTATAGATAGGATAAATAAGAAAATTTATGAAGCAGGTCGTGTTAACCGTAGATATATGAAGGATAAAATTGAGGATATTATTAGTAAGTATGGTTATCGGTTAATAGAACAACCAAATGAAAATATTTTGGTCTATACACGAGCCTGGGAAAATAAATATATTATACTAACTTGTGAACTCATATCTATAGAGGAAGATAAGTGGACAGTTAGAGTCAATATTAACTCACAACCCTCTAATTTGGGGGATAATTTTATGGTTAATATTGATGGTAGTTTTGTAATGCAATTTTATTTGATTGAGGAGCAATCCCTCATTGATTTTAAACAAGCTGTAGATTATTTTGAAGAAACAGCTTTACAAAGTTTTGAAGTAAAGGTACCACAATAATGGCTAAAATAATAAGTAAAGCATTCGCGGCAGCGATGCGGCGAATAAACGATGTGTTGGTACGTATACCATTATTAAATATTGATGTAGAACTAAAAAACGTAGCGAGTGTTACTCTAAATGATTTTGATGAAGAAACTATAACATATGATGACCCTATTGAAACTACGGCTTTAATTAGAAATGTTAGAGATAGAAAATTATTGAGAAGTTATGGTTTATTGAAAGAGGAGGGGCCGGGTATTGGTACACCGGAAGTAATGTTGGCGCATTTTAAATATATTGATGATGTTCAAAAGGGTGCCAAGTTTAAATCGATTAGAAATAATATTGATGATACGACAATTACTGAATATTATAAGGTTGTTGATGTTTTAGTTAGTTCCAGGATAAACGAGGTCAAAAGAATTTATGTAATAGATTTTGATAAAGAGGAGGTTTGGTAAAAAGTGTTAAAAGTGTCGGTATTAGCTTTAGAAGCATATTTAAAAGATTTGTTGGATATTGATGATAATAATTTTCGTATAGCTCAACCTGAGGAAGCTTTTCGTAAAAATGCCGAGGCTAATAATAAAATATTATGTCCATTCTATTGTTTATGGTTTAATGATAACCAGGTGCAAATAGATAAGTCCATAGATTATCCAGAATATTATGATGGTATTTATGTGTCTCATGATGATGATGTTGCCACAAAAAAACCTTTAGTGCCAATAAGAGCACCAATGAATTTTTATGCTTTTTTTAATTATGGAAAAGTGTTAACTGAGTATATACCATTTTTAAAGAATTTCTTTTTTATGCAGCGTAAAAATCCTCAATTAACTTTTACTAACGAAAGTATCGATTATACATTTTATCTTAATTTAAAATTTGATAAGACCACACCTACCGCTCAGCGTATATATGAAGGTACTACTTATTATGAATTTCGAGCATCTTTTGAATATAGTACATTTTTAATAGACGATGATGTAGATGGTGGTAAAATTTGTTTAACTATTGATGATAGTTATACTATAGATTTAACTATATAAGGAGGATAATATGGGAGCAAATAGTGTGGAAACTGATATGATGAAACTTATGAATGATAAACTGGGTATTGATGGTGAACGGCTTGTTGGAGGTAAACCGGTTATTGAACCATCAACAATACAGTCTTCGTATAATAAACCGTTAGAAGCAGATGATTATGAGAAAGAACTTGGTTTTTTCCAATCATTTAACAAACCAAAAATAGCACATCGTAAAAGAAATCAGCAGCTCGTAGAAAATGAAGAAAGGTATCAGGGTGAACCTCCTACTGAGGTCAAATGTGTAGACGTTGATGATTACGCTTTAACACTTAATGAATTATATGATGTTGAAGATACTAAGACTATGAATAATGAAACACATTATTTAATTTGGAATGATTACGGTGATGAGGAGTGGTATCCAAGTAGTATATTTGAACCTATTAAACCAAAATCTTTTGGTGGCGATACCGGGATAGATGCTGATTATGTGCCTGAAAGTAAAAGGAAATTTAAAGAAGGTAATATAACAAATATTAAATCTCATTTGTGGCATGTAAATCAAGAGGTAATGAGATTATCTAAATTATCCAATTATTCTTATAATGACCAAGAAGTGATAGATATAATAGAAAAACATTTATTGCAAATAAGAAATGAAATAGGAAGAATAAATATGTAAATGTAAAAACCAAGTTAAAAAGAGAGGTAATGTATTATGGCTTACAAAGCTCCAAAATCAGAATTTGAAATTTATGACAGAACCATATCCATTTTTCCATCAATGTCTTCTATTGTGGGAATATCCTTTCCTTGTGATAAAGGTGATGTACTAATACCAAAACTTTTATCAAATAGTGATAATTTTAATAAATTTATTGATATAGAGAGTAGAACCAATTATCAAAGGGAAGGTTTGCGTTTAGTATTAAAGGATAGTGCAGTATTATTTGTTAGACCTTTAATGACTGATGATTTGACCGCCGGTTGTGTATTAGATGGTGATGGTGTTGCCGATGATGGTGGTGTAGCAATTTCTGCTGCTCAGGCTGAGGATTTAAATTATATGTATGCTACTGAATATGAGCGTATACCTACTGCGGACGAAGTAGGTGCTGCTAATGTATTTACTTTTGGCGGTGTTACTGAATATGCGGTACTTATGGCTCGAAATCCCGGAAGCTGGGGAAATGATTTGAGCTACAAGATAGAAAACTCTGATGCGGTAAATTTAACATTTGATTTATTAATTTATGACGATGGTGTACTGGTTGAAACCTGGGAAGGTATTTCTACTGATGTAAATGCTACAAATGAATATAATCAAAATATTTTTATTACTGATTTTTTGGAAAGAGAATCCGATTATGTTCGAGCTTATGTTAACCCTTCGGCTACAGCGGTTGTGCCGGATGATGAGGGCGTAGCGGTTAGTTTGGCGGAGGGTGCTGATTATAGTAGTGTAACTGATGCTGATATTGTTACCGCTTATGCAAAGTTTAGAGATACTGAAATAGCTTTCGGTTATTTAATAACCGCAGGTAATAGTGATGCTACTACCAAAACAACTGAGTTTATAGCTTTATTAACAGAATTATACACCATTTGTACCCAAAAGATATTATGCCAAGCTGTTGCGGATTCACCATTAGTAAATGATTATAGTGATATTGTTACTTTTTATACAACGGTTCGAGCTACTGTTACCAGTGATAATGGGAGTTATATTAGTCCGGTAGCACCTTATCAAAAAGGTATTCATTCGATTTATGGTAATGTATTAAATATACCAGCCAGCTTTTTTGCTATTCGTTGTTATCTAAAACGTGATGCTAAATTTACTTATCCCTGGCACACGCCTGCTGGTATTAGAGATGGTATAGGGTATATTGAAGATAGTTTAGGTAATACTATAGATTTGGAAGCACAAACTACTCGAGATGTTCTATGGGATGTAGATGTAAATTGTATTCACAGATTTGGTTCTCAGTTATATCTTGATGGAGATAAAAATATGTATGGAAGTGAAAGTTATTTTAATGCTGTAGGTGTGCGGGGTTTATTAAACTGGTTACAATATAGTTTGCAATATGTTGGTGAGTATATTAAATATTTGATAATCGATTTAAGAGAAGATGAGTCAAATATGCGTAATAAAATTTATGACTTGGCTAAACCGGTACTTGATATACCGCTTAGTGATGAAGAAAGAGCCATATCTGAATATGAAATTATAGCTAATGCTACAAATAATCCAACATCTAAAATTGACCAGCATATAGCTATAGTGGCCTATAAATTTAAACCAAACCCAAATGCTCGATATGTAGTACAGAGGTTAATAGTTATGAAACAATCAAGTGAGTTATCAACCACTATAGTATAAAAAGGAGGTAAAAAAGTAATGTCAATAAAATCGTTACAAAATCTTGGTGACCCCATACACGACCATAGGTGGAAGTTGGAAATAACTGCGGGACCGACTGTTCCTGGAGTTTCTATACCTAATCAATTTCCTATACAAATAAGAACCGGCGTTATACCCGGAGCAGAAGTAGAAACAGAAGTATTAAAATATATGGGTGCTGAAATAGTTAAAACAAACGCAGTTAAATTTAATCATATAATACCATCTACAGTTATTGATACCCAAACTTTAGGTCTTTTTAATACAATAGATACCTGGTGGCGAGCAATTTATGACCCGGAAACGGGTTTAATGACTGTTTCTATTGAGTTAGCAAAGGCCACAGCCAGGGCTATGTTATACAGCGATGATGGTGAGACTGTGGTTAAAAACTGTCGAATAGTTGGTCTATTTCCACGGAAGCGCCCAGACCACCCGGTTAGTCATGATGAAGATGCAAAAAGAATGAAATTTTCTGTTGAGTGGAGTTATGACCTTTGGACAAATGAATAAAGTTAATTCAATGGAGAAGCGGTTATTTTTTTTTGGCAGTTTTTTACAAAGTTTTTATGGCGTTCGTTGTATAATTAACTACCTCCTATAAATAAATTTTTTAAAATAACCCTTCTCCATCTTTAAGAGAAAGTAATGAGTAGTATACAAAAATTACAAGAGTTGGTACCAACACCAACATCATATTTTGATGTTCAATTACCGGAAATAACTTTAGACGATGTAGTTGTTACCGCTCCTTTATCTCAGCAGGTACAAAATGTAACTTTTGACCCTTTTGTTTATAATATAGATGCGTTTAAATTTATGAATAAAGTAACTCATATTTGGGATGGGCAGCAGCCGCAAACAATGAGTATAACTTTTATAGAAACTGTTAAAAAAAGGAAGGCTTTAGTTCTTAATTGGTTGTTAGCCTGGGGATTATGTATGGAAACAGGTATTCCCCGGCTTTATAAAAAAAATATAACTATAGTAAAAATACATTCAACATTATTACCACAGTTAATGGAAGATTTGGCTTTTATGAAAAATAATCCAGTACAAGCAGCGTGGCGTCTTAAAGACCATTTTAAAGATAAAAAGACTGATAAATGGTCTATTACCGAACCATTTAAAGGTTTAAGCAATCCTTTTAAAGGATTTAATGCACAAAAGATTTGGGAAAAAAATAAACAAGGTGCTGGTAAGACTTTACTTAAAATAGCAGATAGAGTTGCAAAGAGCGGCGGAAAGATAGGAGGTAAGCAAATTGTAAATGCTTTAAGAACAGTTATAGGTGATGCTGATAGAACCTTATTTACTTATGAAGCAATAGGAGTAAGTTTAGCCAGTTTTCCATCTGTATCATTTGATAGAAATAATGATAAACCGTTAAAATTTACTGCTCAGTTTAATATTGACGATAACGCCTTTTGGAACGGTCTGGAAAAAAAGGATAATCAAAAAATAAAGGGTTTCAGCGATTCAGAAAAAAAATCATCTACCAGTTCTGCAGGATTATTGGAAAAATTTCAAAAATTAAAATTATTTCCATAGTTAGTGTTTTTAGGAGGTAGTTAAGATAATGTATATTGAATTAAGTAATTTACCAAGTAGAGGAAATTCGGTATTACCAAGGGATGATGCGTTAAATATTAATCTATTAACTGTTGATAACGTACTTGAATTATCGGAATGTCCTGAAGAAATGTTTGATGATTTATATGAACAACAAATTGATAACTCCATAACAAATTATAATTTAACAGAATTTACATCGTCCGATGTTTTATATTTAAAATTATGGCACAAAATAAACAGTTTTCCTGGCGGTGATATTTATAAGGCAAGAATTGATTGTCCGGAATGTAAGGAAGAAGATGTTGAAGTTGATGTGCATTTGACAAATATAGATATTGACCCGTTGGTAAATTATAAGGAACAGGTTTTAGAGGATTTTGGTAAAATTAAAGTCCCTACTTATCAAAACGTACTTCAAGCACGTGTTCAAAAACTTGAATATTCAAACATACCGATGTTTATGTTAACTATATTTAATTGTATTGAAGGAAAAACGTTTGAAGAATGTTTACAAATTTTTAATGATATATATAAACCTGATAGGAACAAAGCTATATCATTTATAAAACAAACAAAAAGTCAAATGCAAAGTTTTTCTCATGGTATTAGCCCCATAGTTACAGTAATATGTACAAAATGTAAAAAAGAGGTGCGACTTCGCCTCAACTTCAACAATAATTTCTTCAGTATTTAAAAAATTAAATATTAAACATTTAATGAATCAGTGTTATACATATAAAATAATATTTGGTGATAGTTGGGATAAAATTTTATTGATGAATTTTAGAATTATTGAATTTTTTATTAAAAGGTATTTAGATAAATAATTATGGATAATGATGAATTATTAACTGGTGTTATTGAGAGATTAGATAATAGTATTAAGTTAACAGAAGATAATAATAATAGGTTAAATTCTCTATCTAATAATATAGGTAAATTAACTACGATTATGACGGGTGTTTCGACCAGTTTAGAGAAGCAGGTCGACTTAATAGAAAAACGTAGAATAATTGATGAACGGTTAGAACAAGAAGATAAAGAACAACAGCAACAAATTATAAAAGATAAAAACAGTAATCATGGTTTATTTGGTGGAGGCGGTAGTTTATTATCAAGTGTATTTTATGGCGTAACTGGTTTAACTTTAGGCTCAGTTTTGACCTTTGCTAAAGGATTAGGGGCGTTGGCTATTCTTATTACTATGCCTATATGGAAAAAGTTTCTCGAACAGGGCGGTGAGCACATAGGCGACCAGGCCGGTAAAGTTTTAAATGCTTTAGGTATGTTATCAAAAATTCCTGTAGAACCAAAAAAAGGCTCAGACGAACAATGGGAAAAAGATACTACCTTTACCATAGGTACTATACCATTTGAAAGAAGTGGTAAAACTGGATATTTATTTAGAAAAGTTATACCAAAAGAATATTGGAAATTATTTCCAAATCTGGATTATGAACAGACAGAAAAAGAAAAGGAACATAATAAACCCATAATAACAGAACGTGAATCCGAATTAAAAGAAAAAACAGAAACGGATATAAAAGAAACAAAAAATTTTTTAAATTTTGCTGGGTGGTATTGGGCTAAACAAATTGGTGATGTTAAAGATAAATTAGTAAAAAATATTGAAGATTTCATTGATTGGAATTGGACAATATCTGAAAAGAAGAAGCAACAAGCTGAAATTACTAAATTACAGGAATTGTATACGAAATACGCTGATGAAAATAAGGAGTATCAAAAAAGCTTATTAGCAGAAAGTAAAAAAAATCAAACTAATATAAGTAACGTAGGTAATGAATCTCAGATATTTAAGAAAGCTTTTATAGAAGCTTTTAATCAATCTATATTAAAAGAATTAGTAGATAAGTTAGATAAGTTAGTTACAAGTTGGATGGGATTTAATAATCTGAATCAGGGAACGGCTAATTCGTCTGTAGATATACCAGACGCTACCAAATTTAAAAATTCTGAAAAAAATGATACAATATCATATTAAAAGAGGTAAACAATGCAGTATTGGGTAACCAAGGGAAATAAGAAAAACCAATATCAAATAACTATTGACCGAGCTGGTGATACTAATTTTACTCCTATAATAGCTTATTTGGTAGGTAATATAAGAATTGCTAATGACCAGCGGTGGGGAGCAATTGCTGCCGGCTTTGGTTCTGGATTATTAAATGTTTGGGCACGAATAAAAGGATTAGCGGGTAAATGGGGAACCGATTTACCTACCGGTCATGTTAAGTGGGGTGCCAAACAAATATGGTTAGGCCCGGGCGAACCTTTGAGACTAAATTTAACAATGAAATTTGTTATAGAAAATGGTAATGGAAAAACAGATGTAATCGATAAAGTTGTTACTTTAATGAAATTAGGTAGTCCTATTGAACTAAGTAGTTTATCTAACGATGAGAAAGAAACAAATAAGACTTATTTAATTTACAAAGACTGGGAAAATTATATAAGTGATTTAGGATTGAACCAAGAAGATACAAAAATGGTTAAAAATAAAAAAGGTAGTTTAATGGCTGACCAAATTTTATTACAACCTCGAGAGGATATAACGGTTAAAGTGGGTAATATATTGTTTATTACAGGCGCTTTTATAAGAATAACCGGAGTTAATTTTTCAGAAACTTTTGATTATTTAGGATATCCTGTTTCAGCTAATGTTGATATAATAATAACGACTCAAAAGGTATTAGCAGCTAATGAGATAGATAAATTATTTAAAATACAAGTAGAGGAGAAAGAAAAAAAAGGACAGGGTAATGAAGAATTAGGTAATCCAAGTTCAAGAATAAGCCCGACTAATTCTGGTAAAAAGAATATTAAAAAAATAGTAAAAAAATATCTTAAATAAAAGGATAAGGAAATAATGTATTTAAAGAAAACACAAACATTAGGAAGAGTAGAACCTATTTTTTTAGGTAAGAAATCTTTTGCTAAAAGAGATAAATTAAGATTATCAGGTATGATTAGAATATCTGAACGGGAAGAGTATAGACCAGATATTATAGTAAATATGATTCCAGGTATTGAGGATAGTGAACATATGGAGTTGTTAATGGATATAAATAATATTAAAGATGTAGATGAATTAGTTGATGGAAAAACAATTTTTTATCCAGTCGGACCGGAATTAACCGAGTTTATGAGGATATTTTATAATGAATAGCTAAAAATTTAATATATAACAAAGAAATATGCGATTTATAAAGAGATTTAAAGTATATATATGGTTTTGTGTAGGTAGCTATATAAAACCGTTTAAATCAAAAATTTAAAGGTGGTTTATGAAATTTCATTTTAGGTTAAATTCTGAAATAGATTTGGTACCATCAGAAAATGTAACCGAAGTTAATATAATACAATCTATTGAAATAATTAAACCCATTTTAACAATGGTTTATTATCTACCTTTTAGTTATTCTTTGATAGGAAATGATTATATTGATGTTTTAATTGAAGACGATAATAAAAAACAATATCAAACAAGGTTTCAAATTAAAAATTATAGTAAAATAGAATTAGTTGATTATAAAGAAGCAGTTAAAATAACTGCTGAATTATGTCCTGGTAATGAATCGGTAAAAACTGAACTTGCTTATAAAAATAAAAATCCACGAAATTTTATTGGTAAATTATTTGATGATTTTACAACTGTAAACTTTACAGCTAATAGTGTAGTAAATTCACAAAAAGTTTTTCGCTTTGAGGCTGAAAATAATTGTGAATTTATACGAAATATAAATCCTGATGTTTACTTCTTTTTTGGTTTAGATAATAGTATTAATTATTTGTTATGGGAAGATATATTTAATAGACCGGTAGATAAAGGCTATAATTTTGTTAGCCCTTCTGATAATGTGTCTGGAGTTTCACCTTATTCTTATAATCAAGCGGTTTTAGATAAATATATGAAAAATCATATTTATGTTTTTTATAATTTTAGAACCGGTGAATTTGAGGAACAAAATTTATTTGTAAAAGATTTTGCAGGAGATTTATACGATGGCCGTCTACCTTTAAAAAATACAGAAAAGAACAAAGATAAAATATTTGCTCGCTATTTGATTAAAACAGTATATGGCCGCGGTGGAGCCGACGAAAGAAAAAGATTAAACAAAATTAAAAGTCAACAAAAAATAATTTTATTAAATATGTTTCAAATATTTATAAAAAATCATATATTATTAATTCCAGGTAAACCGTTAAATTTAAGTTCTAAACACTTTACCAGCGAAAAAACCAGAATAAAAGATGAATATACTACAAAATTTATAATATATGGAATCAATACTAATATATCAAGAGAAGTGATATCAAATATTACTTTAGCAAAAGTGGGTATTATACAAGGTAAGAAACAAAAACGAAAGGACTTATTAAGTTAATGTTAAAACAATATTTTGAAGCATTATGGAGAGAATCAAAAAGCAGTGCTAAAAGACTATACCTTGATACCGGTAAAATAGATGAGAATATTTTTAATAGTTTGTTAAAATTTGACCCAACTGCTA